AGATGTAGATGAAGATGAAGAAGATGAAAAATCAGAAATGAGTCAGAAAGATAAAGCATCACAAATAAGTGAACAAGAAAATAATAATTTAATAGATATTGATGGAATGAAATTGAATAAACCTTATTATTTTCAAACATTAATTGAAGATAAAGATCCAATACTTATTTTAAAAGAAGATAGCAAAGAGTTTAATGCATATTCTAGAACGTGTAGTTCTGATAAAAGAAGACAACCTGTAATATTAACTGACAGTCAATTAGAAAAAATAAATAAAGAACATCCAGGATTTTTAAGAGATGAAGATGTAATTAAATATGGATCTAACCCTAAAAACAAATTTAATTATATTTGTCCTCGGTTTTGGTGTCTTAAAAATAATACAGTTATTGACCCCAAAGATTTAAAAGAAGTTGTTGGGAAAAATGGAGAAAAAGAATTAGTTCATCCAACTTGCGGTAAAGTTTTGTCTAGAGCAGATAAAAAAGTTAAACCAGGATATTATATTTATGAATTTTACGATGAAAAAGAAAACAAACGTTATCCTGGTTTTCAAACAGATAAGCATCCGGATGGGTATTGTTTACCTTGTTGTTTTGATAAGTATAATACAATAGGAAGAATCAATGCTAAGAAACATTGTTCAGACGATATTGTTAAAAATACCAATACTAAAGAAAAAGAAGATGTAGAAGAAGATGAATATGTAAAAGGTCCTGATAAATTTCCATTACTTTCAGGACGTTGGGGGTATTTACCTTTAAGTATTCAAAGTATTTTGCACGAAGTCAATGCAGATTGTCAAATAAGTAAGACAAATACCAACATTAAACAAAATCATCCGTGTTTATTAAGACACGGTGTAGAAATAAATAATAAACAATCAATTGTTGCTTGTATTTCAGATGTTTTATTTTTTGGTAAAAAAATGATTGATGAAAATAATAAAATAACAAACAAACCTTCTAAAATTTTATCAATAAAAGAAATGCGAATGCGTATTATAAAATCATTAACAATTGATAATTTTATTAAATATCAAAATGGAAACTTAGTGTCTAATTTTTTTGATTCAGGTAAAGTTGTAGACTTTGAGAAATATACAAATTCAAAATTATATTCCAAAATTAATAAAGAAAACCCTGAAGAGAATTATTATTTTAAAAAAGTGATATCTGCTTTTGAAAATTTTATTCGTTTTATTAGTGATGATGATGCAATTATTGATCATACATATTTGTGGGATATTATAAGTATGCCTAACAAATATTTGTTTCCAAATGGTATAAATTTAATTATTTTTAAAATACCAAATGATGATATAACTAATAATGTTCAGATTCTTTGTCCTTCAAATCACTATTCTAGTGAGTTCTATGAAGCTAGAAAACCTACCATTATTTTAATGAAAGAAGACAACTATTATGAGCCGATATACTCATATACGGTTGATAATAAAAAATTATCTATAGCTAAAGAGTTCAAAGAATATGATCCTCATTTATCCAAAACAATGAGAGCTGTTTTTAAGGAAATAATTAAACCATTATTCAATACTATTTGTAGACCTCTGGATAGTATGCCTAACATTTATAAAGCTAAACGTCCATTGATGCTAGACGATCTAATACAAAAATTAAATAGATATGAGTATAATGTATTAAAATTAGTTATGAATTTTAATAATAAAGTTATAGGTGTTTTATCAGAAGAACCTGGAGAAATAGAAAGACGTGGATTTATACCTTGTTATCCAACAGCACTTAACGATCAATTAAAAGATGGAATAGACTATGTTTTTATGACTGATTTAAGTTTATGGAATAATTATACAAATACAATTATTTTTTTAAGAAAATTAAATAAAAGAAGTAAAAAGAGAAAAGAAATGTCAGATATACCTTGCAACCCAGCGTTTAAAATAATTGAAGATGAATTAGTTGTAGGTATTTTAACTGAAACCAATCAATTTATACAATTATCTGAACCTATTGCGGAAGTTGATATTGATAGTGAATATAATATTCCCTCTATTAAAAATGATAATTATATTATAAATACTAAATCCAAACCAATGATTCCTATTGATGTTAAAAGTACAACAAGTGATGATGTTGATACAGAACGAGTTGATTATATTAAAAAAATTAAATTAGAAACTAGTTTCTATAATATTTTTAGAAATACAATAAGGGTTTTATTAAATGATTATGATAACATCAAAATTAGAGAACAAATAGAAAAAGAAATGAAGAAAGAATATATTATTTATTCAGAAAATATAGAAAATATAAAAAGGCTATTATTTGAGTTGGTTAATGATAAAATTCAATTTATTGGAGATAGTAATTATTATAAATTAATTCAAGAAGTGTCTACTTGTGTTGTTAAGGATAAAGATCAATGTTCTAAAGCAGTTAATTTATGTGCTGTTACTGAGAACAACGGTTGTAAATTGATATTACCAGAAAAAAATTTAATAACAAACAAACTTAATAAACCTATTTATTTCGGTAGAATGGCAGATGAGCTAATCAGATATAATAGAATTAGATCTTTTATGATTGAACCACAAATATATCTTTCTTTTGGTAATGTTGAATATAACCTAAGAGAGAATGAAATAATAATGATTCAATCTTTATTAACCCAAGACTATTTTGAAAGTCTTAACCCAGCAGTTATTAATAAATATGTTAAATATAATACATATGATCAAGCTATTCCAATTATTACTCAAACTTATGAAAATAAAGTTTCATCACAAAAAAAAATCAATGAATTAGAAGAAGAAGTTATGTGTAAAAAAACTACAAAAGATGAAATTACTTCTAGTATATGGAAAAAATGTTTTCCAAAAAATTATAAAGAATTGGTATATAGTAATTCATATTATTGTACATATACTTTTATAATTGATTTAATAGAAAAAACAATTAACAAAAGAAAAACTATTAATGAAGTTAAAAATGAATTATACGATGAATATAAAAAATATTTAACCGAATACAAAGATAAAATTATAGACATTTTAATTATTGAGGGTAAAAAAACGATTGGAGATCAGGTTAAAGCAGAAAAAATAACTTTTTCTAGTATGATTTATTCAGAAAACTATTTTTTAACGCCTTTAGATTTATGGCTGTTAATTGAAAAATATAACATACCTTCTATTTTTATTTGTCAAAAAACAATTTTACAAACTGATTATAAAAATAATTTTTTTATAGGATACAATAATAATAATAATAATAATAATAATAATAATAATAAATTTACATTTATAGGTATTCCTGCTTTAAGAGCAGAAACTATACCTATATACAAAGTAATAGAAAGTGATAAAAATGAATCAATTATTTCTATTGATAAACTTGCAAAAGATTGTCAAGATAAAATAGAAGAGGCATTAAGAAATTCTACAACTATAAAAGGATACTTGGAAGGTTTTACAAAGCCGGCTATAACTAAATATATAAAGAAGAAACAACCTGTTAAATTATTACTTGAAGTGGATAGTGATTCCGTAGAAGAAGATATAAAACCTAAGAAATCTAAAAGTTTACTAATGCAGAATACAGTAACGTTTAACAATAATAATGATAATAATAATAATGATAATAATAATAATAATGATAATGATAACCAAAACTTAGCAGAAGAGAAAAATGAGGAAACAAAAAATATAAAACGTATAAAAAAGAGTAAAAAACAAGTAGTATTGAAGGGTAATAAGACAGCAAAAAAAAATATTCCTAAAAATAAATTACTTATATTAGATAACTCTAGTGAAAAATAACTAGTCTAACTTATTGAATCTTGATCCTCTTCATCATATTCTCCTTCATCATATTCTTCTTCATCATATTCTTCATCATATTCTTCTTCATTGTTTATTTCAGTAACGCGAACTTCGTTATTTGCTATTATTGTAGTAACTATAACATCTATACCGTCATCATCATATGATTCTGATTCCGTTTCCGACTCTAATTCTAAATATGAATTTTCATAACTAGTTTCCTCATAATAATTGTATAAATCATAATTATTGATAAGTATTTGATTTTTCATAAAATTTGAGTCTTCTTTATAAAATTTTATATGAGAATCATTAAATTTGTATTCTTTTATATATGACTTTTTTTTTAAATCTTTAGTATATTTCCACTCAACTACGGCATTTCTTCTACCAAAACTAGGATTAAATTTTTGGAAAGCAAATAATTTAGACATTAATATATTATACGATTCTTCTTTAATTTGCGGTATTAATGAATATAAGCTTTTAAATAATAATAACAAATAAGGTTTGAATATTTTAATTAATTTATCTTTTGGAAAATCTTTATGAATTATAATTTGTCTATTTCTGTTAATAAATTTATTATTAACTATCTTATTATTATATTTTTTAATCATATTATCAATTTCATTACAAATTACATTTTTTGCAGAGTTATTTACGTAATTATTAATTGCATATTCCCTCAATAAATACATATTATTTTTCATAAATAAAGTAATATTAAAGTCTGAATAAAAAAATTTATTTAATAACTCGCAATATTTATTAGAATTGAACTTTATATAAAAGTATATGTTGTACAATGTGGATTTATTAAATGGTATATTATTATATGGGTTTTTTGATGGTAATGGATCTGAAATAAATAAATATGCATTAGTTAAAGAAGTATTAATTATTTTAATTAAATCGTTAATATTAAACAAATACAAATTTTTTTGTTGATACATACAGAATATATCTTTACCATACTTATATATTTCATTTAAATTCATATCAGTATTGGACACTATTTTTGTTTTTTTATATCTATAAATGAGAGCCAATTTAGTAAACCCACAATATGTTTTTTGAATTTTACAAAAATAGTCAATAAAATCATTTTTTTGCAATTTCAAAAAACAATTACTTATACTTTCAAAAAAAAATGCGTGTTTTGTTTTCTTTATTGTTACGTTCTCTCTAATAAATATGCTAAAAAATAATTTAATCATTGGGTTTATTTTATCTGTATTGTCAAAATTTTTACAGAATGCATTATTTTCTGGCTTAATTATTTTTGTAATTATATATGAAAATGTATTCATTAAAGAATATGTTATACTATTATAAAACTATTTAATATTTAATAAATTAAATAATAAATTACATATTAAATTTTATGAGTATAAATTATTTATACAGTATTGAAGTTATATTTAAAATCCAGGATTATAAGTATTATCGCCACCTAGATCTTCTGGTTTTATGCTAACCACATTATTTTGTATAGATATATTATTAATTCCACAGGGTTCATTTTCATTTATTGACATAGATCCAAAGAATTTGTCAATTTCATCATCAACATTAATAGGTACATACTCACTAGTCTCTTGAAGTTTATACATTTCTTCAATATCTAATACAACTTGAAACGCACTTGTACCAAAGAACCCTTCTTGTCCACACATAACATTTGCAGATATACCCTTTAATGTATCCAACTCTGCGTGTCTAGCTGCTTTTAAAAACATTTCAGGAGTTTCTTCAAATGAGGCCTTTGCAATGGGACCAATATTATCATTGTTAATACCGTGTCTAAATATAGAAATCATTTTGCTTGTAAATGTCATTCTGTCAACTAAAACACTATAATTGTGATAATTGATATAAGTTCCATCAAATTCAATAACATCTGCGAGTTCGTTATAAATAACTTGTCTGGCCGCTTCAATACCCAATACATTGTAAATTTCTACAATATCGTTACTAAATGTTCTTGAGCTATCAATGTAATCTACTCCCAATATATCTAATAAGTTAGTACCAATAGTATCTAATACCCATATATCTTGTTTTTTGAAAACCCCATTATTTTCAACTAGGTTGTCTTTAATTTTTCGTAGAATCACTTTATTGATACCCTTGATTCCTCTTAAAACCACATTTTGTAAGAGTTGATCTTGGAAATTCTTTAAAATATAAATTTGATCCGATTGATCTAGAGGATTAACCTTTGTTTTCTTTTGTCCTCCTCTACTTGATCCAGATTTTAATATTTCATTCATTCTAATTCTAAATATTAGTTTTTCTGAATTGTAGTCAGAATAAACGCACGATATCTGATTATCATAACAATTGTTTAATGTAAAGTTTATATCGTCCATAGTAATATTTTTTTCAAGCATTACTTCTGGGTCCAATTCCATACGAATAATCCATTTTGATTTTTCACTATCATTATTAGCTAAATTTTGGTCTATGCATTCATTTACCATATTTTCAAAAGCTCTATACTGTTTTATGGTATCTTTATCCTCACTAATAAGAGTATTTAAATCATCCGGATCAAAACATATTTCTATTGACTTAACTACCTCTTCTAATCGTGTATGTTCTAACATATACATAATTGAATGAGCCTTATCTTTTTGTGTTTCATCCTCTTCCTTTAAATAAATAGTTAATGATGGGTTTTTGGGCTCACTAGATAAGGATAATATCTCTTCAATTCTAGGAACACCACGAGTTACATTGGATTTGGATGCAACTCCAGCAAAATGAAAGGTATTGAGTGTCATCTGAGTTGAAACTTCACCAATGCTTTGCCCTGCAATCATACCTACCATTTCACCAGGGGCCACAATAGCTCTTTTATAATTAATTGTAATAGTATCGAGTAGTAATGTTAATGCAGCATTATTGAATCTTTTTACAATTAACAAATCTTTAGGTGATAAATAATAGAAGAACAATGTTTTAAATAATTCAGTTGGAGGAACATAGTGATTTTTCTGAAGATTTGCATAACACTGTTCAATCATTCCAAATGCTTCATATGGAGTAATATCCACAAGCGAATTACCCGTTATATTTGTCTGTCCTTGAACATTACTAATTATATGTGAAAACGCTACCGGCAAATTGACAACAGAGTCTCCTTTATTCTTAAACACATTTTTGATAATTGAATTTCTATTCTTTACCATCATTTCAATATATTCATTGCATTTTTTAATATAGTCATCGTGTTGTTTTTTATATCTTGTCATTGTATTTTTAAGAAATATATTGGATAATGTTTTTAGTTTGTTATTCTCTTCAGGAGACAAATAATGTGCATATATTTCTTGAATACTCATATTTACTATAGGAATCATTTGATTTTCTACTTTTACAGTATCAAAATTGTCGTCTCCGTAACTGAATTGCACAATTTTATTTTTATTTGTGCGAATTGTCATATCATATCCAACCATTAAATCTTCAAGACCTTTGATCAATCTTCTTTGAATATATCCAGTAGTAGATGTTTTTACAGCAGTATCTATAAGACCTACACGACCACCCATAGCGTGGAAGAATAATTCTTGAGGAGAAAGACCATTAATATAAGAGCTTTCTACAAATCCACGAGCACCTGGTGAGTCGTCGTATTTTGTAAAATGTGGTAATGTTCTATGTTCAAACCCATAAGGAATGCGTTTACCATCTACATTTTGTTGTCCAAGACAAGAAATCATAAATGATATATTTAAGTCTGACCCTTTTGATCCTGCATTAACCATAGTAACAAAACGATTGTTTTTCCCCAAACTTTTCAAACCAATCTTTCCTGACTCTGATGTTGCTTGATTCAAAATATTGTTTACTTGTGTTTCAAATTCTTCTTCATTTGTTTTTCCTGTATTATTTTCAAAAATTCCAATCTGTGTTTGATCAATTAAATTTTTAACATCATTTTTCTTTTGTGTTATAACTGTGATAATTTCATCATTTGTTTTCGTGTCAGAAATAAGATCACTGATACCAACACTAAAAGCAGTCTTTGTCATATACTCTGTAACTACATTTTGTAAGTCATCAATAAATTTTGCTGAAGCCATATTACCAAAATCATTACAGGTTCTTTGAAGCAATCCTTTTGTACCTGCACCCAAGACACCTTTATCCATTTGACCTCTAATATATTTTCCATCTCTAATTTCAACGACTGCATTTGATGTAGCCATATCATCTTTATCTTCTTTGAAAGCTTTTGTTTTATATTTCATTGATAATGGAAGCATTATTTGAGTTAATATATCAAAATTTGTTATCCCTTTTTCATTTTGAGAGTTTTTTAATAATTCTATTTCATTTACTCCATTAAACATCATTAACATATTCATTGCTTCTCGTGGAGTAAAATGCAAATCTGGTCTGCTGAACTGATAACATCCAAGCATTGAATCTTGATAAATCCCAATAATGGAGGTGTTATTAGCTGGACTAATAATTTGATATGGAACTGCGGCTAAATTTTTTAATTCTGCTTCAGATTCAGGATCCTGAGGCATATGTAAGTTCATTTCATCTCCATCAAAATCTGCATTGTAAGGCTTTGTATCTGCAACATTCATTCTAAAAGTATCTCCACGTTTCATAATACGCGCAATATGACACATCATACTCATTCTATGAAGTGTTGGTTGACGATTAAATAGGACTGCATCTCCATCCATCATATGTCTGTGTACAATATCTCCTTCCTCCAAAATAATAGATTTTCTATCAGTGAAATATCTCAAAGTAATAGATTCACCATTTTTCTTTTCTAAAATTTTAGCTCCAGGCCACAACTCAGGACCATTTTGAACTAACTTTGTTAGAAAGTCACGATTTAGTTTATTAACAGTAACTGGTTTGGTTATATTCTTAGCAATCTTCATTGGGATACCGAGTTCTCTAATAGAAATATTGGGGTCAGCTGTAATAACAGAACGAGCGCTATAATCTACACGTTTCGCCATAAGATTTCCCCTCATACGACCTCCCTTACCATTTAACCGATCTTTAATTGACTTGAAAGGTCTTCCAGAACGCTGAGCAACAGATGCTACTCCTGGAATCTTATTATCAACCTGAGTTGCTACATAATATTGTAAAACAGTTGTCCAATCATCAATAACATTTGCAGGAGCATTATTTTGTATCTTATCTTGAAGAGTTTTATTTGTTTTAATAATATTTACTAATATATGACTTAAATCATCTTCAGACCTTTGTTGAGCGTCGTGTTTTACCGATGGACGAACAGCAGGAGGCGGGACTAACATTGTTTGACAAACCATCCAATCTGGTCTTGAATAGATTGGACTAAACCCCATAAAGGAAACGTCTTCATCAGATATTCTTTTAAATATTTTTAAAACCATTTCAGGTGTAATTTTTATAATAATAGGTTCTTCATTTTCACTATCATTTTTCCATTCAGCAAATATAGTAGCTAGACCCTCTTTCCGAATTTTATTGGGCTGCAAACAACCACATCCATCTTCAGTGTCTTCACCACATCTTTTAATTTTACTGCATAAAGCAAAGACATACTTCCATCTAGCGTCTCCTTGTAATTTCAAAGCCTGTTTATATTTTTCTTTATTAATTAAAAGTTTACTACATTTAAAACAAACGCACTTTAAACATTTTAATATAGTTGTTAAAAATTGAATATAAAACACTGGTTTTGCTAATTCAATATGTCCCGCATATCCAGGTGTTTGCATATAATCCAGACCATCTGTAGGGCATATTAGTCCAGGTTCTAAAACACCCATTCTAGGATCAAATAATCCACCAATGACAGGTTTATTATTTATATAGGTATCTCTACTTGTAATTTCAGCAACAGACCCTTTTCTTATTTCATCTGGCGATAAAATACTAAATTGGATTCCAATAATTTTGGAACAATTTTTTGATATATTATTTGAATTAGAATATTTGGACATATCTTATACTATAGTACAATAGATTTATATTGTTTTACTAATTCAATTTTATTTTATTTTAAATTTTCAAAAATTTTATAAATATACGAATTTTATATTATATTCAGTATGTATATTTTACTATATATTCTAAAAAACTTACTATAATAATATTTATATAAATAAATATATAATATTTAAGCCTAAAATTATATATAAACGCACAATGGAGTATTTTATTTTTTACATAAAATAAAATTGATTAAAATAATTAATTAACATTTAAAGATAAAATATAATATAACAGAATGACGCGTGAAAGCAATAAACATAAATTATCTAAAAAAGATCAGGCTAAATTTCATAAAAAAGATGAAAAAGTGAAAAAAAATATTGGGTCTGATAGTGATAATAATTCTTCTAGCGATTCAGAAGATGAAATGGATGTTCACGAGTATCGTAAGTTTTTACAAAAAATATTTCCATCAAAACATATGAATAAAAAGATTAAAGATGGAGAAAAGTTAAAGAAGCATATGGAAGAAGATGATTCTTCATCTACCGAAGAAGAGCATATAAAAGAAATAAATACTAAACAAAGAAAAATAACTAACAAAAAAAATGAAAAACATAGTTCAAGACGAAGACAAGTTTCTGAATCTGAGGAAGAAGAATCTTGGGTAACTGCTTCTGAAAATGAATCTGAAGAAGAAAAGATTATTGTTAAAAAACATAAAAACAATAAGCAAAAAAATAAATCTAAGGGTAAAAAACGAAGTGAAACTGAATCTGATACAGATGTCACGCTGGAAAGTGAAGATTCTGATTATGAAGAAGATGAGGATGAGGATGAAGACGATGATGTTAAACCTGGATCAAATAAACTAAATATTACGTTAACAATTGGAAGGAACGAAGAAGAAGAATACTCTGATTCAGAAGATGATTCAGATTACGTTGATTCCGATGAAGAAACTGAAGATGAAGATGAATCAGTATCTTCAGACGACGATTCTGAAGAGGATGAAGAAGATGATGACGATGAAGAGGAAGAGGAAGAATATATTCCCAAGAAAAAAAGCAAGAATTTAAAAAATAAAAAATCAATTTCAAAAGAAGAAGATTCTGAAAAAAGTGCGAAAGATGAAATAGTTCCAAATGAAGAATTATTAACGCAGTTGAAGTCTCTTTATGAACAAAATAAATCAAATAAATCTTTAAAAAAATGTATAGAAATTTGTGAATCAGATATTAAAAAATTAAACGCAAAAAAAGAAAAGAAAGAAAAGAAACATAAAGCAAAAAATGCTAGAATTTTTAAAAGAATTATACGAGATAAAAACACTATGAACGATTTTACTTTTTATGAGAAACTACAAATAGAAGAACAAAAGAAAATAATAAAAGAACTCAGAGAAATTAATAAGATCACACGTATTGAAAGGCCGTATCGTATAACTTTATTAGAGTCTGAAATTCCTACTATTTTCAAAGGTGCAGCTATGAAAAAAATAAATTCATTACGATATATGGAACCAGGTAGCGGTGAATTTTATAAAATAAAAAATTGGGTTGATGCTTTTATGAGAATACCCTTTAATAAATATCAATCCCTTCCTATAAGTATTGAAGATGGAGTAGATAAATGTCACGATTTTATGGAAAATGCGCAAAAAACCTTAAATGATGCTGTATATGGATTAAATGATGCAAAAATGCAAATTATGCAAATGTTAGGTCAATTGCTTACAAACCCAAAATCTATTGGTACTGCGATTGCTATTCACGGACCACCAGGAACGGGTAAAACTAGTTTAGTGAAAGAAGGTATAAGCAAAATTCTGAACAGACCGTTTGCATTTATAGCTCTGGGCGGCGCTACAGATAGTTGCTTCTTGGATGGTCATTCGTATACATATGAAGGTAGCACTTGGGGTAAAATTGTACAAATATTAATTGATTGCAAATGTATGAATCCTGTTATTTATTTTGACGAATTGGATAAAATTAGTGATACACCTAGAGGAGAAGAAATTGCAGGAATATTAACTCATTTAACTGATACAACCCAAAATTCTCAATTTCACGATAAATATTTTTCTGAAATAGATTTTGACATTAGTAAATGTTTATTCATCTTTAGTTATAATGACGAGAGTAAAGTGAACCCAATTTTAAAAGATAGAATGTATAGAATTCAAACAAAAGGATATAACCAAAAACAAAAGACTATTATAGGGAATAGTTACATACTACCAAAAATCCGCGAACAAGTTAAGTTTGCAAATGAGGATATTGTTATTCCTGATTCAACAATTCATTACATTATTGATAACCATTGCAACAAAGAAGATGGTGTTAGAAATCTAAAACGTTGTTTAGAAATCATCCATACCAAGTTGAATCTATATCGCCTAATGAAGCCCGGGTCTAATTTATTTGAAGAAGATATGTCATTAAAAGTAGAATTCCCATTTACGGTTACAAAAGATATTGTAGATAAAATGATTAAACGCGATAAAGAAAACTTTTCAGCATTGTATACTATGTACGTTTAACAAACTACAATACCTAAGTATATATGTTAAACATTAAACGTGTAAAAATTAACCGGGTAAAATATTATTACAATATATTATTAAAATAATTTAAAACCTTAAATAAAAATAATTAAATGAGTGTTAATTATTTTTTATATTCAAAATCACAACATAAAAAAATAGTAAATTGTTTAGAAGAAATAAAAACAATATATGAAGATATAATTCAACATACTATTAATGAGAATGATAACCTAGATAAATATAATAAAGATGCTGATATTGAATTATTAACAAATTTAAAAGATTCATATATATCAAAAATTATTGAAGGTAATAAATTTTGTGAAATATTAACATTTTTTGCTCATCAAGTATGTCAACATAATTTTGTGAAAGATACCATAGATATAACACCTGATAGGTGTCAGGAAATAATATATTGCACCATTTGCGAATATACGAAATAATAATACCGTTTTAAATATTTACCAAATTGTATCTGTATTATTCCACCACATACCATCACCTTTTTTAATATTATATAATGCTCTAAATATTTGTGAGCGAGATAAAGGAACATTTGTCCTATATTTATCTGGTGGATGTGGATTGGTTTTTAATTGTGCTTTTACAGCAGCTTTCCCAACCTTTTGTTTCATTTGAATAGCGTAATATGTATAAAATGCTTTGAATGATAAATCACGTATTGGAACAGGATCATACTTAGATGATTGATAATCCATTAAATATTCATCACAAATAGCTAACCCAGATATGTCAGCTAGATCTTCACCAATTCCAATAGATGCATCAAAATCTATTCCATCTTTTTTAGCCAATTCCTCATACTGGTTTATTACTTGCTTTTGAATTAATTTATACCTTCTTTTATCTTCTGTAGTCCACCAATTTAATAATCTACCTTTATGATCATATTGACTACCCTGGTCATCTAAAGAGTGCGACATTTCGTGTCCTATTGTAAAACCAAGATGAGCTAAATTATATTGTATTCCTCTTTCTTCCAAATCTATAAATGGTTTTTGCATATAACCCAAATTTATATATATATTATTTTTACTTGGCGTATATGATGCGTTTACAATATAAGCTTGTCTTCCAGACAACTTTACAGGGTATTGTGTCCAATCTACAAGTGGAATATCAAATACTTTTACTCCATCTAATTGAACATAGTATGTATGTCTCCATTCATAAATTTTGTTTAAATTGTCATATAAACTATCTGTATAATCTAATAAAGGGTCTTCCCTCAATTCTTGTGGGTTTCCAATAGTAAAATCTAAATACTTTAATTTAAGCAATGCATATTTTTTCGTTGAAGGCGAAAGCCAATCATTTCTATTTATAATTCTAGTAAAAACACGTTTTAAATCATTACACATTGTAGTGACATACTTAACAATTCTTGGGTCTTTAAATTTTTTAACATATTGTTTCGTTAAAAACGTATTAAATGGTACAGACATATACACAGCTGCACTAACTGCAGGCGAAGTAACAATCGCTTCTTGTCCTCTTTGATATTTACCATGAAATGTATAATATATATCTTCAAAATCACGTGTTACTCTAGCTATATACCTTATAAAAATCCAAACCCAATATGGTCTCCATTTTTCAGAATCCCAATTTTCTAATAAGAGATCGGTACCACATTTCAAGTAATTTAAATCAGAAGTAATAAAAAACTTAGGTGTTTTTGAAAACCCTAATTCTTTTGAAAATTGTTCCCAATCAAAACCATATTTTTTCAAAGATTCATTAGCATAAACTCTATTATATACTTTAGGTTTTGTTGTAATATCAATGCAACCTAAAGAATTAAATATATCTACTTGCACATCGTATATATTATCAGTATTCATATTATGATCTTTACCAAGAACAGTATCAAATAAAACTTTACAATAGTTTTTAAAATTATTTCTATAATTTTTTTTATATTCAATATCCGTACCATCATCAAAATATATATTATAATCAATTATTGGAAAATTGATTATACCTATATAAGGTCTAAAAATTTCTGGGTTTTTACTATCAGGTAACATATCCCAAACAAATGGCGATACTGATGAAATAATTTGACTTTTATTTGTAAACGCAAGCATTTTCCATAAATTACTTTTATTTTTTCTTAACTCGTCTATTTGTAATAATATATCATTTGCAATTTTAATACTATCAGTTTTATTATTCATTTTAATTACTGAATTATAAAATTTTTTCAAACAATGTGACAATTTATTATTGTTAGAATTAAAATAATCAATAATAATCTTATCTAACTCTTTATAAACATTATCTTGTGCTAATCTAAAATCATCAATTTGAACAATATATTTCTCTTCTTTATTTAATTGAACATCTTTCATCCATAAATAATTTATATATGTATAAAAATCCTCTTCAGGTTTTATATTTGTTGGCGAAAACTTAGATATTAATTCTTTTGTAAATTCTTTTTTTAATTGAACATTATTTTTCCCTAAAAACTTATTATATAGAGAATAATTTTTTTCAAATTCAGTCAAGCCTATAAGATCGCACTTGCTTTTTATTTCTGGTACTTTTACAAATTTAATCATAGATTTTATATTTTTACGTGTTTTATTTTTTATTCTAATTTTTTTAGCTGTGTTTTTCATTTATTATAACTATATATTATTTATAAAAATAATATATAAAATAAATTAATATTCAGAATAAGGTACATTATTACCACTTCTGGTTATTAAATAGTTATATTGACCACTAGTCATACACGCACACCCACTGGAATTGCTATAGGTGTTTGGGCAACATTCAGGCTTAAATTGTGTACTTGCAAAAAAATCTAATTCGCCTTCAGGTAAAGGTAGCTGTTGTGAAGGACGATTCAGTATATTTTGCACTCCGGCACTCAATTGTTGTCCTGGAACAACTGTTAGATTTGGAGCCATCCAGGAAGAAGTATCCACTGGAGTATTATCGTTTAAACTATATTGGGAAGACTCTCCATAGTTGGTATTAGCTCCGACAAATCCTTCTGTACCAGCCTTTTTAGACGCAGGTGTAGGGACCGCAGAAGGTAATGGTTGAGTTAAAGGCTTTTTAGCTTTATTTTCCATACCTTCCATTATCTTATAAAAATTACAGCATCCACCAAGAGTATGTCCAACTAAAATTAAATAAACTACTCCTATTAAAATTAATACTTCAAGATTAATCTTGTATCCTAATATTGAGATATCCATATTATACATATTTCATAGATAATAATTTTCCTTTGGTTTTTTCTAAAAATAAATCAACCGAAGCGTTATAATCATAAAATTTAATTTTATCAACATAAAATGTTTTTTTATTAGTTAATAAATGAAAAAGTTTTTTTTCTCTTATTTTCTTAATATCTTTTGTATTATAATAATTTATATTTTTATCGTGATAATCTAAATTTAAAGTTGTATTAAAAATACAATTTTTATCACATATATTTAAATTTGGACCACCTTCAATCAATATGTTTTTTCCTAAACCATCAAATCTTTTAGTAAAAGAATATACACATTGTTCACTTAAATCTTCTCCATAAACTTCAACTAATCCGTAAACAATTTCTCCATTTTCTAAAATATCGCCTACCTCAACCGCGTTTATAGGTCGTGTAGTGCCGTTTTTTAAGTGAATCATTGTTTTAGGAGTAAATCCTCCATCAAGATACTTATGAATATCTTCTACCTTATTTATCATAACAATACCATTATTTTTTAACTCAATAATTTCATTATTCACTATTTCATCCCAATCTGTAAATAAAATATCGTCAATTAAAATAGTTTTATTACTCGTGTTTAAGCAATATAAATATGGATGTTCATAAAAAGCGATTCTCTTAGCATTTGGGTGCTTAAATACAGGTATCCATTTATCATCCAATTTCACTATATGTGAGTCGGAAACAGTAATACCATTTAAATTATATATTTTTGAGCCTTTACTTTCTACTTTTATTTTTGCAGTAACAGTATTATTATTTAAGAGAGTATCTCCAACCTTTATATCTATTATTTTTTTAAGAGACCCGTCATTCATTTGTATAATCGTATCCTTGTCAAAACATTTTACACTAGGAATTTTTACACTAGGAATAGATAATGTTGTCTGAACGTGTAAAACATCCATCATAAATGCTAAAATAATAGCCATTGGTATAGCCAAAGCTATAAAAACTGCAGTCATTGATGCAGCCATTCCCCAAGTAAATGGTAAAATCCAAAATATAGCAATCATAACAGCCATTGCTATTAAAATAGTAATTATAAACTGAGCAATTGCACCCATTAAAGATTTCAATGTATAGTATGATCCTAATAATGTAAACAGTCCTGCAGTCATTGTGCCTTGTATTTTTCCAACAAAATCTTTAAAACCAATTATAATTTTTTGTAATGGTATCATAATATTCATTATCCTACCCATAACTTCTTCAGTAAATGTCTGGAAAAACCCTCTTATTTTGTCAAACATTCCTCTAATAGCATTTATTGCATCTTTCATAGAATCCAATATGGTATTAATAACTTTTATCAGATAGGTTGCAGGTGCAACAGATGTGCCTGTAATACTAGATAAAATATTTTGAGTACAATATGCGAAATTTTGTGATGTATATTCTGAGATACTCATATTATCTGGTTTCGTGATAAATCCTGCAATAGGAATATAATAGGGTTTACAGCGTTGATTCGCCCAATCATCTGCAATGGGTTTTTTATAAATCATTGCATAACAATAAGCACACATTACAATAAGTACAATTGTAATAATTATAAATAGTATTACTGATGCACCATATTGATCCATATATGTTAATTTTTCATACATTTTTTTAATATTATTTAATCCTTTATCGCTATCCATATACTTATACTTTAAAAAAATATAGTTTTTATAAAGTATAGTTTTATAAAATATAATAATCTAAAACAATATTTTTTTTACAAAATGGTCTTCCCAATCCCAGAATAGCTCTTCTCCTATTTGAATTCTATGATCATTTGTTATTAAACAACTAAACCAGTCGGTTTGAATATTTGATAAATTAGACCTTTGATAGTCCTCAACTTTTACAATTTTATTTTTACCTTTATTAAATACTAAATGACTACCTGTAACGTATATATTCTCTTTATTTACTCCTGCATTATTAATTGTGTATAAAGGTATAGGATCACGTTTATTGTCTATCTTCATAACAGATTCAACAATTGAACCATTTTCTAAAACATCTCCTAAATTAACATCTTTCATACAAATAATATTACCATTTTGCAATTTCAACTTTGTTTCTGGATGGAAGCATTTACCTAACACTCTCACCATTTGTCCAGGCGGCCCATTCCACGTACTTTGCATAGTTTTAACACTACCATCAATAACATACATTAAAGTAACCATAATACCAATTGTTTTTCCTATTAAATCTTTAATACCAATAGTAATTTTTTGAAATTCAATAATTAAATTTAAGAATACTCCAAATACAGATTGAATAATAGATGTAATAAAGGTTCTTATTTTATCAAACATTGCTCTTACCATATTAATTTCGTTAAGAAAACTAGAAACAACACCAGTTATAGAACTAGTCAAAAATGTTAAGGGTTGCAACAAATAACCCATAAAATTTGTCTGCATATTTTGAATACAATAAACAAAATTACTTTCCACATCATCAGCTAAAGGCATATACATAGGATTACATCTATATAAAGGCCAACTTGCTTTAATTTGTGCAAGCTGGCTAAAATAAAAAACACCTACGATATATATAGCAAAGGCTAAATTAATGTATATAAAATTAATCCAGTTTTTCCCAGATGGCATAACTTATATTATTATTATATAAATATAATTCTAATTATATTTATATTACAACACCAGAAAATAAAGTCAAATTATAATTTATTTATTTTTGCCCCTCCGTGCGGTAAATTATCAAATACAAAATCTTTATTAGCATACCCAGAATAATCATATGTCTCTCTTCTACTTTTAAGAAAATCTATAACTGCTCTCTCTGATCCAGGTAATGGATGATTATCTAATGAATCACCACCAATATCATCTATGATAATAATACCGCCTTTTTGAACTTTATCAAATGTTTTATTAAATGAATCAGTTATTGATGTATAAAAGTCACCATCATAAAATGCTAAACATATTTTTTCAGGATATTCATTATCAGGAATTTCTTTAAACCATCCAGAATGAATAATAGGCAATTCTAAATTAAAATGGTTAAATACACTAATAAAATAATCTTTAGTTGTTTTACAACACCCTTGAGGGAATTGGTAAGATGTTGCACTCTCATCTTCCTTTACTTTAGGAGGAAGCCCTTGCCAACCATCATAAACGTGATATTTTTTATCACACCCGTATACATCTAAAAACTTTCTTATGAAAATACTCGTAGTTCCTACATTACACCCCAATTCAACAATATCACCTTCAATACCATTATCTATAACCTGTTTTAAATAATATAATATACCATATATTTGATTTTTACCCATCATTGAACTAATAATTGGAAATGTATCCATAAAACCAACCAAATCAAAATCCGTTTTTTTATTTGTATTTATATTATTTTTCAATTTAGAACAAGACAATTTGTGTTGACTCCAGTGTTCTCTCTGACATTTTACAGAACAATATTTAGCAATATGACATTTCCCGCAAGTTTTGTCTGCTTGACTTGAACATATACTAGTATTCCAACAATAATTATCTAAATTATTACTTATATTTATTATAGTATTATTCTCCATTATAGTTAGTAATTAATTATTAGTATTTAAACTATTTACACAATAATAGTATTATTTATTGTAACGTTTAGATTTTTTACGGTGTTTTCTGGATTTTCTGGATTTTTTTAATTTTTTAACAGTTTTTCTTTTTTTACCACCGCTATAGCATCCCCAATTATAGTTGCTATTTCCGCCTTTTTGTGTAGCATAGTTATCCATTGCAGAATTTGCAGCACCTTGTGTACTAATTTGTGCATTTTGCTGAATTTGAGAGTTAGGATCTTGACCAGGCCCATTTTGTACTTGATATTGCATTTGATATTGCGGGACAGCAATATTACTAGGTGTAGAAGCACTACCGCCTCTATTCATTTTATTTTTCCTTCTTTTTCGCATACCTCCAACGGCACTTCCTAATGAAGCCTGTTTTTGATTCATATTATTCATAGATTGAACAGCAGAGTCTTTAGGGTTTGATCCAATCATTCCTTTTTGTGTAGGAAGCATCATTCCCGGTACATTTTGTCCTGAAGTTGTTGTACTCATTTAATATATAATTATATAATTTAATTTTATAAAATAATTATATAATTTATTAATTTATTAGGTTTAAAAATAAAATACTTAATATAAAGTATAATTAATGGACGAAAATCAAAGATTGCAATTGCAAAATATGGTTAAGACAAACAATGTTCAAGATCAAACAGATTTAATACGCAACTTAAAACATAGCCAAATTTTAAGAAATGAGGTTAATAATATGATTTTAATTAAATCTAAATACAGAGGTGATGAAAATAAAATTAATGAAGAATGTATTCAAGAATGTGGTTTTTTATTTAACTATTATACAGACATTTATAATAAAGTTAAGAAAGACGAAATAGATATTGTATTATTAAATAAGTTCCTTGATGTATTAAAACAAATAGAAGATGGTGATTTAGATCAACACGAAGGTTCCTTTCTAGTTGGAACGATTTTAAAAGAAATTTATATTGACAGTGCTTTGAAGAAAGCCGATAAATTAAACGAAAATGCCGAACCAACACCTGAACCAAAAAAGGCTGAAGTAAACATCTCGTGGAAACAGTTTAAGCAAATGAATACAATTAAAAAATAATTTATTAATATTATTTAGAGCAACGCGTATTTTAAATGCCGAGTAAATCAACAAAAAAATACGAGCGCTTCCTTTCGGATTAACTAAATTCTATATAATGGGTTTATTATTTGCTTACTTTGAGGTAGATAAGCAAATTCCCATCTAATGTTATTTCATATACTACCTTAATGAAACAACTATTTATTCTAACGTATTTTAATTATCTTTGTTTATATAAACATTTTTCCACACTCGTTAATTATCTCTTCTAATTGAGGAAGTAAAGAATATTTTGTATAAATCCTCTCACAAGATATAGGTATATTTATCGCTTTAAGAACTTCCCAAACAATGTATGGGTTACTATTTCCATATGGTTTAATTTGAAATCCATATTCACTATTTATCAAAACATTGAAATCGTTAACTATGTGTTTATATAAAGTTATGTAAACAAACGCAGCCTTGGAATTTTGGCGTTTCACGTCATACTCAAAATAAACATATTTCACATCTCCCATTGTTTTAAATGCATTTTTAATTGTTTCTAATCTAATATTAGGTGTCATATTTGGAATATATACACATAAAAACTGATTCATTTTGCGTAATTAGTTGAACTTCACTGTATAATCTGTTTTAATTTTAGGTTTTATATATAATGAATAATGTAAAATCATTTCAAATTTTATTTATTATAATTTTAATATAATAATATTACAATATGAAAAGTAGTAAAAATAATAAAAATAATAAAAATAATATTTTAAATACAAAAAATAAAACCAAAAAAAATACTAAAATACAAAAAATAAAACCTTCATTAAAATATTTAGACACGAGTTTTTCATTATACGCGTCAAAACAATATACAGGAGACGAACTTCTGGAATATCAAAGAAAATCAGAAAATAAAACTCATAATCACTGTTTACTAGATAACTCAAGTTGGTTCGGCAGTTTAGCTGTAGCAAAAAGCTATAAGTCAAAAGATACCCACATCTACAAATGGGATATTAAAAAACCGACTTATTTACTGAAAATTAATAAAGAAAATGATCACTTTATAAAATATATATTTAAATCTACGCTAATTAAATTAACCCCTACTATTATTTTAACCGATAATCAAATTAAGAAAATAAAATACGATCATCCTTATATTAATATGACATCAAATGAAAAGGCTTTATATGAATTTCAATTTGCATTTGGCTATATAACAGTAGAGGAACAATATGAATTTATGAAACTAGTAAAATATTTAATAGAAAATAAAATTATTACTTTAACCACTAGAGAAGGAACAAGTATAATAGACAAAATAGATTTTAAAATAAATTTTTATAAGGTTTCATCTTTAATACCAAAAAAACAAAAAATGAATAGATTAAGTTTCTATTATTTTGATAAATATGCAATAATGAATCTTTGTAAAATAGTATATAATAAAAAAGATTATAAAATATCGGGAGTATATCAAAAAAATAATAGTAGTTTTTGGTTTCCTAATTTATTAATATATAAAATGAACATAGAAGAATATATTTTATTTAATCCTCCTCACAATTTAAAGTATGACAAAATGATTGAATAATTTATTTGTAATGTTAATTAAAATCTAACAAATCTAACAAATCTATATTAGAAACTTGTTGATTTGTTTTATTTATAACTTGTTCGGTCAAATAATCAATAGTTAATGTTTTTTTGTGGAGTTGATTTTCCAATTGTGCTATAATTTTTCGTTGATTTTCTACCAATTCTTTAGTTTTAAGCATCTCTACATAATAATTTGCTTTATTTTGATTTAAAATCGTTAACCATTTTTGGTGTGTTTTTGATTTTATGTGGATTGAAAACTTACTTGCAGTTTCGTATGTTTTATCTTTTCTTGATCCACACGGACAAAAAATACCATTTTTAATTATAGGTATATTATCTATGTAATTACCAGTATTATCAACACTTGGAGTATATATGTCTGGCGTAATCGTTATTTCCATTATTATTTATAATAATTATTATAAATAATATGTTTTTAGGTGTTCTTTTTATTATTAATTTTTATTTTTCCTAGAGCTAACATTCCTTTTTCTAGAATTAGTTTTACTATTTCCTCCACCACCTTTTAACCGTTTAGAAGATCTAATTACAACTGGTTTACTAACCGGACACATACCATCGCCTATAAAATACCAGTAACCATACTCTTCCCATTTATTTAAAACATCATGAATATTTTTCTTAATAGATGATGAATTCATTACAACATAAGTTTTCTTTTTTTTAGTATAATTAATCCATAATTTCTTATTATCAGGGTCCTTTAAAATTTCATCTACTATTTTGAATAATTTTTTACTAGATAATAACTTTCTATACATATTAATCATATCCATTTGTCTTTGTTTTTGATCAGGGTCAATAGGTATTTTAAAATAAGTTAATAAGGAATAGGATTGACACAAATTATCATTCTTATTTATATAAATATTTTGATATCCATTATCAACACTACAAACGGGCTTTTGTGTTTTTTTATCTATCAAATAATGATGAAATGAATTTTCAAAATCAAGATTTGTTTCTTCAAATCCTAGTTCAAAGTTTTTATTCGGGAAAACTTCAGTGATAATTTGTCTTACCGTTTGATCACCAAATATTTGATTAATGTATGTAAAATGTTCATATGCAAATTCTTGTAATTTTTCATTCGTACATTCTTCTGTTATTGCAAATTCAGCCATTATATATTAATTATATATTAATTATATATTAATTATATATATTTAATATCACTATATAAATTATAATTAAAAATAATTTAAAATAAATCAATTTTTATTTCAAAATAACATAAATATATCCAGTTAAATAATACAATATGAAATATCTAGTTATTGTTGAATCACCGTCAAAATGCAAAAAAATAGAAAAATATTTAAATGATAACGATGATTTAAATATTTATGAAGTAGTTGCAACTATGGGTCATATTACAGAATTAAAGTCATTAAAAAATATTGATATTGAAAATAATTTTAAATGCACGTATGAATTAATTGAATCCAAAAAAAAGAATACAGAAATAATTAGAAAAAAAATTAAAACCGTAGATGAAGTATTGCTTAGTTGCGATAATGATAGAGAAGGCGAAGGTATAGCTTTTTTTGTTTGTCAAGTATTCAACTTAGATCCATTTAAAACAAAACGTATTGTATTCAATGAAATAACTGAATCTGCAATAGTTACCGCAGCAAAAAGTCCTAGAAATATTGATATGAATTTAGTTTATGCTCAACAAGCAAGACAAATATTGGATTTATTAGTAGGTTTTAAAATAACACCAATTTTATGGGATGTTATTACAAAACATTCAGCTAATTCTCTCTCTGCCGGTAGATGCCAAACTCCTGCTTTAAAATTAATTTATGAAAATCAATTAGATATAAATAAAATAGAAGAGAGAAAGGCATACAATACTATAGGTTATTTTACAAATCAAAACATACCATTTGAATTAAATAAACAATTTGAAACCGAGGATGATATAAAAGATTTTTTACACGGAACAACAACATTTACTCATATTTATAGCTGTTCGCAACCAATTAAAGTGTATAAATCTCCACCTCAGCCATTTATAACTTCAACATTACAACAAACCGCAAGTAATGAATTGCATTATTCTCCAAAAGAAACTATGCGTTTGTGTCAAAATCTATATGAAGGAGGATACATAACATATATGAGAACTGATTCAAAAACATATAGCAAAGAATTTGTTGATTCTACAAAAGAATATATTTCTAGAACATACGAAGATAAATATATTAATAAAAACATACATCTAATTATAGGAGGAGCAAAAGAAAGAGACGAATTATTAAATCAACCATCTATATCTACAACAAAGAAAGTCACTAAGGGTTCTAAAAAAGTTAATAAAAAAGAAAATAATTTGTGTCAAGATGCACACGAGGCTATAAGACCTACTAATATTTCACTGAAAGAACTCCCTGATAATATAGATTCTAAAGAGAAACGAATGTATAAGCTTATTTGGGAAAACTCTTTAGAGAGCTGTATGTCGGATGCAGAATTTTATTCAATTACCGCAAATATTTCGGCTTTTCAAAATGCAAAATTCACATATATAAGTGAATTAATAGATTTCCCTGGTTGGAAAATAGTTTCTAAAAAATATTCAACTGACAATAAAGAGCATCAATATTTAAAAACTATAAGACAAAACGAAGTTACTTTATATAAAAAAATATTTTCCAAGGATAGTTTAAAAGGACTAAAACCACATTATACAGAAGCGCGTTTGGTTCAATTACTAGAAGAAAAGGGTATAGGTCGTCCATCTACATTTTCTTCTCTCGTTGATAAAATTCAAGAAAGAGGTTATGTTAAAAAAGATTCTATAATAGGTAAAGAAATTGTATGTAAAGACTTTGAATTATATAATAACGAAATATTTGAAATCACTATCAAGAGAGAATTCGGTAATGAGAAAAATAAATTAATTATTCAACCTCTTGGAATAATTGTAATGGAATTCTTAGAAAATAATTTTTCAGAAATATTTAATTATGAATATACACGTTCTATGGAAGACGATTTAGATAAAATCTCAAAAGGTGAAAAATCATTAACTGAATTGTGCAGTATATGCAACTTACAAGTAGATAGTTTAATAAGTAAGTTAAAAGATAAACCAAAAATTGAATATAAAATTGATGATAATAATACATATATTATAGGTAAATATGGTCCAGTAATAAAATGTAGTAATACAGTCAATGGAAAAGAGGAAATAATATTCAAATCAGTAAAGAAAGATATAGATGTTCATAAAATAGAAAATGGAAGTTTAAAAATACAAGAAATAGTAGATGATAAAAATAATACAGAAATCAAAAATAGTTCATATATTTTGGGAAAATATAATGATCAAGATGTTATTATTAAAAAAGGCAAATTTGGGTTATATATTACTTGGGGAGGCAATACAAAAAATTTAAAAGAATTAGGTAACCGTCCAATTGAAAATATTTCATTTGAAGATATTAAAAAATATTTAGAGGAAGGAAGTAATATGGTGAGAGAAATTAATACAAACATTTCTATTAGGAAAGGACCCAAAGGAGATTATGTATTTTATAAAACATTAAAAATGAAAAAACCACAATTTTTTAGTCTTTTAAATTTTAATAAAGATTGTAAAGAAGATTACAAAAGTTGTAATATTACTATTTTGAAATCCTGGATAAAAGATCGTTACGATATATAATTTTACTATCTCAACCCGGTTGCCCACGCATTGTATTTTCTCTCTATTTGTGGTTGAGTAGTAGAAAATTCTAGGGTAAATGAATAATTAAATACTCCAAAATCCACTAATTCGCCATTGTGATATCTAAGTTTAATTTTTAACTTTCTGATTCTCTCTGCAGGAGGCATAAATAATTTGTAAGGTATTTGATCTCTATCAAACCATTGTGAAATAGGTGTAGTTGGTACAGCTATCTTAGCAAAGGCAGAATTGCATACACCATTTGTTTGGTTTGTTTGAACTGTAAATTTACTTAAATTATAAGGACTCGTTTCGTCAATACAATTTAATCCATCAATTTCCATATAAATATACGCATTACCCATTAAATTAATTTTAAATGGACTTTGAAGATAATGAACATTGCAACCTGGTACTCCTGGAACAGGTAATAGCCAATACCCACTATCTCCTGGTGTAACATCACCATAATAGAATCTAGGCGTATATCCAGTTTCGCTTAAAGATATCATATCACATTTTGTTAAACCTAAGTTTCCGGGTAAACCCCAGTCGCTAAAGTCAGGTAGTTGTGACTTTGCACCACAATATAAGTTGTCAATTAGTGCTGATTTAGCTAGTTGTGTTTCATTAGTTAAAGTAAATCCATCAATTCTATTACCAAACCATATTTTTTGGTTAACAGTATTATAAACAATAATAAAATTACTATATCCACCATTTGCAATAAATTGATTTAATATTGGTTGATATGTTACAGGATCAATCAAGACCTTACTTTGTAAATATTTTTGTATTCTTAAAGTAACTGCTTCATTAAATTTATTAGTTAACTCTGTAACCATTTGTTGTGGATTATAAAATCCAGTTTCAATGATAATAATATAATTTTCATCTTTACTATAAAATAAAGCTTCAAAAATTATATTTAATAATGGGTCAGTATATGCATTATCTCCTGGATTATATGGACTTGAAATTTTAAATGTCATTGTTAAATTAGAATTTAATTGTGAAAATGTATTATAATTAGCAGGAAACGACCAATTTGTAAGTCTAACTGTGAGTACATTTAAAATATCCTCTGGTAGTTCAATTTCAAATTGATTAGAATTTGGATGTTTTAAAATATCCCTATCTTCAGAGTGAATAGATATATATTTTCTATAAATTATCATCTCTTGAGAATTAGGTATTATTGGATGATTAGTATTCACATTATAAACTTTAGGTGAACTTATATCTGAAATAAAATTTAATGGCCCAGACATTATTTATATTAATATATAACTATAATTTTTTATATAATTAGTAGTTTAAATAATAAAATAATAAAATATTAAAATAATAAAATTAATTATTATTATAATAATATGTCTATACTTTCAACAGTTGCTAATTATGGAGGTAAAGTAGGAGATTATCAAACAGATATAAAACAATTTTATGTTTCAGATGTAGGTACTGCTGTATGGATTTATAAAAAGTCGCATCCTTATACAAGTAATCCATTTATTACTCCTGCAAATCAAAATTACAATATATTAATTCCCAAGGATTTAACTGTCTTAGGTTCTATAAACAACCCTTCTGATGCGAACCTTAAAAAAAATATTGAATCAATTGATAACGAAAATATAGATTCTATTTTTGATTTAAATCCTGTAAAATTTAATTATAATTATGAAGAAAATGGAAAAACTCATTATGGTTTTATTGCTCAAGATACAGAAAAAGTATTTCCAGAACTAGTTTCAAGTTATATAAATGAGGAAGAAAATGAATATAAGACAATTAATTATTTAGAAATAATACCATTATTGCTATCTAAAATGAAAAAAATGCAAAATGAAATAGACGAACTTAAAGAACAACTAAAAAATACAAAATAATTATCAATCTCTTTAAAGTTAAATATATTTTTAGACTAATATATTAATATATTAATATATATTAATATAATGAAAGATTGGTATGCAGGTATTTATAAAGCGTTAATATCCGCAAGTGTTATATCATTTATAATTAGTTTTTTCTCATCTGGAAATGTATCCTTTGGTTCTATATTAGCAGGGTATTCTGTATTAATTATGGCTATAATGATGATTTTGCTGATTTTATTTAATAATATTTTTAAAGTACCACAGAGTGGAACAACATTTCAAATCATTTCATCAATTATTATGACAACTGGACCATTTTTATTAATGTTAGGGCTAATTGGGTTTATAATGTATTTAATAATATTTTATATGAATCCAATTATGGAAAACAAGGTATCGCCTAGTTATTTTACATTTAGTAATATAGCAATTATATTATTTTTATTACAGATATATATTGTATATACAAATATTTCTACCGAGAAATTTGAAACCACTGGTAAATTAAATAAAATTACAAGTAGTCTTATGTATTTATTGGGAGTATTAACTACCATATGTTCACTGATATTGTTTACAATATTAAAATATTTTAGAACAGACGGATTTCAGTGTAATAAATAATATGGATAAATAATATGAATAACTAATATGAATAACTAATTATTAATTTTAATAAATTTATATGTAACACCATAATTATTCTGAGTTTCCCAAATACCGGAAATTTTTAATATAAATGAATTATTATGACGTGTTGTTATTTCATTAAAAATCTTTATATTACCATTACTTAATTGTTCGTAAATTTTAAATAACGGGCATTTATTTTTAATTTCTATTTTTTTTAATATGTCCTCTTCTATTATTCTTATATTTTCAATTAATTCCCTATGATTATTCACATTAAATGTACACTTATATTTATTATAATATTTTTCACAAACCAAATCTGTTAGCGTTATTAATAAATATACTCCATTTAAAGCTACATCTTGTGTTGAATATATTATTCTTATAAAATTACCTTCATTCATTATATTATTTTTAATTGGATCGCAGAAATATATATTTCTACAATCATATTGATCAATTCTCTGTACTATATTCATTTAATGAAACTATTATATAATTACAAGTTGTTTTTAAGCTATCTAATATTTAATCCTTATTAATTAAATTAAAAATTTATAATATAAAATATAAATTATAAATTTTAACAATATATAAAGGTTTTTATAATATTTATAATAATGAAATTTTATGAAACTCATTTTGAAGAATATACAATAGAAAATAATAGAGAAAATTTGCATCCAAAATTAGACAAAATTTATGAAAAATTCCCAAAAGAAGTAATAGATTTAAAAAACTTAATATTTTATGGGCCAAGTGGAGTTGGTAAATACACGCAAATGTTAAAATCAATTAAAAAGTATAGTCCAACTAAATTAAAATATGAAAAAAAAATAAGTGTTACCTATAATAAACAACAGTATTTTTTTAAAATAAGTGATATTCATTATGAAATTGATATGTCATTATTAGGATGCAATTCCAAGTTATTGTGGCACGAAATTTATCAACAAATAATAGATATTATATCAGCAAAAAAAGATAAATCGGGTATAATTGTATGTAAATATTTTCACGATATACATAGTGAATTGTTAGAAAATTTTTACAGTTACATGCAACAAAATAATGCGACATCCATAGATTTAAAATTTATTTTAATAACAGAACAAATAAGTTTTATACAAGACAATATTTTAAACTGTTGTGAAATTATAAATATTTATAGACCTTCAAAATCTTCATATTTAAAATGTTTAAAAAATAAATTTCCAAATAAAATTAAATTAGAAAATATAAAAAATATAAAAATGCTTCATTTATACGATGAGAATTTGATGTTACAATATAAAATAATATGCAACAAAATAATTAATAATATGATAAATATTAATGATCTTAATTTTTTGAAATTTAGAGATATTTTGTATGATATTTTCATATATAATTTAGATATAACTGAATGTATGTGGTATATTCTCTCTACATTTATAAAGGAGAAAAAAATTAATGAAAAAAATATATCAGATATTTTAATTAAAACATTTGGATTTTTTCAATACTACAATAATAATTATCGTCCGATTTATCACGTTGAAAAATATTTATTTTATTTAATTAAACATATTCATAATTTATAAATAGAATAAAAATATAAAATTATTAAAACATATTATTATATTAATGTTTAATATATATTTATCATTAACAACCCTTCCAATTAGATTATCTTCAGATCATTTTAAAAAAGTATATAATTCGCTTTTAAACCAAAGTATTCCTTTTACAAAATTAATTATTAATTTATCTATTAAAGAGTTTACATATGATATTCCAAAATATTTATATGATAATGAAAATGTAATTTTACACGAAACAAATATTTGTGGACCTTGTACAAAATTGATTGGAAGTATTGATATAATTCCAGATGATAGTATTGTTATTATTTTAGATGATGATATTGTAATGAGAAATAATTTTATTAAATCTTTATATGATTCTTATTTAATCAATCCAAGTAAAGTAACAAGTCATTTTACTTCTGTAAGAAATAATTATAATGAAGTAGCTGGATTTGGTGGGTATATTTTTAATATAAATAATTTAAGAAACATAAAACAATTCTATACTACAATGCCCGAGTGTTGCATTAAAATTGATGATAATTGGATATCGTGGTGTATTCATAAATTGGGAATAGATGTTATAAATACGGTTGAAAAGGACCCTTGGAATACAGTATTAGATATACCAAGTACAGAGACTCATCCAGAATGGTATGAACTATGTAAGAATACTAATAGGGATAAACTAATTGCAGAAATGGAAAAAATCCTAAAATAAATATACGTGTTATTTTACAAAACATCCAAATATAATTTACAATAAAATAAAATACAATGTAATTTTATAACAATTTATTACTTAAAGTTATAATTTATTTAAGTATAATCATTATGGATTATAAATTAGCTTTTAAAATTTTAGAAATAGAAATATCAGACGTAGATTATAAAGATATATCGCTTGAATACTTAAAAAAAAAATACCATAAACTAGCTTTACAAAATCACCCTGATAAAAATGGTAATACTACCGAATCAACAGAAAAATTTAAACAAATAAATGAAGCATATGAATATTTAAAAAATGAACTAATGCATCTTAATAATGATAATTTGAATAATGATAATGATACTGAAAGAGTTTTTGAATCATCAACTCTTTATATGGATATTTTACAAATTTTTATGAAAAAAATATTTCAAGGTAAATATAATGATATAATTTCTAAAATAATAATTGATATTGTAAATTCTAATTATGCAAAAATATCATTTAAAATTTTTGAAGATTTAGATAAAGAGAGTGTACTTAGAATATTTACTTTTCTCTCTAAATATCGGTATACACTTCATTTATCTCAACAGGTTATAGAAAGGGTGAGAGAAATTTTATTGCAAAAATATGATAATGTATTGGTTTATAAATTAAACCCAGGAATTAATGATTTACTTAATAATAATATTTATAAATTGTATGTTGAAGAACAACTATATTTGGTTCCATTATGGTATAACGAAATATATTTTGACGCATCTGGATTTGAAATATTAGTTATATGTGAACCAGAATTATCGGAAAATATAAAAATAGATGACGATAACAATATTTTTATAGAAATTAATATTAATTTATGTAACCAATTACCAGAACTAATTAAAAATGATAATAATATTGATATACCAATTGGTGAAAAATTATTTAGTATACCCATTTGTAATTTATATATGAAAAAAGAGCAACATTATAGAATTAAAAATCAGGGTTTGACAAAAATAAAAAATGATATGTATGATATATCTGAAAAAGGTGATATAATTGTTAAAATAACTCTTGTATAAGTATTTTAATTTATATAAAATATAAATTAAAAAAGTTTATAATTAAATATTTTTATAACTGAATATGATTATAATATTTATAAATATGGTTTTTATATTGTATTTTTAAAATTTTAATTTTCACCCTTAGAAGCAACCTTCTTTGATACAATACGCTTCTTTTTAACTTCTTCAACAGGAGCTGCTTCGGATACCTGAACTGGTTCTGCTGCCTGCAAAACAACTTCTTGTACTGGTACTGGTACGGATACAACCGGTGCCACCTTAGGTTGAAGCACTACTGGTACTGATTCAACTTCATCGTCACTATCCTCTACAAAAGCACCTACAGCTCCATCAGGATCAACATCATCTTCTGGCGGAGGCAAGGACTTCAACTTTTGCTTATCTTCATTCTTAGGTCTGAGAAAGCATTGTCCTTCCATTGAAACCTTGGGCTTCTGAACAATTGCCTGCTTTAGGTTCCAGGTAATTGATACTTTTCCATTAATAAACCACAAACCACCACATTGAATTAGACAAATAACGTGAGTCTTTGGCTTAATAAATTCCAAAGGGGATAGATGACTATTGATCTTTCCACTAACAAACAAGGGTTCACCTTCTTCATCATAAATCTCCGACTTCCAAACCTTAGACCAACAAGGAATCTTTACAGTTAATGTAGGTGCCTTTCCCAAGTCAGCTTCTTGGCTTCCCTTAATCTTAGGGTGACGAAGCATAATATTAAATTTCTCATCCATAACTTCCGTACTAGTAATAACCTTACCAAACCAATCCTTTGAATAAGTCATTGCATCAGCTTTAATTTTAGATTCAACATTTCTCATACTCTGAAGAAATGCTTCACAGTCTGCATTCGGATAGTCTGAATTTGGGAATTGCAGGCTCATAGTATACTTACCTGTTGGGTTTCCAGCAGTATCCTTACCCTCTTGCGCTCCCCAAGTCAAAATCAAAGGGGTTGCAATCGTAAGAGATTCTCTAGAATTTTTATTATAAACATTCACTACTTTTCCTCCAGAAGCGTGAGCTTTAGGAGAAGAGTATGAAATAACACCAGTATTAATTTGAGTTCCGTCTATGATTGAGTCAGTCATTATCTTCGTAGTATACTTTATAAACTACAAATATCTTTAAATCAATTTTTTTTTAAATATAAAATAAAATATAAACACGGTATTTTTTGATAGCAATTATGGTAAGAATACATTTATTAAACATATAATTATGCTTCATAATTTATAATTTATATCTTACAAATTAAAATGTTTTATATTATAAAATATTTCAAAAATGATACAAAAAGAAAATATGTTATTATAATATATATTAATGGCTATACAAAATAAAAAATATAATGCTGAATCATTAGATCTTTATATGAAAAGTATTTCAACTAAAATTCAACAAAAAATAGACTATCAAAATAAAAAAATAAAACTTAATGACTTAGATGATAAGCAAATACCAAGCATAAAAACATACAATAATATTATTACGTATAATTATAGTATTCCTCAATTAAAAAATATTGCGAAACATTATAAATTAAAAGTAGGGGGGAATAAAAAAGAGTTAATTGATAAAATTTATAATTTTCTCTCTTTATCTTCATACATAATTAAAATTCAAAAAATGTTTAGATTATTTTTGATAAGAAAATATAATATATTACACGGTCCAGCTATTATAAAAAGAAATCTATGTACAAATAATTCAGATTTCATTTCAATGGAATCTATAGAAGACATAAATTTTCATCAGTTTATTAGTTATAAAGATATAGATAACTTTATTTATGGGTTTGATATGGGGTCATTACATAATTTAATTTTAAAAAGCGGTAAAGACATTAAAAATCCATATAACCGAAATGTTATACCTGATTATGTATTGTCAAATATTAATTCTATCTTAAGAATTGGTAAGCTTTTAAATATTTACATAAACTTGAATATAGAAGATGATACTTTAAATATTTCAAATGAAAAGGTTATTGAATTAAGAACATTAGCTTTGTTTCAAAATATTGATGCCTTAGGTAATTATAGCAATCCCCAATGGTTTCTCTCTTTAAACAGAAGTCAAATAATTAAATTTATAAGGGAATTATCTGATATATGGAATTATAGGGCACAACTGGCAGTTGAAGTCAAACTAAATATATGTCCACCATCAGGAGATCCATTTAGAAATTTAAATATGCAATTTATTCATACAGAGGCAAATATGCTTATTGTTAAAAAAGTTGTATTAGAAGTTTTAGAAAAATTAGTTAATTTTGGCGTAGACAAAGATAGTAAAGCTTTAGGAGCTTATTATGTTTTAGGAGCATTAACTTTGGTAAATGAAAATGCTGCTACGAGTCTTCCGTGGCTTTTTCAATCAGTGAGTTATTTTTAGTTAATTATGAATATTTTGGTAATAATATTACCATATTATCGTAATGATATATATTATTTGCGTTAAATCACTTAAAAAGTAAATGTTTAGATATAGTATAATAAGATGGCTAGAACTAAGACTACTTCTAAGACTACTGAGACCGAACAAGTCTCTTCCCCTGTTGTTGAATCTGTTGTTGCTCCCGTAACTGAAAAGAAGGTTAAGAAGGTTAAGACCCCTAAGGTAGAGGTCGCTCCTGTTGTTGATACTCCTGTTGTTTCTGATGCTCCAGTTAACTCTGATTCAGAGGCTGTAGCACTTGCTGATGCCGAGGCTCCTGTTGCTGAGCAATCAATTGAGTTCCTTGCTAAGCTCCAACAACTCGGTCTCCTCATTTCTTCATTGAAGACTGAATACCGTGTTCTTGAGAAGAAGTGGACCAGAGAGCTTAAGACTGCTCAAAAGCAATCCTCTAAGCGCAAGCGCAAGGCTGGTAACCGTGCTCCTTCTGGATTTGTCAAGCCCACCAGAATCTCTGATGAGCTTGCAAAGTTCCTTGAGAAGCCTTCTGGTTCCGAAATGGCTCGTACTGAAGTTACTCGTGATATTAACAAGTATATTCGTACCCACAACCTTCAAGACAAGGAGAATGGTCGCAAGATCAACCCTGACTCCAAGCTTGCTAGTCTTTTGAAGCTCAAGAAGACTGATGAGCTTACCTATTTTAACCTCCAAAGATATATGTCTCCTCATTTTGCTAAGGCCACCAAGGAAGTCGCTTCTATTTAAAAATATATAAATTTTTAACTAATGATTACAAAGAATCTAAAATATAAATAATTATATAGTCTGAAAAGACTACATAATTTTGTAATAATATTCATCAAATACTTATAATAATTATTTATGTGAAAGATATTATAATATATAAATGTATAATGAGTGTAACTAGTGATTTCTCTTTACATAAACAATATAGTATTTATTATTTATACAAACTATATAATTCACAAGTAAATAACTTATATAATTCACTACAAAATAGTATAATATCAATACAACGATCAAATGTTAGTAACATAATTAAAAAGTCGCAAATATCTACCGTAACAAATCAATATAATATTGCTATTTTTAATTTAAAAAATAAATTACAGAGTGATATTTTATTAATTAATAACTCAACAATACCTAATAACATAACAAACACTAAAAATTTAAAAGGATTAGTAATTGGTATTAATTATCTAGGTTCTAAATATGAATTATCTGGGTGTATTACAGATGCAAGTAATGTGTCTAATTTTCTCTCAAATAATGGTTTTCTACAAATTAAAGTATTAACTGATAATACTCTTATAAAACCTACACGTGTGAATATATTAAACGAATTCACTAATTTGTTATCAACCGCGAATGCAGGTGATGTTATATTCTTTTCTTATAGTGGTCACGGGTCATATAAAATAGATACAAATAATGATGAACTAACTAGGTATGATCAATTAATTGTACCTTCTGATTTTAATTTTATTGTAGATGACGAGTTAAAAAATATTATAAAAAATAATTTAAAACCCAATGTTACATTAATCGCTTTATTTGATAGTTGTTTTAGTGGTTCTGTTTTAGATCTAAGATATGAGTATATGGATAGTTTATATAATAATAACTACACAGAAAATCTTAATGAGACCGAGACTAGTGGAAATATTATTATGATTAGTGGTTGCAGTGATATTCAAACTAGTGCAGATGCAATTATTAATAATGTAAACCAAGGTGCATTGACTTGGGCATTTTTACAATCTTTCCAAACTAATATAACATGGAGACAACTAATGATAAATATGCGAAATTTATTGAAAACCTCTCAATTTACTCAAATTCCTCAATTAGCTTCTGGTAACTTTATGAATATTGATACCAAAGTATTTATTTAATAAAAACTTATAATAATAAATTTATCATAAGTTTTACTAATGTTATTTAGTTGTTGTTTATATTTAATTATTTTGTTATTTTATTAACCGATTTATAATAAGTTCTAGCCATTTTTAACATACTTTCTTGATAATCTTTATCTAATTTATAACCATTTTTTTTATAATATTTCGCAATTTTAGATTCTGGATGTAATGTGTCAACAATCAAATTATTTACCACCATTTTGCTGTAATTTTCTAATAAAACATTGTAAATAAACTTTACTTTACTTTTCTTTACATAAATCTTGTCATTTAATCCTACTAGTTCAATAGCGTCCAACATTTCCCCTTTGTAAAAAACCTTGTGTTCAAATGTCATCAATGTATTTTTAGATGGAACATTTTTATATAAAGCATCTTTTTCTATGCATACAAGATTGCTTAATTCGTAAATAGATTTGGTAACTGCTAGTATAGGTTTATTATTAATTGTGTGAATATCTGAATCTATTTTATCTATATCTATGATTCCCTGATCACACATAATTGGAGTTTTTTCTGGGAAACAACTTGGCTGTGTAATAATGGTAGTAGGAGCAGTAGGAAGAATAGGAGGAGTAGGAGGACTAGGAGGAGTAGGAAGAGTAGGAACTTGTACTATTGTAGGTTGTACACCAGGATATACTCCTACTAATTTTGATCCACTAATAGTAGCATACATATTTGCATCCATCAATTTGCTAACATAACTATCATCAGGTATATCCATTTTCTTTAAAATATCTGTTTCTCCAGGTAGTTCTGCATCATTATTTCCTGTACCATATACGTGTCCGTTATTATATAAAACTAAAGTATGAGTCTTAGCACACGTAATCGCTATAGGTAGTATACCTTGTGCAACATTTGTAGTAACCATAGGTGTCAAAACTGACAAATTTCCTGAAGGTGGAATTGTACTTATTCCTAAAGACTTGTAATTTGCATAACCAGTTCCATAAATGGTACCATCATCCATCAAAACAACTGTAAAATTTTGTCCACAAGATACACTAAATGGAGTTTTTGAAACAGGTAAAGGTATTTTAGTTAAAGTATAACTTGAGCCTGATGTACTATTTCCTAATTGTCCGTAAATGTTTGATCCAACACCATAAAGTTGTTTGTCTCCGGTTGGTCCCTGTGCAATAATAACAGTAAAGTCATATCCAAGATACCCACTTGTTCCAGATGCTACATAAATAGGTACATACGAAGCATCCATAGATGATAGAACCATTTCAGTAAATGTTGTATTTATAGAACCTACTGTTTGATAATAATTACCTAAATTATTACCCTGTTGTCCATTATAATTATTTCCTATACCATAAATTTTTCTATTTCCAGACGCGTTTTGGGCTAGAACGATCATATTATTGTAACCACACGATAATGCGATTGGTTTATATCCAGGAGCAATTCCGGTTGTATCAACTGGCGCAATTTTATAGATTGGCGTTGATCCTCTATTACCTAAAGCTTGAGAATTACCCCATCCATAAATAGTACCATCATCCGCCAAAATAACACAAAATTTTTTTCCAGTACAAACATATAAGGGCTTAGAAGATGGTGAACTAATTAAATCATTATTAGATATATCTCCTGATATGAATGTATTAGAATAGGGAACAATTGTATCATCAATACCTAAAACTCCATAAGAATCTGAATTCAATTTATTAGCACCTGATCCATATAGATAATATTTATCATTAGTATCCTTTGAAAGAATAATAGAAAACTCATCGCTGCAAGAAACATAAATAGGGGTTTTGTTACGATACATATCATTAATAGCTACTGAATCAAAATTTGAATATTCGGTAGTATTTCCTCCTCCTAAAAAGTTCGGTGAAAACAATTCAGCTAAGCCTTCCACAAAAACTACGTCACCTTTATCTGTTGTTGCAATAACCATTGATCCATTAGCTAAATCTAACAAATTGCTATATGTTTCAATGCTTTTTGTAAAATATATAGGTTCTATATTTTCGTCCGTGCTTTCCATTACCCAATCGCCGCCGTATTTAACATTACCTGTTTTATTGTTGGATGCGCCTATTTTAACACCAGTTGACTTTGCTAAAATATTATAATAGTTTACCCAATTAGAGTAATTTAAACTATCACACTCTAAATAATCAATATTAGTTACTTTAAATCTTAGAATAATGTTCAAAATAAATTTTAAATTTTCACTATAAGGTATAGATTCATTATTAATAAAAAATGGTCTGTTATTTAAAAAAACATTAGGGGTAGATCCTTCAGAAACAAAACAAAACGCGATTCTTTTAATAATAGTAAAATTATTAATAAGCAAAAAGAATAAGTCGTTTTTTGTAGAAGAACTAGAATATACAATTGGTAAAGTTTTGTCATTCACTGAATCTACAAATGTTTGATAGTTTGGAACACTACTATCTATTAGTAAGATATTTTCAAATGAATTTTTTTCTTTACCTGTAATGTTTGGATAAATTAGTGTAAAACCACTCGTAGCCATTATATAATAATAAAATAATAAAATGTAATAAATAATTTTAATTCTTTATTTTTAACAATACGTTCATATTATTTGATAATTATATAATTATTTATTAATGTCTGATACCAAACATATATATAACCAAATTACCCTACGCAAATGGCAGAAAATCTACAAAGACCCTTTATCATTGATTGTTCAAGCTTCTAAAATGGATGGTAGCGACTCGTGGCAACCATTTCCAATTGGTATGCAATATTCATATATTAATAATTACAAAAAACAAGATAAAATACAAATAGGAAATCACGATTTTACTGTTTTAACCTGTTTTAACACACATACCGATTCTACAAGAAGACCCACAAATGGGCGCATATCAATACAAAACACCTTATTACAAAATAATATTATAAATAAATGTATAGAAGCTAATGAGTATTTTGATAATTTACCAAACTATAAATTTGTAATTTCTCCAGAAGGAAATGGTATTGATTGTCATAGACATTATGAAGCATTAATTGCAGGATGTATACCAATAATAGAAGATAATGCAGAAATTAGAAAAAAATATGAAGGATGTCCTATTTTATATACAAAAGATTATAGTGAAATTACGAATGAATATCTTTTAGAACAGTATAAAAAAATGATTGATTATGAATATGATTTTTCAAAATTGTTTTTATCTTACTATGATGATGAAAAACAAAAAGATATTAAAACTTGCGGTAATTATTGGACAAGCACAATCACTGGTGTTTATTTCTATAAAAATATCTAACCACTAGCAGGGAAAATAAATCCGTCTGATTGCAAAATTTCTTTCATATAAGCATATATAATCGGTCCATTTCTAATTTGAATATTTTCAAAAATATTCAAATTTTCATTCTTGCTTATTTCAAACATATTATATATTTTTATTAACAAATCATAATCATCAATATAAGATGAATTTTGAATAAGCCATTCATAAAACCCAATATCTTTGTTTTCCTTATGATATTTTTTAAAATACTTCAATGTCTTATACAAATTAGGTGTATCTCTATCTCTATTTAAAGAACCATAAATGTTATAATCAGTTCCTGATATTACACAAATCTCTCTCATTTCTTTTTGTGTTATACCTAAATTTTTAAGAATTTCTTTTGTATCATACATAACAGCAGTATGGTTTAATAAGCTTAAATATCTAATTACACGGGTGCATCCATATACAAACATATCCATATCTTCACTTAAACAAGCCCATACTTTTTCTTTAAGTACTAAAAATGAACACAGTTCGTCTGCTTCACCTTCTGCGTCATAATATGTAGCACCATATGAAGAAATAAGTTTTTTAACGTTTTCAATATCATTCTTATTTATATAAACAAATTGCTTCTTCAAAATATCCATATTATTTATTAATTCTTGTTTGTCTTGATCATCCATATTTTCATTAACTTCTAATTGGGCTTTTAATTTTTTATATTCTAATTCTGCTTCTTTTTTATCGTGAAGACGTTTTTTAAGTAGTTCTTTTTTTTCAGTAGGAGGTTTACCGTCAAAAATAAATACTGGAATTATATTGTAATTTCTAAAAACTGATAACATAAGATATATATTCTCTATTAAAGTATTGTCTCCTGCATATTTGTAGATATAAATACTAATGTCTACGGCAATTTTTTTACCAGACAATTTTGAAAGAGATATAAATTTTATGGAATCTTTGCACTCCTCTTTTAAAAACTTATTTAAATGTTTAATTCCCATTATTTGTTTATTTATTATTTAAATTGTTAATTTATGTTCAATTTTATTTAATAAAGTAATAAACTTGCATATTAATTTAATACAAAGTATATTTTATATTTTAAACACCATTTTTATAATCTTCAAATGAAAAATTATATCTGGATTTTTCTTCTAATTTTGTTCTTTTTCCTAAAAAAGTAAAATATTTATTCGCCAAAGCATATTGTTTGGGTTTTTTATTTCTCAATACCTTTAAACGAACATTCATTATCATACCTACTTGCCATATACGCTTATGCGTATATTTTTTATTTTTGTATAGTTTTTCTAATTTATCAATAGTATTTTTAACATCTTCTACTGTTGTATATTTTATATGTATTGTATCTCTTGGATTTTTATCAATATATACATCAAATGATTTTTTAGGGTTTCTTGGATTAAATAAAAAAATTTTTTTTGTTTTATTTTTAGGATTCTTATTTTTGTTTTTTGTAGTGTATTTCATAAAATATAACTATATTTTATTATTTATTACATCATTTCAAATACAAAAGATGTAAAAAATAAAATTGAAATTTTTAATCAACTACATTCATAAAGAAAATTATACAACATAATGAAAACTAGAAGTCAAACTAATTACGAAAATACATCAATATACAAGGTAGATATAGATTTTGATGAAGCTAGTGAATTATGGAAGGCCAACAAAAAATCTATAGGAAATGGTTCATACAAATATGTATGCAGTGTGTTAACTAAGAAGGGCAATAAATGTAACAGACAATGCTTGCCTGGATTAGAATTTTGTAGATATCATAAAAAGTAAAAAATTATCCTAATTCACAAATACTCATACGTAAATTATTCGTTATAAATTTATAAATATTTTGATTATTACTTTTATTATTAGTCTTATTATTATTTGTATAAAACAGTTTCATTAATTTCTCAGTATTATTAACACTTTCTAACATACTTTTTGTTTTATAATTTTTTTCTATAAATTTGCAATACTCTTTTTGATTTGTTAATGTTTTTTTAAATTGTAATATTAGAAAATTATGTGTTTTGCACCAATATAAAAAGCCTTGATAATTATTCATTAATATATTTTTTATCACATAATAAGCTAATACATTCGTTTTTTCTTTATACATTGTTTCCCTCAAAATCTTACTATCATCATTTTTAGAATATAAATCTTCATATGATATACCCATAAAATGCAAGGTTTTTACTAGTTGAAAAAAACTATATGTTCTTTCAAAATTTATAAAGAATTCTGAATTAGAGAGAAATTCATCAATATTATTTTTATCTTTTAATGTAAAAAAACTACAAAACAATGCATTCATAATTTCAGCCCAGAATTCTGTATATGATTCATATAAATTAACTTGAGAATTTACTGGAAAAATTTTTAAAATTTGTTTTGTAGACTCAGTTGTAGTCATATCTGAAAAGTCAAGACCAAAATTGTGAAATGTTTCGTGCATTAAAACCTTAAACCATTCTTCTTTTCTAAAAACAACAATCTCTGAGTCCTTTGGGCAAGTAGTTGTAAAAGCTGTATTTATGTTTGTTTCATCTAATATATGAATACTTGAAGTTGGTAGTTGTTTCTCCATAGTTGTAAAATATAAATAAACAATTAATGTATTTGAACATTCTTTGGATGAATATTTATTTACTATATGTAACCACATTATAATGGAATCAATATATTTATTATAAGTTTCTATTTTTAGTTCTACATTATCCTCTTCCAATACAAAAATTATCTTTATATTTCTCTCATAGAGAGAAAAATTATACGAAATTTCTGATGTAGAAAATTCATCAATGTGTTTCCTAACCTCTTGAGGGAAACTATTTGCATTAAAATATTGTGGTTTAGATATTTGTGATACACTCTCTATATTTTTTACGGTTACATTATACGGCTTATTATTTTTTGTTTTTTTTAAATTTAAAAGATATTGATAAGATTCAATTATATCTTTATATAAATCACTAATAATAGTTTTTGTTTGTTTAGTTTGAGTATTGTGGTTAATATAATTATTTTTTGTAAAAAAATTCATTAATTGTTTACTTTTTTTTGTTATTTTCATTCTTATATTAGTATTGTATTATATTTTATTTATATTTGTGTTTTATTACTTTATATATTAACGGCATAATAGACAAAGAATTTAATAATATCATTTGAAAAAATGCTATATTAATTATTTTTATCTTATTAATTACTATATGGATACCTCATTAATAATTGTTTTAGCCATAATTTTATTCATATTGATTATTTTAAATCATATGACATTTGTTACTGTTCAAGAACAAAGTGCGAATTGTTCTCAAACTGCGTTCGGATGTTGTCCAGATGGGATAAATTCTAAAATGAATTTTTATGGAACAAATTGCCCTGGATATAAACCAGCGCCAGGATATTATCCTATACCAGTACAAAATGTGCATCCATATCCTTACCCAGAACCGATACCTGGTCCTGGGCCATCTCCACCAAAACCAATAGGAGGATGTTCTGGAACACAATATGGTTGTTGCCCAAATAATATAACTCCAAAAATTAATCAACAAGGTAGTAATTGTTTAATTCAAAGGCCAATCGGAGGGTGTGCTGGAACACAATATGGTTGTTGTCCAAATAACTTGACTCCAAAAATTAATTTCCAAGGAAGTAATTGTAATGTATAATGAAAAAATTTGTGTATAAAATAATATTTAATTAATACACAAATGTTAAACGATAAAAGTAACATACAAACTATATACACAGATAGTATTTGTAAAGAAAACGAATCGCTTATATATAAAGGATTAATTGATAATTTAATTTATGTAAATCTTATACACCATTTATCATTTACTCATATACTTGAAATCATTATTAATAATGAGAGATTTCAAGAATACAATCCCGTGAAAATAAGTAAACAAATTAAAAATGTTATTTTATATATTATAAAAACCGACCCCGATTTTTTTGATGATTTTGAAAGTATTTTTAGAGATGCTGTAACAGAAAAAGATAAGATAAGTTTAACAAAACTACATTTAGTTATCAATCTATTTAAATCATTATATGAAAAAGTAACAAAATATAAATATATTAACATATCATTTAATTTAGATGTAATAAATGTATGTAAAAATATAATAACATTTACAATTTATTTATTAATTTTTGACGAGAGAATAATTTTAGAAAATCAGTCAGAATTTCAATATAATATTATTAAACTATTTACAAATTTATATTAATCTGAGTATATTTATAATTATATTTATAATTATAAATAATAATAGTGGTAACCCTTTACATTTCATCTCGTTTAATTTTATCACGAATTAGCATTAGATCTTCAAATACTATTGGAGGAGAACCTCTACTATGATGCGTTAATTTCGCATCATTCGTTGCTAATAGTAGTTTTTTCAATCCAGGATTTTGTGTAAACTTCGCATATTGAGCTGCATACATTTCTTGTGTATGTCTTTTCCCAAAAAAATCAGGGTCTATAGTTACTTCTATAGGTCTTAATAGTTCGCCCTTATATTTACCGCTTTTTCCACCGGCTGATTTAGCCATATCAGGTTCTTTGGAAAGTACTGTTCCAGAATCTAGAGAGAAACTTAAATAAAACTCTGGATTTGTTTTTTTGAATTTAGACCCTTGATAATAATGTTCTACACTAGCCCATTTATGATTATCCAATGTAAATGGTTCTATTTCCCCAGTTGCATCTTTTGAAACCCAAAAATTAGATAATTTTCTACGCCATTGAGGAATAGTTGCTAATTCTGAAAATTCTTTTAGTTTATCATTTGGAATTTTCTCTCCAGAACCTTTACCTGGTAAGGGTTTATCATTTGATTTTGAGTAGAATAAAAAAACTATGTCGTCATCATATAACCCTCTTAGCTTTGCTTCATTTAGATCTTCATATTGCGATTCTGTAACAGTTGTTTTCTTTAATCCTGCTTTGAATTTTTGAAAATCTGGAATTAAAGCAAATGGGCCAGCATTTTTCTCCATACATTTATCTGCTATCATTTTTTTTATATCATAAGGTATCTCACTAAATTTAAATATTAATTTTTTTTTATAGCCAACCGTTTTATAATGATCTCCTGTATAATCTTCTATTATATAAAATTCTGGAGTAAATACACCTCTATTTTCCAATACTTTATCGTTTAATTGTCCACATTGCAATACATTCTTTATATCATCTTCTTTGTATGCCTCACTAGATAACATAATAAATTTGATATTTAGGATTCTCTCTAATGTAGAAACTGCCCAAGTATCAGCCCAAAATTCACATTTTCTAATTTTTTGTTTAAATTTATCTAATGTATCAATTCCCTTCATAAATTTATACTCTTTAAGCATTTTTGTAGTAACCCTTTTTTCTTCTACTAATTTATCGTGTTGAGCTTTTACCTTTTTAGCATTTTCTGAAAGAAGTTTTTGCTCATTACGATCTATAAGCGAACCAAATTTTTGTTTTATTAATATATATTCTGCTTCCAATTCTTTTATTTTATTTGTATCAGAGAGAATAGAAGTATTATAAGAGTCATACAATTCTTTGTATTCTCTGAAAACCTCGTCAGATGCTTCTTCAGATAATTTTTTTCTTATTTTATTTACAGATGTTTGTTGTGCGATACTTGAAAATGCATCTCTTATAGTAGCAAATAAACAATCCCCACCTCCTTCATTGTCTGTAATGCTATAATTTTTATTTTTCATAAATTTCTGTATCCAATTATCTTGAGATGATTCGTGATACTTTTCTTTATAATCCTTAGCATCCTTTTGTGTTTCTTCTTTTAATTGAGGAGGGATAGGGACTCCTTGAGTTAATATAAATATGTCTTTTCTTTCTTCTGGTATTTCGTAGTATTCATTATATTCTTCATTTTCTGCATCATCGTTTTCTTCTTCATTTTCCGAATTATTTTCTTCTTTTTCTTCTTTTGTACTTTTTGTTTTTTTTAATGGAACGTCTGGTTCTAATCGTAACTTATTCAGCATATCTTTAGTAACAAAATTATATATTAATGGTTCATCCAGTTTTTCAACATCTAAATTATTATTTTCATCAAGATAATTAATATAATTAGACGCTTTAATTTCATAAACGCCAATTTGTATAACCTTATTATTATATTTAACTAAATAAATTGGAAAATAAAAAATATTATAGTCTTCAAATGTGTTTTTAACATTTCCAGGAGCTATAATTACATCTACATCTTTAATTTCCAACTGATATAAATTTGCTTCTAGTTGTAAATCACCTGAATCAACACTTTTTAATTCAGGATAGCTTATATCTGGGTTCAACTTTGATAATACCATAGTTATAATTTAATATAATATTTTTATATTTAATATAATATCAAATATAAAAATATAACAAATTATATTACCACATTACATATTTTTTCATATATTTATCATTTTTTATTTCATTAATATAAAACCACATATTTTTTCTTTTACAAACAATTTCTTCATTTTCTGGGTTATTTTCAAAATCTACTAAAAAAATTATAATCATTTCTTTATTAAATTTATTTGATTTTACAAATTTTGTCATTCCATAATAATCACAAATTAATAATAATTCTTTCAAAGTAAAATTAGAATTTTAATTCACAATTTGAGGAATTGTTAAATCAAATTGGTCATAATTTTGTTTATATATTTTATTAATTTCGGCGGTTAAAAGAGTGTCGTTTAGTTCATTTAAAATATTAGATAAATCTGAAATTTGAGACTCTGATTCGGTGGTTTCTTCATTCATTAAAAAAAATATATTATCATTTTCTTCATTTATCATTTATAAATCATTATTTTATATTTTTAAATAATCATTTAATTATATTATTTATTACACAATTCACAATAGTTATTTTACACTAATTACATATCAATCATATCCATAAATTTGAAAAGAGTTTTGTTTGTTAAGCTCTTGTAATCTTTTACTTTACTCTTAGCGATCTTTTCAATCACTTCTGTGATTGTAAAACCATCTATTTCATCATAACATTCAGCTCCATCATCCTGATATAACTCTTTATTGAACAAAATTGCAACGTTTTCAGAAAGTTCGTCTACTTCATTTTTCTTATTTTCTGTTGAAATAAACTCATAAATTAGAGCCATTAAATTTCTAGTAATTTGTATAATCGTTTCTTTATCAATTACCTCATTTTTCATAAGGTTAATAAAGAACGCGCTCAATGATTTGCGTTTCTCGTTTTCTTTATTAATTCTACAAAACTCATTGTAATTAATTGCAGGATCTATGTACTCAATTGTATTAAATAACCCCATAAACGATTTTAAACTATCCTCAAACGCAGGCTTCATATTATCATATTTGCTAATTAAGAAACAATATAGGTCTGCATATAATTTAGAATAAAATCTGTTATTTGATGCAATTTCAAATATAGCAAGACTTACTTTTCTAATATCATTTTCATCTACGCTTTCTAAAACTAATTTGTCAATAACTTCTACAATTTTACTTTTAATATCATTAAAATTTTTATCAGAGATTTTATTTAAATATGATCTGATAAGATCTATTTGACCATCCAATCCCGTTTTTTGTTCAATTTTAGTGGTTTGAAAACTCCTAATATTTTCCCAATCTTCGTCATTTACTTCCATACTTCGGTTTCCTCGTTTCTTTTTCACAGAAATTACGCCGTCTTCTGATCCGGATTTAACTAAATTTTCTTTTTTTTGAAAAACTGGAGTCTTTACATAGCTAGGGGATCCTACCTCCAAAGATATGTCTGAAATTTTTTTCATTGTATTTTCTGGTATTTCATAATTAAATCCGCTAAAAATTAGATTATTAAAATAAGTTAAATTATATTTCAAATCAGTTGTCATATCGTAATTGTTAATGTAGTATTAGAATATTCATTTATATCAATTTTTTTTTAAATATTATAATAAACCAAAACACACTTAAATAGAATTATTTAATTATATTAAATGACAAACACCAAAGAAGATTACGTGGATTTAAATAATGAAGAGGATGTGTATGACTCTTCATATGAAATAAATAATTGGGATGACTTAGATATAGATCCTAGTATATTAAGAGGTATATTTTCATATGGTTTTGAAAAACCTAGCCATATACAAAAAAAAGCTATAATACCTATTATTAAGGGTAAAGATATTATAGCTCAAGCACAATCAGGAACTGGAAAAACCGCAGCATTTACTATTGGAGCATTGTCTATAATTGATTTTAAATCTAATACTACTCAAGTATTAGTTTTATCTCCTACTAGGGAATTGTGCATTCAAACTGCTAAGGTTGTTTCAAATATTGGTGCTTTAGTTGAAGGGCTTCGTGTAAAAACAGTATTTGGAGGCTCTAATGTTGACGAAGGTAGTGTTTTTTCAAATAAAAATACTCCACATATAATTTCAGGATGTCCTGGTCGTGTTTACGATATGATGCGCCGTGATAGAATTTCTGGAAAAGATATAAAATTAGTCATTCTTGACGAAGCTGATGAAATGTTATCATCTGGATTTAAAGAACAGGTTTATAATATTTTTCAAAATTTTAATAGTAATATACAAGTTGCTTTGTTTACTGCAACATTACCTGTAACAATTAAGCCTATCATTAGTAAAATTATGAGAAATCCTGTAAAAATTTGCGTTAAAAATGAAATGTTGACATTGGAAGGTATATCTCAATACTATGTAGCTATAGAGGACGATAAACAAAAGTATTTGGCTTTGAAAGATTTATTCTCATTTTTGTCTGTTTCGCAGTGTATCATTTATTGCAATAGTGTAAAACGTGTGTCTGATTTGTTTGAGGCTATGAGGGAAGATGGTTTTCCAGTTTGTTGCATTCATAGTAATATGGATAAAACTACTAGAGACGAATCATTTAATGACTTTAAAACCGGAGGTTCACGTGTTTTAATTTCTTCAAATGTTACAGCTAGAGGCATTGATATTCAACAAGTAAGTATAGTTATTAATTTTGATTTACCAAAAGACATTCATACATATCTTCACAGAATTGGCCGAAGCGGCAGATGGGGAAGAAAAGGCGTGGGAATTAATTTTATTACTAGAAGAGATGTTCAAAAAATGAAGGAAATTGAAGGTTACTATAATTGTGAAGTTAAAGAAATGCCTTCTGATCTAAACTTTTTGCACAATGTTTAAACTATTAACATTTTTATAAAAATTATATAAATTATAAATATTTCATTCGTAAAATTGATTCATTATATTTCTAATTAAATTATAATGAATAAGGAAATATCAACAAATGAAAGTATAGAAAGTAAAAACAGTAAAATAGTTGAAATTAATGACTATTTTAAGATTCCTATTTATTATAATAATGAAAAAGTAGAAATAAAAAAAAATATAGTTAATGATTTAGAATTAGTTAATACATTAGATGAATCTAGTAATCCAATTTATACATATTTATTTAATAATAATAATGATATTTCTAAAAAAGTTGTAGAACAAATTTCAAAATATTATACAACAGATATTAAATTTTTAAAAGATACTCAGAATTTCTTAAAAACTTATAAGACTCCTAATACAAAATATACAGATTATTCTTCAAATTATAAAAATATATTAAATATTTGGAACGAAATCAAAATAGACTCTAGCTTTAAAGAAAAATATTATTATGTTGATTGGGAAATAATTGAATTTTTAAATAGATCAGAATTGTTTCTCCAATTTGTTAGCATATATAATTTATTTTCACCTATTTTATCTTTATTTATTCCAATTATTATTTTAATAGTACCATTTTTTATTATTAGAGCGAAAGGGTTGACTTTATCAATTGATGAATATATAGATGTGTTAAAAAGTGTAGCACAACAAAACGCATTAGGTAAACTATTTACTACAAATTTTAGTGAAATTCATACACAAGATAAATTATATATTATTATATCTGCAGCATTTTATTTATTTTCAATATACCAAAACATAATGGTTTGTGTAAGATTTCATAATAATATGAAAACAATACACAACCATTTTAATGAACTCAAGATATATTTGTCAAAAACATTGAATTCAATGGAGAATTATCTAATGTATACAAAGGATCTCTCCAGTTATACAGATTTTAATGAAAATTTAAGAGAAAAAATAAATGTATTAAAGAATATTGTTAATAAAATATCTTATATAACAGAATACAACCTTTTTAATATAAACAAAATAAAAGAAATTGGATATATTTTAAAATATTTCTATGAACTACACACAGATAAAGCAATTGACTCTTCAATTATGTACTCTATTGGGTTTAATGGGTATATAGACTGTTTAGAAGGTTTAATTACAAATATTAATGAAGAGAAAGTAAATTTTGCAAGATTTGTTAGTAAAAATAAAAAAACTGTCATTAAAAATAACTATTATGCTTGTTTAAAAAATGAGAATCCAATTAAAAATAACATTAAATTTAATAAAAATATAATTATTACTGGTCCAAACGCCTCAGGTAAAACGACTATACTAAAATCTAGTTTAATTAATATTATATTTACTCAACAATTTGGATGTGGGTTTTATGACTCTGCAACTTTTACACCATTTAAATATATTCATTGTTATTTGAATATTCCAGATACATCAGGAAGAGATAGTTTATTCCAAGCAGAGGCTAGAAGATGTAAGGAAATATTAGATCATATATATGAGAATAAAAGAGATAGACATTTTTGTGCATTTGATGAATTGTATTCAGGTACAAATCCCCAAGAAGCTGAAGTTAGTTCTACTGCATTTATAAATTATATAACAAAATACAAGAATATTAATTTTATGTTAACTACACATTTTATAGACGTTTGCAAAAAATTAATTAAAAATCAAAATATATTAAATTGTCATATGTCTACAGAAAAACAAGAAAATAAAATTATATTCAAATACAAGTTAAAAGAAGGGATTTCTGAAGTTAAAGGAGGGATTAATGTATTATATGATATGAACTATCCAAGAGAAATTATAGACGAGGCTCTTACTAAGTAAATTATATTATTAATTTATTAATTTATTAAATTCGTTAGTTACTAAATTAATTTATATAATCATTCTCTAAGAATATGCCGTCTTTAACAGATTTAATTAACCCTACATTTTTAATATTTTTAGGAATAGTATTACTTGTTGCAGCATTATTAGTACTATATTTTGAAAGTAAGATTCGCGATCAAAATCATAAAATTGCATCTATGTTGAGTTTAGTTTCATCATTAGCAGATGAAGTAAATAGCACAAAATTTGGTATAAGCCAGCTTGCAATGACAGGTGGAAGCTTTAGAGTACCACAATCTAATACCGATACAGATTTAGAGAAAAAAAATGTAGATGTTAATTTAATTGAAGTATCTGATGATGATAGCGAAGATAACGACAACTTAGATTCGGATAGTGAAGATGATGTATCTTTAAATAATTCCGATGATGAATCATTGAGTGATTCTGAAAATAATATTATAGAAATTAAAGAAAATACGAATTTTAAAATTTTAAAGATAAATAATAGTTTACTAAACAATAATTTACAAATTGATAATATTGATGATTTAGAAGAATCTAATGAAAGTTTAGATCCAGATAATCTAGGTGAGGATTTATTAGACTCTGATTCAGAATCAGAATCCGACTCTGATTCTGAATCAGTTTTAAGTAATGGTATTAATAATTCAAACATTCTGGATTTAAATGAAAGTAATAATAATGACAATAATGACAATAATGACAATAATGACAATAATGACAATAATGACAATAATGACAATAATGACAATAATATAGGATCTAATAATTTTGAATTTAAGAGTATAAATATATCTAGTTTAGAAGAAATTACCAATGAAACTATTGACTACAAAAAATTATCTTTAACAAAACTTAAGAGTATAGTTGTAGATAAAGGATTAGTGTCTGATTCTTCGAAATTAAAGAAACCTGAATTACTTAAATTGCTAGGAGTTGAATAAGAATATTATCTAGTAATTATATAAAATGTCTTGGGCAACCTGTTATTCTGGATCTAATAATACTCATTTCAATTTTCCTCCTATAATGTCTGATGGAAGAAATTATTCTTCATGGCAGCCTGAAGCCGTAGTTAATCAAAGAATACAAAAACAAGAAGGTATTCAATCTAATTGGGCGTATAGACAATATCTTCAAAATAACGGTATGCAAATTATGAAATATAATAATATGGAAGCTTGTTATGACTTAGGCGTTGATCCTCACGTGAAAACTGGTATGACACCTTCATCTAATGTTCCATACAAATTTTCTTCAATCTATGATACAAGTAGACCTGGATTTGGTTACAATAATAGTGATTTAAAAAATCCATATTTAACTCGTCAACAATTGAATAGTAGGTTAGTGTCACCATCTGTAAATCCTGCAAATTATCAAGCATTTACAAACCAAAAATAAATTAGATTTTATATATTTTATAAATAATTATATAAAATATATTGTAAGTAACATAAAAGTAACTTTACTTAAAATATAATGAAAATACTTAGCATAGATGTTGGAATTAAAAATTTAGCATTTTGTCTTTTTGATAAAGATATAGAAACCAATTCTTTTAAAATAAAAAAATGGGATATTGTAAATATCTGTCAACCAGAAGTATTTAATTGTGTTTTTATTGATAAAAAGAAAAATGTAATTTGTAATAAACCCGCAAAATTTAAAAAAGAATGTAAATTTTTTTGTTTGAAACATTCAAAACAACAACCATATAAGATTCCAACTTCTGAATTAAAGTACAGTTTTATAAATAAACAAAAAAATCAAAAACTAATTGAAATTGCAGAAAAATATTCTATAAAATATGATCAAAATGCAAAAAAGTCGCACTTAATTGAATCAATACATAAAGATTTAGAAAATAATTTTCTTCAAGAGATATCTAGTGTAAATGCATCTAAAGTGGATTTAATAACTATAGGATCAAACTTAAAAGATAAATTCAATTTATTATTTTCTGAAGAAGATGTTATAAATTATGTTATTATTGAAAATCAAATAAGTCCTATTGCAAGTCGTATGAAAACAATACAAGGTATGATTGTTCAATATTTCATTATGAGCAATATAAAAGCAGATAATATTGAATTTGTGTCTGCCTCAAACAAGCTTAAGGTGGTATCTAATAATGGTTGTGATAATACGGTTAATAAAATAACATATGGAGATAGGAAAAAAATGGGGATAGAAAAATGTTTAGAAATAATTACTACAGAAGAAAGATTTAACAATAAAACAGAGTACTTTAATAAACATAACAAAAAAGATGACTTAGCCGATTCTTTTTTACAAGGTATATGGTTTATAAATGATAGAAAATTATAGTAATTTAGAATAGTACGGGTTATAATATATTTTGTAAAATGTAATAAATTTTTACAAAATATAAGAGATTTTTAAAAATATATATTACAATTCGTATTACTTAAAATTAAATGATCTAATTAATTAATAATGTCTGATATTATTGAAATTTCTGAATTAGATATGAATGATGATTTTGGAGGAGATTGGAATACACCCAAGAAATCTACAAATTTTGGAGGAGGGTTAGAATTTTTAATGAATGATAAGATTAAAGAAAGCAATAGACCTAATAGTGATATTGATTTAGAAGACCTTAATAACTTAGAGAATGAACTGAATGATCTTGTAGATGATAATCAAAGTAATAGTTATAAACCTAAATCAGATTTATTTAATAAACCAAGTGTTTCTTTTGAAACATCTAGCTCAGGGAATTTTGGTAACGAGCCTTCTTTAGGTAAATTTACTTCTGAAACAGGTAATGATACAAAAACGTGGGATGGCTATGGTAAGTTCAATAATATCCCTATGAATCCAGACAAAGGATTTTCTAGTGAACCTAAACTTTCAAAGGAGGAATTACTTAGAGAAAAATTTAAATATTTAAGAAAGCTTGAGGCTTTAGAAAAGAAAGGAGTTGAGCTTTCTAAAAAATACAATATGGAGTCACCTCTTCAAGAAATGCAAGGCGAATATGAAACTATTATGGAGGAAAAATCACGGTTGAACTCTGTAAAATTTCAAGGAAATATGATGATGGCTGTTATAAATGGTATTGAGTTTTTAAACAATCGTTTTGATCCATTTGATATTAAATTAGATGGATGGGGCGAACAAATAAATGAAAATATTACGGATTATGATGATATTTTTGGAGAACTATATGAAAAATATAAATCTCGTGCTTCAATGGCTCCTGAATTGAAATTATTGTTTCAATTGGGTGGAAGTGCTATGATGGTTCATATGACAAATACTATGTTTAAAAGTGCGATGCCTGGTATGGATGATATTTTAAGACAAAACCCTGACTTGATGCGTTCTTTTCAAAATGCTGCAGTCAACTCAATGGCTCAAACAAACCCAGGGTTTTCTGGTTTTATGACAAACTTAATGAATCACGAGCCGTCGGTTCCAAATGGTATGGGACCTCCACCTCCATTAGCTACACAAGGTCCTAACTCAGTACCTCCACCATTTGGAAGACCTGGTAACAACAATTACGCAAATCGCCCTGATTTAAATATGAGTAGAAGTAATTTTACAGATGATGGAATTAGTCTTAGAGAGAATTTTGAAAGAACTGATATACAAGAAAAATCAACAAGAAAATCATCTAGACCTGAAATGAGAGGACCCAGTGATATTACAGATATTCTCTCTGGGTTAAAAACTAAAACTATTAATATACAAGAATCACCCCAACAACAAAATTCTAATATGAATGACAGCAGTACCATTAGTATTAGTGATTTAAAAGACTTACAAGGTGATGGTAATATGCCTAAGAAAAGCAGAAGAAGACAAAAATCCTCTAGTAATACAGTTAGTTTAGATATATAATTTAGATTATTAAAGAGTTAAAATATATAAATTGTATTTAATTGTAGTTATATAATTAAATACAATGGAAAAATTAATAAATGGCGATTGTTAGGTATTTAAGGGTTGTTACTGTTTTGTATAGATATAATTAATGATTCTTATGTTATTTTTCCAAAAATAGTTTTTTAATTTATAATTTAAAAAATAAATATGAAATATATTTGGTATCCATTTACATATAGGTATAATAACTTGTCTTATTTTAGCATCTTTATTTTCTGAAGTCTCTATTTTTTTTAAATGTTTTTCTGCAGAATGAATATTATCAAATTTATAACAATTAAACTCATTTACATAATTAGCATCTCCTTTTTTCTCTAAACACAAATACACTTTGTTAAACCAATTATTATTATTATTATTATTATTATTATTATTATTATTTGGTTCTGACAAAGAATATAGTAAACTGGTTTCAGTTAAAGCTGACATTATTCTTTATATTTGATTTTTATATTTATATTTATATTTTTACTTATATAATTATGCTTATAAAATTTATACAATCTCTAAGTGTTTATAATTGTTTTTTAGGTTTGATAATATATTCATAATCGGTGTCGTATTTTTATCATACAATAGAGAATCATAAATTATTCTTATATTTCCTGTTAAACTTTCTTTATTTATATGCAACCATAAAATAAATATTATAAATATAATTACCGTTACATATATATCAACATATTTAATAGGTTTATCCATTAAATAATAGTATGGTATAACCTTTATAAAAATATTAATAATAATAAAAAAAATTATATTTTTTATACTAGTTCCATATAATATCATCATTAAAAACATTATTATGTTATCTATTAAACCTAACATAATCGCAAACTTTGGGTTATAAATGGTAAAATGAAATATATATAGCAAATACCATATAAAAATCCAATATGAAAAAACTAGGTCGGCTCTTAGCGGCATAATACATTATAAATATATTTTATATAATTATTAGTAAAATTTATATATAAAAATATAATATAACTTTAACAAAATGAGTAATCAGCGTGTTTGTCAAAAAAGCGGTATTAAAATACATAACACTAGTAATAATAAGACTATTAATAATACAAATACTAATAACAATAACAATATTAATAAATATTGTATAAATACTAATGCAGAAGATCCATTAGCATTTTATAATAAACTTAAAAGTCAAAATAAATCAACTGGAGTAAGGATTTCACAAAGTGAAAATGAATATAAAGAAGATCCGTTTGAAAATGTAAATCCATTTAATATTTCCAGTCATGAGAAACAGTATGAAGCTATAAAATACGACAAACTGTCTTATAATATGATTGATCTTAATATAGAAAATTACTCAAAAAATGATTTATTTAATTTATTTGGTATTAAAACTTCAAGTTTATCAGAAGAAATTATGAAAGAATCTAAAAAAATTGTATTGAAAACACATCCAGACAAATCTAATTTAGAACCCAAATATTTCTTATTTTTTTCAAAAGCATATAAAAGATTATATGGTATTTATGAATTTCAAAATAAGACAGTAAAAAAAGAGAATGAGAGCAGCGATTATTATAATAATAATTCAAATAATAATTCAAATAATAATTCAAATAATAATTCAAATAATAATAGAGATAATAGAGATAATATAAATAATAAAAATAATAAAAATAATAAAATTATAGATGAAAAAGATACAAATCGTTTGGTTTTAGATAGAATGTTTCATCAAAACAAAGCATTAAAGGATAGTAATAATTTCAATGAATGGTTTAATAACCAATTTGAAAAATACAAACTAGAAGATCCCAATGTAATTGGTTATGGTGACTGGTTAAAATCTGATGAAGATATTATTTCTATGGAAAATGTATCACAAACTAATATGGCTTCAGAAATAGAAAAAAGAAAAAAAATTGTGCAATCTCTTACAAAATATACAGGTGTAAATACAATGTACTCTCATTCTTCATCAGGAACTTCTTTAATGGATAATAATAACAATTTTACTTCTGGAACACTTTTTAGTAATGAAGGAATGGGGTTCACTGATTTAAGACAAGCCTATGTAGAATCTGTAATACCTGTTACGGATGAGGATTATAACAAAATTCAAAAATTCAACACTGTGGACGAATATAAGAGGCAACGTGAGTCAACGAATGTTAAACCTCTTGATAAAGAAGAAGCTATGAGACAATTATATAAGGAAAATAAACAAAAAGATGAAGAAAGTGCAGCTCTGGCTTATTATTATGCACAACAAACTGAAAAAGCTAAAAAAAATGAGGATATATTTTGGTCATCTATAAAAAATATAACTAATTGGTAAAAGTATATAAATATATTTTGAATTACTTATTATGGGCTGCGATTATTATGTTTTAGTTTATTTGGAAATAGAACATACAAAAGGGATATCCTATTGTGAATTACCTATAATACGCGGATATTATGGTGAGATGGATTACGGTGTATATGATAGTGACGATGAAGAAAAAGATAGATACTATAATTCAAGGGAATATGAAAAATTGTATAGAAGAATGGTAAAACTATGTTTAACACCAAGAAATCATATGATTATTTATTTGAATGGTTTATTTATCAAAGAAAAATTTAAAAATAAATATTTACCTATTATTCAAGATAAAATAACTGGAAAAACAGAAAAAATTTGGCTTAATTATGTAGATACAGGTGAGTTAACAGATATAAGACAAATTATAAAAATAACTAAAAAAGAAATTCGTAATCAAAGATAATAATCATATTTTGTCTAAGATTATGTATTTACAAAATTATATTATTTTATTGTTTTATTATAATTACAATTATAATGAAAATACAATTTGAAAACGGGTTATTCATATTTAGAAGAGACTTTAGAATAGTTGATAACAATGGACTTAATTTGTTAAATGAACAATGTAAAAATATATATACTATTTTTATATTTACACCAGAACAAGTTGGAAGTAATAATGACTATAAGTCTGACAATTCAGTACAGTTTATGATTGAATCGCTTCAAGATCTAGAAAAAAAAATTAAGACAGCTGGAGGTCATTTGTATACATTTTACGGCCATAATGAAAAAGTTATTGATGAGTGTATTAGTAAATTTAATATTGATATTGTGTGTTATAATATAGACTATAGCCCATATGCGAAAGAACGCGATGCAAAAATAGTTAACTTATGTGAAAAAAGGCAAACTTATGTTATGTACGATTATGATTATTATCTTCATACACCAGATCAAATTGTTAGTGGTAGTGGTAACCCATATGTCAAATTTACACCATATTACGAGGCTGCATTAAAAACAAAAGTAGACCAGCCAAAACAAATGAGAAATCTTCATTTAACTAGTTTTAAAAACAACAAAACACAAACACATTTAACTAGTGAGATCAGTTTAGATAAAGCAATGAATAAATTTACTAAAATAAACTCTGACATTTTAGTACGTGGAGGAAGAGATGAAGCAATTCGTGTTTTAAGGAAAGCAATTACTTCTCAAAAACATTACAACAAAACGCATAATCATTTATCTGAGAATACTAGTTTATTAAGTGCATATATTAAATTTGGTTGTCTAAGTATAAGAGAGATTTATAAATCATTTAGACATAATCGTGATTTTATTCGTCAACTTTTTTGGAGAGATTTTTATGGACAAATATTGTATAATAATCCAAAGGTTTTAGGGTATGCAATGAAACCTAGTTATAATAAAATTAAATGGCATCATAATGAAAAATGGATGAATGCTTGGAAAAATGGTACCACTGGTTTTCCAATAGTAGATGCAGGAATGAGACAATTAAATACAACTGGTTATTGTCATAATCGTGCAAGATTAATAGTAGCTAGTTTTCTTATTAAGACATTGCTAATAGATTGGAGAAAAGGAGAGAAAATATTTGCAGAAAAATTGACCGATTATGATCCTGCTTCTAACAACGGTAACTGGCAGTGGTGTGCATCTACTGGAGCTGATAGTCAGCCTTTTTTTAGAATTTTTAATCCTTGGCTTCAACAAGAGGAACACGACCCAGATTGTGAATATATTAAAAAATGGGTACCTGAATTAGCAGAATTAGAACCAAAAATAATTCATACTTGGTATAAAGAATGGGGATCACATAAAGAGGTTAAATATAATAAACCTATATGTAACTATGAAGAACAAAAAGAAAAAGCATTAAAAATGTATAAAGCAATATTTTAGTTATTTATTTTAAATTTAATTATTATTTAAAATAAATGGAAAAAGAAAAAGAAATATTCATATTTGAAAAAGAGTGTTTTAAATTTGTTAGAATAGATAAAAATAAATATAAATTATCATTTTCTATGGAAAATAAAAATATAATTTTATCAAATATTTTGGATTTTAATTTAATTAAGCTTATATATGATTTAAATGGTGACATATATGAAAAAGTGAATATTGAACAAATTAATAAAAACGAGGCTGTTTGTACACTACTGATAAAGAATTTTTTTGAAGATCTAGGATTTTCGCAAAAATATTCTCATCTTCATATAGAAAAATTATGTGAAAAGGATAAGGTAATATTTAAAAGTAAAACAATTCATTCTGAAAAACCAACCAGTATTCCTGAAGATGCTGAATTATTATACATTAAAGATATGATTAATATTTGTGACATTATTACACCTTATAAGATAGATTTTGCATTTTATATAAATTTTGACTCTGAAATGGTTATACCCAATTTTTCAGAAAAATTGGTTGGTGTTATACTTAACAAAATATTTAAACGTGTAAAACAATTTATAGAGAATATTAGATTATAATGTATTAAAATAAAATGTTTCATATTATTGCAATTAATGAATTAATAAACATATTAATTAACAGATTAGTCATTGACATAATAAAAGTATTTAAACGTATAACTTTTGTATTTAATTCTTTTTTTATAATTCTTAGTGAATTATTTTTATTTACAATTAAAAAAGATTTTACACTTTTTGTTGATAATTTAACTTACAGACTTTCATTGATTAATATTTTATATGTTAAAATTTTTCAAGCAATTGCTTTAAATCATAACTTAATAGATGATAAAATAAATAATAAATTATTAAAATTTACGGATAATGCTCCTTGGTCATATTCTGATATAAGATTAGATGAATTAATTGAGATTTCTAATAAATATAATATTATATTTGAAGGAGGCTATGAAAAACCAATCAATTCAGGTATGATATCTTTAGTATTTAAAGGACAACTACTTCATAAAAGCAGTATGATACCAATTATTATTAAAATGAAACGAAATAACATAGAAGATAATTTAAATGATGCAATAGATAATTTGCAATTTTTGATAAATATTTTAGAATGGTTTACACTGTTTGATAAATATAATATTTCTGAATTAGTTAATAAGAACATTGACATTATTTTAAAGCAAACAAACTTTAAAGAAGAAGTAGATAATATGATTAAAATAAAGAAAAATTGTAAAAATATTAAATATGTTAAAATACCAGATGTTTATACAGAAGTAACAAAAGAATACCCAAATTTTATTATGATGGAATACATAAATGGGTTAAAAATACATCAAATAGAAGAAACTGACTATTACGGTTTTGCGAAACAAGTACTAAAATTTGGGTTCGTTTCAACGATTGTTCACGGAGTAACTCACGGTGATTTACATAGTGGAAATATATTATTCATTAAAGATGAAAATGATGAAAAATATAAATATAAAATTGGTGTATTAGATTTTGGAATTATTTATGAATTGGATAACGAATATAAGGTTTCACTTTTTGAATTATTAACAGAAATGTTCACAATACCCGTTAAGGAAGCTGCTATTAAACTATTAGATTCTGTTATTATTAAACCATCTGGTATATTAAGTAAATTACAAAAAGAAGATTATGAAAATATTGTAAATATGTTATCAGTAATACTAAATGATACAATTCACGTATCAAAAAAAGCAAATCAAATACAAATTTACAAGTTTTTATCAAGCTTTAAAGATTATGTTATGAAACCTGAAATATCAAATCTCGGAATTAAACTTAGTGACAACTTTGTAAAAACTCAATTAGTACTTGCTATGGCTCACGGAATTACTCTAACATTATGCAAAGACAATTTTATGGAATTGGCGGATACAGTAATAAATGAATTATTTCATACGAATCTAATAGATATTTAGTTTTAACTTGTTAGTGTCGTTTACATTTATATTTGTACTTTTTTTGTTTGCGAATGTCCGTATTTATACTTTTTTCTTGATTTTGTTGCTAAAATAAATGCTTTTTTCCCGTGATTACAGCCTTTTTCTAATATATTATAATCAATTGCCGAAGATTTTCCGCCAGTTATTGAACTAGCAAGTCTCGCAAACCCCCAAGATTGAGGTGTTTGATTTGGTCTTGATCCAGATGAATAATATGCGCCTTCTCCTTTTTTAACAATTTGTTGCAATGATGATATAGAACAACCTGTAGCAAGTGATAATTCTTTATTTGGTGTTATTTTTTCTACATTATATATTTTACGAGCGTTTACTATATGTTTTGAAGGTTTACTCTTATAAGAGGACACTTTTTTTCTAGTGTAATATTTATCTTTTTTATAAAATCTTTTAGATTTCATCAACATTTTAATTTGTTTTTGTTTATCTTTTTTTGATAAATTTTTTGGTAAATAACGAATAGGAATTTTTATATTTCGCATTTACAATGAGTATATAATAAAAATATTATAAAATTTTATTTTACTATTTTGTATGTTTTGCATAACTTATTTATTAATTTAGGTTATCTCTGTTACGATGTGATCCGTGTAATTGAAAAAAATCATCTACATAAGAAAATGGCAGACTTTTAATTTCATTATACTTTTGATTCATCAACTCAATTCTAGTAATACACTTTTGTTTATCTAATTCTAAATAAGGTATTAAATTTTTAATTTTATAATATATATTATCTACAATTTGCAATAATGTATTATTTTCTGTTTCATTTAATTCGTTAAACTCAAATACTATAACATTTTTGTATTTTTTATATTTTTCATCTATTATATAATTTTTATCTTTTCTTTCTGAACAAACAAAAAATAAATTATATGAATCTTTATAAATATCTATTAATTCGTCTATATTTAAGTGATGACTTTTAAAAACAATAATATTTTCAAAATTATTATCAAATATATTATATAAATCCTCCTCCCATCCTCCAATAATTCGTTTATCAAATAATTCTGGTATGATACCGTATATTGCATTTATTAAAAATGTACTTGCTGTATTAAGAGGGGACGTTTGAATAATAAGGGTTTTCATATATTATACAAATAAATTATTTATTCTTATTTTACGTGAAAATAACATCTAAATGTAAATGTAAAATAGGATAATTGTCATATCCCAAGACCACACCATTATATGTGAAGGAGTTTATAATCAACTATAAAAAGTCATTGCAAACTTTTTTTTGATAAAGAAAGACAATCAGGATATATATAATTTACGCGTTTTTTATTTACAAGATAATTTATAGTTTCATTCATTATTCTTCCAGATGATACTAATTCATCCAACAAAATAATATTTTTTCCTTTCAAATCGGCATTTATTTGTTGACATATATAATATTCTCCATACATTTTCATAATATGTTTGCTATAAATATCATTTATAGTATGATACGTTTGTTTATTACAATTATATTCTGACCGTGTTAATTTAATTTTATAATTAGGTAAACCGCAAAAATGTAGAAAATATATATTATAAAACCATTTAAATAGTTTAGATCTATTTATATAATATTTAGATCTAATGGAATATATATCACTGTCTATAATTAACTTAAGAACAAACAAAGAAAATGCTTTGGCCACTAATCAGATTTATCTTAATAAATCTCCAGAATTTCAAAGATGTTATGAAGCGTGGGATGATAAACTAAGAACAAGGTTTATTGAATCTATTATTCTTAATAGAGCAACTAACCCTATTTGGACTGTATTGAATGAAGATAATGATTCAGAAGAGATATTAGATGGTATGCATAGAATTACAACAGCATTATCATTTTTAAATAATGAATTTAGCACTAATAAGAATTATTTATTGAGCTTAGATCCAGAGAAATATAATAAAAAAACATTCAATGACCTTGACTCAGATGATAAAGCTAAAATTAGAAATTATAACTTTATCTTTAATAAATTAGATTCATCATATAGAAAAGACTTAAATAAATTAAAAGATATGTATGAAATTTTAAACCGTTCGAGTAAAACATTAAATGATTATGAGTTTAACAAAGTAATATTAAATCCATTTTATGATATTATTAGCAAACATAAAGAATTATTTATAAAAAGCAATTTTTTTTCAAAAATTAAAGATGCTCGTGGAAACATTGATACTGAGTTAATAGAAATGATTGTGTTATCATTTCAATTACCAAATTGTTGGTCTTCAATTAATAGTTTAAAAGAGGAGTGGATTAAAAACTCATTTGGAGAAACATCAGAGGAGGTAATCAGTTACATTAAAAATAATGGTGAAAATCTAGAAAATAAATTACTCTATATGTCAAAAATTATAAGCATTTTTTACCAAAGAAATCTATTTTCAAGAGATACAAAAACCTTTAAAAAATTTTTCTTACCATACAAATTTATTGTTTCTAGATGTTGTTATTTAATTAAAGGATATCCCTTATTTAATAGAATATCAGATAATATAATTGAAAATTTTAGAAAAGAAATTCTTGTAGATGAAATACAATCAAACTTAAATTGTAATTCTAGAAATGCAATATTCCAAAAGAAACTTATTGAAAAAATTGATGGAATTATTGAAAATGAACTTAATACAGACGGAATAAAAAGAACATATGATAAAAAAACAATTCTAGAAAAACTATGTGAACAAAAAAATATGTGTCCAGAATGTAATTTAATAATCAAGGATTGTGATGATTACGAAGGAGATCATATTATGCCTTGGACTGCAGGAGGTCCAACAATACCAAGCAATTTACAAATATTACATAAAAGATGTCACGAATTAAAGTCTGCGTTCTAAAATTATTATTTGTAATATTATTTCTCTATAATAACTTCTTTTGCTATATTCCTTATAATTTTATCCTCTTTTTCAGAATCATTATCACCTCTTCCACCCATTGCTTCTATAACAAGCTTATTATAATGATCTGAATATAGAGATTCACTTTTCCCACAATCAGGATGTTGTGCTTTAAATTCCGGAAGCATTTTTGAATTTTTATGCGCAATGTGCTTTATTGCTTTTCTCAAATGTTTTTTTTCATCGTTTTCTTTTTCCCATTTATTCTCATCTTTTACATACATTACCTCTCTCTTGGAATCACTACAGTGAACAGGTCTCTTGTGAATATCTAATGCTTTTAAGTTTTTAACTATTATATTTGATATACCTTCAACAAACCCTAATTTACCAACACTTTCTAGGTCAGATAGTTGTAATTTAACAGAATCAACAAAGTCTGTAATATTCATTGCGTCTTTACAATGTTCATTTAAAAACACATTTAGGTTGAATGTTTTATTATTGATATTGTTTATATTATTATTTATATTTTGAACAGGTTGAATTTGTTTGCAAATCTCTAGTATAATTTCCTTGAATTCTTTATTTTGATCCAAAATTAATTGTTTTAAATCTAATGTCTCTTTTGAAAGTTTTTTATTTTTATCTATAAGAGTATTCATTGTATCTTTATCAGATAACATTATTGTGTCACATACTTGTAATTTGCATATTTTTTTATGAGCACATAGAGTTGACATATGTTTATATATTTTACCACATTCGCACATTAGTTTATTTTCGGCATTTTTTTCATTAGGATTTGTTAGGTTTTTATGTTTCAGTGTCATCAAATGTGTTTTATAATTACTAAGTTTGCAGCATTTGAAGTGACATATATTACATTCAAAAATCTGCATTGAATTAGGCATTTTTTCGTTAGGCATTAAATACTAATATAACCTAATAAAAAAATGCCTAAATGTTTAGTAATGTAAAATATAAAAAATTATCATAACAAATTGGGAATTATTTTTTTTGCGACCACACGCTAATTTTCAATTATGCAGTAAAACTACGTTTTTCAAGGACTGAAACTCCCTTTTTGGTTTTTGGACATTCCAAAAATGTCCAAAAATGAATTTCTGAAAAAACTTTTGGGAAAAATAATTCGTCGGTTTCTTTAAGTTATTTAATAAAATATATTATTTCTCTATAATAACTTCTTTTGCTATATTCCTTATAATTTTATCTTCTTTTTCAGAATCATTATCACCTCTTCCACCCATTGCTTCTATAACAAGTTTATTATAATGATCTGAATATATTGACTCGCTTTTCCCACAATCAGGATGTTGTGCTTTAAATTCCGGAAGCATTTTTGTATTCTTATGAACTATGTGTTTTATTGCTTTTCTCAAATGGTTTTTTTCTTCATTTTCCTTTTCCCATTTATTCTCGTCTTTTACATACATAACTTCTCTCTTAGAATCACTACAGTGAACAGGTCTCTTGTGAATATCTAACGCTTTTAAGTTTTTAACTATTATATTTGATATACCTTCAACAAACCCTAATTTACCAACATTTTCCAAATCTGACAGTTGAAGCTTAACAGAATCAACAAAATCTGTTATATTCATAGCATCTTTGCATTGTTCATTTAAAAATACATTCAAGTTGAAAGTTTTATTATTACTATTTACATTTTGTGAATTCACAATATTATTTAATGGTTGTATTTTTTCAACTACTTCTAATACCATATTTTTTAATTCAGAATTTTCTTTTATAAGAATCATTATAAGTTCTTTATCTGTTACATCTTCTACATTTATTTTATCATTATTACATTTTTTTTTATGAGTAAACAAGCTTTGTCTATGTTTATAAATATTTCCACATTCACATATAAATTTTTTGGAAGGTTCCGCGTCAGTATTTGTCAGTATTTCAATGAGTTTTTGATGTTTAGGTGTCATCAGATGTCTTTCATATTGACTTTTTCTACACGTAACATAGGCGCAACTTTTACAATTAAATATTTCGGAACTTTTTGTACTTTTTTTGTCAGTCATTTGTAAGTATAAAATACTTATATAAAAAGTTCCTAAATAGTTATTAATTAATATTACAAAAAATTATCGTAACAAATTGAAAATTATATTTTTTGTGACCGCACGTTAATTTTCAATTATGCAGTAAAACTACGTTTTTCAAGGACTGAATCTCCCTTTTTGATTTTTGGACATTCCAAAAATGTCCAAAAATGAATTTCTGAAAAAACTTTTGGGAAAAATAATTCGTTGGTTTCTTTAAGTTACTTTTTATATATTATAATATGTCTTATTTAGTTAATTTTAATTAACTACATAAATATTTCATATTATATAAGTAAAATGTCTACATATACTTGTGATAAATGCAGTAAATTATTCAGTAAAAAATCTCAGTATGATCAACATAATAAACGTAAGAGGTCTTGTGAAACACAAATAGATAAAAATAAATATCTAATTGATAATGCCATTGAAGAAAAAATAAATGATATAAATAAAAAATTGATTATAACTAGTGATGAAATAGTTAATCAAACAGAATATATGAATAATAAGAAAGTAATAACTAAAAAACCAAAACCTATATTAATTATAGAAGATGATGAACAACCTCAAGGTATAAATTCAGAAATTGGAGTAGATATTAATAAAATATATAATGAAGACTGTGTTTTAGGTATGAAAAAAATTAAAAGTGAAAGTGTTGATATTATAATTTGTGACCCACCATATAATATTGGAAAAGATTTTGGTAATGATAGTGACAAACAAAAAATGGACGATTACTTATTATGGTGCGATATTTGGATTTCTGAATGTTTAAGGATATTAAAACCAGAGGGAACACTCTATATTTATGGATTTAGTGAAATTCTTTCTTTTATAAGAACACGTATTTATTGTAATGTTAGATGGTTAATATGGCATTATACAAATAAAGTAACGCCATCACTTAATTTTTGGCAGAGAACTCACGAAAGCATCTTATGTTGTTATAAAAATAAGCCTATATTTAATAGAGATGATGTACGAGAACCGTATACAGAATCATTTTTAAAAAATGCAGCAGGTAAACCACGCAAACCAACAATTGGCAGATTTAGCAATGGTGATAAAGAAACTACATATACAGCTCACGAGGGAGGTGCTTTACCACGAGATGTAATCAAGGTTCCTGCTTTAGCAGGTGGTGCTGGTAAAAAAGAGCGAGTTGATCATCCAACACAAAAACCACTAAATTTGTGTGATATATTAATAAAAGCATCAATAAATAAAAACGCACAAACCTTATTGGTTGTTCCGTTTGTCGGTTCGGGGTCAGAATGTGTTTCGGCAAAAAAAAATAATATTAATTTTATTGGATTTGAAATAAATAGTGATTATATTAAAATAGCAGAAGAAAGATTATTTACATATGAAGAATAATCTTATGTAAAAGTATTTGTAATAAATTGAATTATTTCTGAATTATTTCTTACTCGGGTTAAAGAATCCTTTACATCTGAATAATTGAACCACATACCCTCAGAACTCTCGTTAGATTTATTCCCTTGGTTTGTTATTTTTTTGTCTTCAATTAATTTAACAAATGTATTTCTATTCATTAACCAAAACTTCACCTCTTCATAACCAATACCACATAGCAATAATATATTCCATTTATGTTTTATTTCTACGTGTTGCCATTTAAAATCATCGTCGCTCCAGTGTCCAGATGATTTTTGTTCTACATATATTGTTTCTCTTGAAGCTAAATGTATTTTATGATCATACCCGGTTTCATTTTTACCTTTGCTTCTTTTTTCTAATATTGAAAACTTAGATCTTGCAAAATCTTCAAGAGTAGTTCCCATTCTATTACCTCCACCAATTCGTATAAATTTTTTGATACTTTCTGGAGAGTTATGAATATTATATCTATCTATTTGAGTAGGTTTGTTTTTTTCATTATATTTTTCCCAGAATACATCTTCATCTGTAATATTATTAGATTCATTATGTGCTTCGTCATCCTCAATAATTAATAAAATCTTATTTTTATTCTTATATTTTTTAACTCGTGTAGTAATAGTTTGTTCTTCCATGTTTCTTCTATATTATTATAATACTTATTTAAGAATTTTAATTCAATTTTTTATAAAAATAACTAAACATATAATATACATATTTTATTATGAATTTAATCTTAGATATGGATGGAACTTTAATAGATCATTATTATTGTACAAGAAAATGTGACATTATAATAATCCCACGACCATATTTGAGTGATTTTTTGACTTTTGTATTTGATAATTTTAATCGTGTTAGTATATGGACAAATGCAGATGAAGATTGGTATAAAAAGGTTTACGAAAAAGTATTAAAACATTATATTCCAAAAAATAAATCATTTCATTTTATAAAAACACGAACATACAACTCTACAATTATTAAACCATTAACATTTATTTATAATATTTATCCTGAATATAATAGCTCTAATACAATTATTATAGATGATAACCCTAATACTTATGTTAATAATACTGATAATGCAATACCTATACCGACATTTTTATATTTAATTCACGATGATGAATTGTTAAAAACTATAACAGTATTGAAACTTTTTTTATTATTCCAGCCTACATCAAATGTATTATAAATATAAAATTGAAAACAGTTAAATACTTTACATAACATATTATTATGTTAGCAGTATTTGATAATTTTGAAATGAATCCTACTTTTATATTTATTGATGGTAGCTACTATTGTTTTTATAGATATTATGCTTTACATAATTGGTGGAAAAATGCATATCCAGAGGAGAAATTAGTAGACCCATTAATAAACCAAACATTTGTTGATAAATTTAAAAAAACATTTGTAGAAAATATAAAACAATTACCCAAAAAACTAAATATAAATAAAGATATAACCCCTATAATAATTGTAGGTAAAGATTGTAAGAGAGAAAATATATGGAGAATGGAGTTATTCTCACAATACAAGGGAACTAGAGTAAACAATGATGGTTTTTTGGGAGGTCCATTCTTTAAAATGGCGTACGAAGAAAACTTATTTGTAAAAGGTGGAGCAAAGGCAATTTTAAATCATTCTAAATTAGAAGCTGACGATTGTATTGCTATATCTGTTAAGCATTTAGTTAATAAATACCCAAAGTGCAACATTTATATTATAACAAGCGACAGAGATTATTTACAATTAAAATCAGAAAATGTCCATTTATACAATCTTGCTTTTAAAAATATAGGTGAAAATAAAAGTTCTACTGGAAATGCAAAAGATGATTTATTAATTAAAATTATAATGGGCGACTCAAGTGATAATATACCTGCTATTTTTCCAAAATGTGGTCCAAAAACTGCAGAAAAATGTATTAAGGATCCTGAATTCTTTAAAAAGAAAATGGCGAATAATGAAGAATATTATAAACAATTTGAATTAAATAAAAAACTAGTTGATTTTGATAATATACCAAGTGAATTAGTGGAAGAGTTTACGAATAATCCTACAAATACTAAATAGTAAAACCAAATAAACAATCTAGATAATAATATAAATATTTTTTATAGTATTATCATTATGAATATTACTAATTTACCAGAAGATAATAAAATGTTAAACATTAAAAATTTTTTATTAGATCCATTATCAGTAATAATTAAACTAGCGATTATAGGAAATAAACCAATTGGAACAAAATTATTAATACAAAACAATGTAATATATTTCCAAGAACCCGGTGTGTTTCAAGCAGTATGTAGAATATTTTTTAATTCAAACAGAAGTGATTTACAGTATATGTACAATCCAATACAATTAGCTTGTCAGCATTTTTTATCTAAGGATTTTATTCAAAAAACTCCTAGAATTAAGAATTTGTTTTTATGTGCGCAAAATGGTCTAAAAAAATTAATGGAAACTTACAAGAATTGTTCTATTATTACACTATGCTTGAATTATTATTTAGCTATTATTACAAACTATGTAGAGCAAAAATTTAATGATAATATATTTTACAAAGACGGTATGACAAACTTGTATTCCGTAGATATAACTAATGCATTATATGGACAATGGAGTGACGAAAAAATAAAATTAGTTTTAGATATTATTTCATTTTTAATGAAAGATACATTAGCATCAACTACTGTAAAATCATTAGAAAATATTATGGAAAATATAGATCAAGCAACACAAGTAATTTTAACTAGTGTATAAATATCCTTACATATTTAGTATTTGTATTTACACGGTTTAAACTAATTTTATTTTAAAGTTATATTATAAGTATGACTACTATTCCAAATGAATTAAAAATAACTATTAATACAAGCATACCCGGTTTTCAAAAAATTACTTATAAACCTAGTATGAGTATTCCAGATATAAGTAAAGATGATAATGTAGTTATGTTTAACCCTTTAATAAAATTAAAAGAATCTACAATAGAGAAAATTCCTGAAAATATGAGAATCAAGGAATTTTTTAACAAAGGATTGTTTGATTCTTTAATAAATTTTCACGGATCACAACCAAAAAAAACATTAGATGTAGCTACAAAAGAAGGTATAGTAGATAATAACATAAAAGTTACATTGAATACCATTTTACCTGAAAACAGTGTAATTTATATAAATAAGAAACCTTATGTAATCGCAGATGTTCAATGGACAAAAGGAGATTGGAAGATTGATACAAAAAAGAAAAAAGAAGAATATGATAGTAGTAAAATAACAGACCCGTACTTGTATTCAGCTGTTGTAAAAGATGAAATAATTAGTGGAGAAAAAGAATTAGGTAGTTTATCAGAAAATATATTATATGGTCCTAATTATGATGGTCCAAAAGATAATGTTATTTTAAATAAGACATCATCATTAGATAAAGGGTTAGGGTTAGGGTTAGCAACTGGAATTACAAAGCCAGTAGCAAGCAATTCTTCTTTACAAGATCAGCAAATACTTAATCCACCTAGTAATCAACAGGTACAACAATCAACGTCTACCCCTATACCTATAGCTATAGCTAATTTACAAAAGCAACATACATTGTCTATAGAAAATAACTCGCATACAAGTAATATTTCACAACCTCAACCGAATGTAGAAACTAAAGGAATAATTAATCCTACACCGCAAATTACAAAACAACCTACATTAACAATAACAAATAATAGCTCAAAATTTGAGGATTTAACGAATGAAGTAAATGAACCTATACCAGAAACAATACTAACATCTAATATTACATCTACAAAGAATATAAGGGCTTATTTTAAAAACCCAAAATATTATAATTTTATCAATTTATTATTTAAAAACTTTACACCATCCGAGCAACGAATGATAACGAGTGTATATTTAAATACTACTTCTATAAATGTGAAATTATACTCTAATAATATAAGTGAGTCGGCTTACACTGAAACTATAAATGGGTTATCCATTGTAAATAATACAGGTGAAGGTGATTGTTTTTTTATAGCTATAGCAGATGCTATAAATTACCATAATTATAAAAATCAAAATAATAAAAAAAATAGAATAACTAATGGAATTTATGGAAATGGTAATAACCTATTTACAAAAAATTATTTAAGATCAATTGTAACGGATTATTTCTTGAATCTTAAAGATATAGATCATTATTTAGAAGTTGCTGAAATAAATGCTGATCAATTAAATGACCTTTTTAAGAAACATATAAAAACAATAGAGAAAACAATGTCAGAAAATGGTCAAACTGGCGATATCGGAGAAGATGTTTATATAAATATAGTAAATGATTTGTATTTATCTTCTGACAATTTTTTAATAACCAAAACAGATAAAATACCTGTTATCATAGATAATTATTATAAACCATATACTGTTGTAAGTAAATCTCAAATATCAAAATATATGAATAGTTCTTATTACTGGGCAAATGAAGTAGCGTTTAAAGCTGTTTGTGAAAAATTGAATCTAAATGTCATTCCAATAGAATATCAAAATGGGCAAATGAGGATACCATTTATGAATTTAATGGATGATTGTGCAAATTGGAATAGATATGTATTTTTGTTGTATAAAAATAGTCATTACGAATTAATAACATTTACCAACATTTATAAAAAAATAAGCAAACAACCTTCTATAAGTAACAAACTCATTAAAGACAAAATCTCTATTTTTAATAAAAATTCTAATATAATTCCGCCATTTTACATAATATTTTTAATTTTCGCTTCATATTATATTAATTTAGATGATGATAGTAAAAACAAAATTGTTTTGTTATCACAAATATTTAATACTATAAATATTTCGTTTAACAATATTTATAAAAATCTTAACGATCCATTATATAAAAACTATCTTACTGAGTTTATAAAATATTTTCCAAATAGTAAAAATAAATTTACTACAAATGCATTACAAACAGCTGGAGAATACCCCCCATATTATAATCGTGGTTATTATAATAATCCATATTATTATAATAATCGTGGTTATACCCCTTATGTAGAAAATAGAATGATTAAAAGCGAACACAAATCAGGTGGACCAAATATTTGTTATTACATAACTATTGATATGGAGTTACAACCAGGTAAAAGCTTAACTCCAGGACAAATGAGTAATTTAAAATGTACTAGAAAATGGAACTCTGTAAGAAAAGCATATAGTGAGTTGACAGGTCAAAAATATATCATAAAACCAGTTTACAATCAAGAACCGATTAATTCTAATAACCGAAATATAAATAATGACAAATATAAAACTAGTAAAAGACGTCCGAATAATTTTAATAGAACTAGAAATAGAAAAGGTTAATAATATCAATACTTATATTTGAATTATTTACCATAAAATTTACGTAAAAATAGAGAAATAATTAATAAATAAAATGCTAATATAGATACAAAGATTAGAAATATGTACAAGAGAAAATTATAAAACGACATTTCAATTAAGTAACTATTTAATTTATCTTTAAGTTTTTATAATTGTTAATGATAACAAATATAAAAATTATTTATCATAATTGTATTTTTCAAAGTCAAATTTAGCAAACGCTTGTTTTTGCAGTAAATGTTGTTTTTCCCTTTTCGCCTTTTCTAATACAGCAATAGCCGATGCTAATTCTGTTTCACTAACAACACCATTATCATTCGTATCCATTAAATTCTTCAACACTCTATAATTATGTGGTACAATGCATAAATTACTATCCTCATTAAATAAATGTTCGGATAAAATAGTAAATACAGCAGTTAGACCTAGAGCAGTATAAATATCACGAGTACCCATCCAAGCCATAGAAAATACCAGTAATTGTTTACTTACGGTATATTTCATATACTCTTCAGTTGATTTGCTAAATTGTATACTAATAAATTTAGATCCAACGTTGAGTAAAATCATAATAACTCCTGCAAAAAACTTGCTGTTATTTAAATACATTACGTGACTGTTCATATAGCTAATTGCATTTATAATAGGTGTAAATATACTTGTTTCTCCTCCTGTTTGGATGATATTATTTTTTGTCATTATACTAAAATAATATATTATTATAAATTTTTATAAAAATTACATTATTCCAAATCTTTTAAACAGATTTGTTACATTATTTTTATGTTTATTATAAAAGCCCTCTGTATAAATACGCGCATTTCTTACGTATGGTCTATATTTTTCACGTATAAAAGGAGTAAAGGTCTCTTTTTGTGACGTATGATTGATTGTACCTATATAAGAAATACTAATTATAACTATAATAAGAAAAATGTAATAATATAAATATTCCATTGTATACTAATAGTTTAAAAAATATTATACAAAATATTGCAATAATTAATATAGAGAGAATTCTTCTGAAAATGATCCACCTTCATAAGGAGATACTGAGGTAGATTCCCTCATAAAATCAGTTACCGGAATAGAATTGGATTGTTTTCCCTTTTGTATATTTCGTTCTTTTCCAATAATATCAAACCCTTCTACAGGTTTATTTGTTTCAGGTTTTTCTACAAGTTTTTTTGTAGAAGGGGATGTAGTAGTTAATTTATTTAACGCAGGTTTCGTTGTAGTATCTAAAGATTCGTTTGAATTAACTTTAGAACTAACTATTGGTAGTTTATTATCACTAGGTTTTTTATCTGTATTTGAAGTATCTGTAAATCCTTCTAGATAACCAATATCACTATTATTAAACATAATAATAATAATTAAAACAGTTACAACTCCTAAAATTTTGTTAGTATAACTAATAACTAATAGTAAAGAAATTAGCAAAGCTCTCCCTAAAGGGGTATCTACTAAAAAATTAAAAAAACGCGATTGGCTCAATAAAATAACTAATAATAACATAGTTACTACGCCCATATTGGTTTTACTAACTAACTTAAAGTTCATTATATAAATATTCTTATATAATTTATTTATAAAAAATAATTTAACTATGTTTTAAAAAGCATTTTAATTTAACAAATTCAGTCTGTTTAACAAATTATTATCTTATTTTTTATTAAGAATGTCTTTAGCAATGTATGCAGCTCCATTTAATGATAATTCAAATAATAATGATGAAGCAGATAATAATTTTATAAATAAAAAAAAACAAACACATAATAAAACTCAAAAAAGGATCCCTAAAGAAAACTTTGATACAGATAAAGTAAATTCTGTTTTAGAAAATATACATAATAATTTAAAACCAGATGATTCTGATGACCACAATCATCTAGGAGATTTTAATCCGCCGCCAATGCCTCAATCCTCAGGTGTTACTAGAACGAATGATACTACAGAACATATGTCAAATATGACTAATAATAACAATCAAATTATGTTTAGAACATTGGGTAGAGCGCCGCAACCAAATTATGATAGTAATACTGATTTAGACTTGAATAATTTTACTACAAATTATGGTGACCACAACACTAATGAGCAATACTATAAAAAAATATTACCTGGATATAAAACTAACCCAAATACAAGTGCGAATAATAAACCATATTACAATGTTAACTACAATAATTCTACAGAGTCTCCTTCACAAGATATTTTGTTACAAAAATTAAATTATATGATTAATTTGTTAGAGGATCAACAAGATGAAAAAACAAATAATGTAACCGAAGAAGTAGTATTATATTCATTTTTAGGAATATTCATTATTTTTGTAGTAGATTCTTTTGCTAGAGTAGGAAAATATGTACGCTAGAATAATTATAAATATTTTATTACCTTTATGTATATTAAAATAAATATAAATTTTTAAAAATGACTTAAACTAATATTATTATAAGTATGTAGCATTCAGATAATGGTAAAATATGTTGTAGTTCATAATAAACACGAAGGATGTTATGATTATAAATCGTTTGAAGATGAAGTTAAAAAATTGCGTTTTACATCTATTGTTATAAATCCACCAAAACTCTTTATGTTTGACGATAAAGAACAAGCGCACGAGTTTTTCACAGATTATATTAATGACGTAGACGATATTGATCCAAAATGTAGAAAGAATGATGAAATAGAACATGTTGAATATTGCACGTGTGGTATAATTGATGTGGATGAAGACGATAATCCTATTTTGTTTTATAATAAAAGGAACCAAATTTTTCTAATGGAATTTGGAGGAGAAGTATTCGTAACCTCACAAAGTGTAAAACAAAGTATAAATAATGTAAATGTAACTAATAAACTTTTAAGAAAACATAAATTATTGGATGCAGAGCAGAAAAAAAGGTATATTGAACTTGGTAAGTTATGCGAAGAATGTTCTGATAAATAAACCATATAAAACGTATAAACCATAATTTATAAAACATACCAATAAACAAAGCTATTTAATTTATAATCAATACTTTTTCTGGTTTGAATGTATTATATGCAAAATTGTAAAAAAAATAAGCTGTTGGGCTTATTATAAGTGGTGTTGTTTTAATAATTAAATTATTTATTATAATGTAATTGTGTGATATATTTTCTATAGCTGCAAAGCCAAAATAATTTTCTTCTGCTATTTTCCAAAAACTTATTTTAAATCCTTGAATAAAAATATCATTATTATCACAATTATTTATAGATGCAAAACAGCTAAGAACTTCCATATTTGTTTCAATGTATGTACACGATTTTCTATAAAAATAAGCACATATTATTTCATCTTTAACAATAATAACATATACAAAAATATTCTTGGTCTTAATAAGTTCAATAATATTTGTTAGTTCTGTATTAATCACAATGTCAAAGTTTGCAGTAGTGCTTTTTATAAAGTTGTACAGATAATGAAAATTTTGTGGATTAATTTCAAGTAATTTATATTCTGCAGATAACTCAATGGGCTTTGTCCATTTATCAACTGAAAACCCATAGGTTGAATAAACACATAATGGTACAATTCCTGTAAGTTCATCTTCTCTCTTAAATAGGCTTACACATATATTTGTATTTAAATGACTTTGATTATAATGATGAGTCTGAATGATTTGTGGAGCAATACCTTTTTTTCTAAAAGATTTATCTACACATAAGTAATCAATATAATACGCATCAAAAACTGCATCTTTATCTCCATTATTAATCGTTATATGAATTGGTCTAGATGTTATAATACCAATTATTTTCGTGTCTTGTATTGTAGTGCTTTTTTTTAAGTCAATTAGAGTATTTTCTTCATTATAAAAAGTTACAAATGATTTTGCACTGTGTCCACTAAAATATGGGTTAATATTGTCTTTTGAAGGATTAAAAACATTATTTTTGTTTTGTAAGTAATTGATTTTTATAAAATTAATTAATTGATTAATTTTAATCTCAGAAAGGTCGGTGTAAATAATAGTATTAATGTTTTTAAAATTAGTGTATTTATTTTTTTTAGGTAATTTGTGATTAATTATTCCTGGAGGATAAAGCATATAACCTATATCGTAAACGTGAAATACTGGTTGAACTACCCAAAAACCATATTTAATAAGAATATAAATATAACTAATTAAAATAATAATTGTAATAAAAAATAATATGTATGATATGTATTCAATCATATTATTAGATAACTTTTAAAAATTAAATATAAAACTCAATGATATATTTTATTGTTAACAATAAAGGGAAAATAATTTGTTATTACATTTGCCTTTTTTTTATAAATTAATGCGTCTTCATTTTGTTTAACTGCATTGTTATGTCTTTCCAAACTTTCTTTATATATTTCAATAGCAGAATCTCTTGACTTAAAGTCTCTTATTTCAACTTTTTTATTTTCCAAATCTTTATAGTGGGCAAAAAAATATTCAATCTTTTTTAATGTCATTTCAGGCAAATCGGTTAAATCATTTATATTTAAATAAGTTGGATCTACTTTTGCACAAGGACACATAATTAGTTTTGGGTCTATTCCTTCATCATCTTTTGTTTCTAAAACACCAATAAATTTACATTTTATTATTGACCCCGCTAAAAGTTCATCATCCATAACTACAACAACATCAACGGGGTCATTGTCTAAACTTATTGTACTAGGTATGAAACCATAATTAAATTGATATTTAAAAGGCGTGTGTAATATACGATCGCAAACAAGAATATTTTGATTCTTTTCATATTCGTATTTTATGTGTGAATTTTTTGATATCTCAATAAATACATCAGCTGTAATTTCCTTCATTGTAATTGTCTTATATAATATAATATTTTTAGATAGTTTTACAATACTATTACATTTTATGAGGGTTTAAGAAATATATATAAATATTGGTGTTCATAAGCACACTTAACTAAATCAACTTTTCCGTGTAAAATAAATCCACATTCTTGAGCTATGTTTAAAATATCGTCAACGGTTTCCATATACAATATTTGTTCTTGTTTACGCACTTTTCCATCATCAAATTTAAATTTTTCTTCAAATTTAGCAATATTATTATCTTCATCCAGGCTAAAATTAGAATTATAAACAAATTTATTAAAATTTATTTTTGTTTTAGTTATTCTTTCTTTTGCATACTTTTGAGGCGAAACAATATATAATGGGTTGCCTGGTGGTAATATTGGATCAAATTTTTTCCTATCAACCAAGTGAACCGTTAAATAGCCTCCAGGCATTAACCAATCCATACAATTGTCAAAGAATACACGTTTATCTTTTAAATAATATATAGTGAAATATAAGCATAAAATATGAGTGAATGTATTAAATGGAAACTCTTGTTTATTCAAAGCATCTCCTATTGAAAATCTATATTGTGGAAAATTTTCTTTAGCTTTTTTAACCATAGATGGTGAAATATCTATTCCTATTACATTTAAATCTTTTTCAGAAAGTTTAGCAACGTGATGTCCTGTACCAGATCCAATATCTAAAATAACACTTTCGCTAGTAGGAGTAGTTTTATTAATTATTGACATAGTTTCATAATCATCTTTTAAATTATTGTAAACTAAATAATCATATATATTCACATAAAAATCATCATAAATATCATCCCCTGTCTTAAAAAGGAACTTATTATTTTGTTCATATCCTTCTTTAGTTAGTGATTTACTATTTATAGATTTAAAAAATACAATAATAATCAATAGAACTGTAATAAATAATAATGTTTTTCCAAAATTAGACATACTTTTATAAATATTTGTAATGGATTTTATGGAGTTATTAAATTTCATCTATATGTATTGTTGTTATTTTTTTTGTATAATTTTTTAATATATGTCTGAATCAGAAATTAATGATATAAGAGATGTTAGAGAGTTTAAAGGAATTTCATTTTCAAAATTTAAAAAAACAGATGTTAAAAAAGAATTGCTAAATAGTTTAATAAATTCTAAAATAGAACCAGCTTGTTATTGGAGCGCTGAATTAATATGTGCTGGTCATTATAGTGATTTATGGGAAGCTATTTTATATTTTTATAGTAAGTATATACATTTAGGAAATCCTAAAATAGCAATTTATCTAGAATTAAGAATAAATAATTTTAAAAATATAATAATTAACGGTTATTCAGATAATGAATTAAGAATGAGAAATAATGATAAAATCCGAAAGTTGTTTTGTGAAATCATGTGTGTTTTATGCGATGCTAAAAGAAAACATAGTTTTGATAATATTAAAATAAAAAAAGACGATTTTGATATGACTCAAATGAAAGATAGGTTTAAGGCTCCAAATGTAAAATACGCAGAAGACTGTTATATGAAAGATGACCCCAAAGAACTTTTTGTAGCTATGAATGAGTTAGCATATAATATTTCACAGGATGGTAAAAACGTTATAAATGCGTGTTATTGGATAGAATGGATTAGCGAATATGAAACTATATGTAAAAACAAAAAAGAAAAATGTAAATGTGAAAGAAGAGATACTATGCCGGTTGAGAGCAAAAATCAAATGGATATAATTTGGATTGTATGGGATATATTTTTAAAAGAAGCATTAAAAAGAGATAAACTAGTCAATAAAGTTATACACGCTTTGTTAAGTTTATTTTGTTTAAAATATACTAGTGGATGTTATAGAAAAAGAAAGTATATTTTATATTTTGTTGTTTCATTGTTGTGTGAAAATATAACAACAGATGAAGAAATTATTAGAAATAATCAAAAAGACATTGTTACCAATGTCATTAAAAAGATAGATTTAGTATATAAACAAATAAAAAAGAATGAAAAATCGCCTGGAACTGATTATTTGTTTAAAGATGTAAAATCTTCTAATTTAGAAAAGACTATTGAGAAATTAGAAAAGATGAATACATTTGGAGAGACATTTATTCCTAGAATTTAGTAAAAATATGCGTAAATATTAAAGTAGATATTGTTGAATTAAATAATTAAATAATTAAATAATATATAATGTCAAAAACATATAGAAGAAAAAGAGGCGGAAGCACCCGTAAAAACAAAAAAATGATTTATTCTAATAGTTGTGTAAAACAATTTGAAAAAGAAGTTACTGTAGTATTCTTAGAAATGCTTTTATTAGTTAAACTATTTCACTGGAAAACACATAGTTATGCAACACATAAGGCAACTGATGAATTATATACAACATTAAATGAAAATATTGACAAATTTGTGGAAGTTCTTTTAGGTAAAACCGGATCAAGAATAAATTTACTTAATCAAAAAACAATTAAAATAGAAGACTTGGATTCTCAAGATAAGTTAAAACAAAGAGTAGAGACATTCAAGAGTTATTTAGTTGGTTTAACAGATAATAAAGCTATAAAACAGATGACAAATACAGATTTATTAAATATTAGAGACGAAATATTAGGTGATATGAATAAATTCTTATATTTGTTGACATTCAAATAATTCTCTGTTATGCGAATTTATAATAAAAATTTAATATATTTATTTTTATTATAATGGAAAATACCAATAATATTTCTACTTCAATATTACAATCAAGTGATACGTATAGTCTAGGCGAAAGTTTGACTCCTACAAATAGTGGAAACAGTTTTGTTGATGGAATTAAAAATATCAGTATTACAACGTGGGTTATTATAATACTTATTTTTGCTTTTCTTGGATTCAACATTTTCGTATATTTAGCAAAAGGAACCCAAGATATAACTGGGTTTTTTGGTCCTTTGTTGCAAAAAATTTTAGGATATACTGCTTCAGTAACTGGACAAGTAGTGGATGTTTCAGCCGAAGGAGCTAAAACTGTTGTAAATACTACAGCAGATGTTGCAACCAGCGGTTTATCAGAAATTCAAAACGTTGCGCAAGGAAATTCTTCCTTAAAAAGTCAACCTGTACAAAATACAATTCAACAACCAGATTTGTTAGCAAATAACACCTTAAATAAAAGTTTAAATAGTTCTCAAAGTAAATTGAACAACCAAGAGCAAGATTACGAAGCAAGCGAAGCATCTAGTTCACTTCATTTAAGTGGTGGAAAATCTGGTTGGTGCTATATTGGAGAAGAAAGAGGAATTAGGACTTGTGCTCAAGTTGGTGATAACGATATGTGTATGTCAGGTGATATATTCCCAAGCCAAGAAATTTGTGTAAATCCTAGTTTGCGGTCATAAAACAATATAACATTATTCTAGTTTAAATGTTATTGTTGACTCCGTATCGAATTCTATTGTTATAGTAGGTTTATTTATAGTAATAGCAGAGATAACTCCATCTGATCCTTGAGGCCATTTATCCAAACTAGTACTCATTGTATATCTCTGTCTAGGATACCAAGTTTGTAACTTAGGATTCCAACATAATTCTGTGATGGGTCCTGGTACATCCGAATAATAACTAGGGTAACATTGTGTATTTGTATTTGTCTGAATAATTTCTCCATTACAAGGATTAACATATGTATTACAAACTAGGTTACCTCCATCTTGTAATATATTTGTTGAACAATCAAATGGATTAGGAACATTTGTTTGATAAGGACCAGATGGGTTATTGGGAGATCCAACAATTTGATTCGGATAAGGAATATTATTATAATTAACTCTTAATAAACTAGAAGTATTAGGATTAGTGTATGTTTGACTTTGAGTTGCATAGCATTTTCTACGAGCTGCTCCAAAACCTTTTGATATTCTAGAGTATTTTTGATTTTTTGTTAAGTTTGCAGAATTTTTTTTATATTGTAAAATATTCCCTTTTGACATCATTTGTGTTTCTTCCTGAGCAGCAAGAGGAGTTACATATTGATTTGTTAAAGGTATATACACATTGTCGTTAGGATTATTTGAAGTATTTATATAAGTACATTGGTTTTGTACCCTTGTCCAAACCCTTGTAGGTATTGGGTTATAATTACACCATTTTGACATATTATATATAGATTATTTATTTATTTAATAAAAAAATAATCAAAATAAAATTATAAATAAAATTATACATTTCTGGTAATATTAATTATACATATCATTGGAATCATTAAAGAACCATCTTAAAGATAAATAACTTGCATCTTTAACATTCATACCATTAGTTCCAACCATTTGGGTATTAGGACCTTTTTGCACTAATCGTTGTATAGCAGCAGTTCCTAAAGCATAATTATAATACCATAAATTTGAAATATAACCGTTAAATCCACCATTCATAGCTAGATATACATCTCCGTAGTTTTGCTTAGGAACCCCGGATAGTTCTAAACTTCTAACAATCGTTCCATTTACATAAATATCTAAAGTTGTATTTTGACATCTAATAATTACATTAAACCATTTATTCAATGGAATATCTGGTATAACTACTTCTTCATTTATATCATTATATGTATTCATCAAAAAGACAAGATCATTTGTATTTGGTAAAATGTACAATCCAGGAGCATTATTTGGGTAATTTACTCCGTATGGCTGTAAATTACTATTCCCTTTATGGAAAATGTGTTTAAATTGATTTGTATTTCCGCTATTATAAATGTTATTAATATACAACCAAATAGACCAAGTGAATTCAATACCATCATTTGCATTAACAGATCTATATATAGTAACCGAACCATTATTACTAGGATCTTGGGGAAAAATAATCATTTGACTTGCATCAACCATACCATCAATTAAATGAGGCGATTGACTAGGTTTTAAAAAATAAGACAATACTGTAATTCCTACTCTTAATAATATGACAAAAGCGAAAACAATTAAAATTAAAAATGCAAATTTTGCTACTAAACTATTTGATTCTAAAAATTCTTTAGTTCCAAAAGTTCCTTTATTTTTAGAAAATGAATTAAAGGCTCCATTATCACTCATTTTATATATATTAAATAAATAAGAAAATTTTATATTGTAATACTACTTTGAGTAGTTCCATTTTCTACTAAAGCAATTTGAACTTGATAAGCATTAAACATACTAGACCAATTAGAGTAACCTTGTGTATAAATGTTCCATACTTGTTGAGGGTTTAATGAATTAGGATAATATTGAAATTTAGAAGTCCAACCATCGAAACCTCCTGCGGGTGTTACGTAAATATTAGCATTATTGTTAACACTAGCGACTCCTGGTAATAAACAAGTACGAACTAATTTACCATCTAAATATAGATCCATAGTTCTTCCATAAATACTAATAACCAAATTAACCCACCTTTGAATAGGTACATTTGCTACACTACAAGTATGAACCACCGTGTTACCTCCTGGAGTTGTAGGTTGGTCATTAATTCCTGGATAACATCCTAAAGAAACATTAATATTATTTTCTATACCACCTAAAACAACTGCAGGGCAAGGATCTAATCCATTTACACCTTGAACAGAACCTCCAGAAGTACCACTTTGCGCACCCATTCTACCAAAAATAACCTTAGGTTCTCCGTAACGATAATTCCAATCTTTTACGTAAAACCAAATGGAATATGCAAAATTACTTGATGGTGTATTAGAACCATTTGTTGCTAAAGAACTAGCGGATATTGTGGACGCAGTTTGACCACTTTGGATATTTTGCAATGTATATGGGTCAGAAAAAAGATATCTTAATAACATAAATATTAAAACAACTACGACAATCGTTATAACAATACTTAAAGGACTCATTGTATAATATAGATTTAGAAATTTTCTAGTATTTTTAGTTATAATTTATTTTTATCATTATTTGCAGAACTTTGTAAAGTATCTATATTGTTTTTAACTATAGTTACGTTTGAATCATCTATAACAGGAGGTGTTCTAGTTTTAACCATATTGTATAAATAATAAATATTATTATAGGTTAATGGTTTTTTAAAATAAACTACATTACATATACCTCCATTAATACCGTTATCTTCTCCAATGGTTAGGTTATCCAGCTTATAATAAGGGATAACTCCTATATTTGATTTTACTAATTCGCCATTTAAAAAAACATCTAAAACTCCTCCATTATAGTTAATTATAATATTGTTCCATTTCTGCAATAAGAATTTACTGTTTTTATATAATATTGTGTTACCATTCTCATCTAAATCAATTAACTTATTATTATTTTGATTTTCGTTAACAATAGAATCTTTTACATCACTTTTATCCATAGTAATTATTAGTGTATTTTTCTCAGCATTATACAGTACGTTAGGTTTATTACCAAAGTTTAACAATGAAGTAAATTTTGAATATGAAGCATTTGTATTAGGAGGAGATGAATCTATAAAAATCCAGAAAGATATAGCATATTGATAGTCAAATTGATCGCTTCCGTTCAGTTCGGCATATGTTCCCAATGGGTACAGGAAATTTGTATAAACAGGTTTATTAACCAATAATTTACCTCCTTGAAGATTTACAGCATTAAATAAATATGGTATAGCTAAATATGCTAGAACTAATAATATAGCTACGAATAACATAATAATTGAAGTCATATTCGTTGAATTATATTGTCCACTAGCAAAATGTAGTATAGAACTAAAAACATCATTAAATATACAAGGAATGTAAAACACAAAACTAGTAATTAGATCAAAAAACCCATTCTTTTTTGAATTGTTGCTTGGTAATTTTACGTTCATAGTTCTGTAAATTAATGCTAGTACAACAACTACAAGTAGTATATTCAATATTAGGCTTAGTATACTTGATTGACCAGATAGGTTTTGTATATTGTATACTATCCAATAAATAATTAACCCAGATATAACTACGCCTAACAACATTAGTAACGATTTTTTAAATAAAGTTATTTTTGTAATATTAAGTGATTTATTTGAAAATTCCGGAAATAGATGAACACTTAATATAGTTGACCAAAAAATACATGTTATTAGTAGTAGAATCATAACAGAAGTAGATGTAGTTTTATCTGAAAAAAACCCTCCAGGATAAGTTGAAATCGCAACTGTAATACCTATTAAAAATATTATAAAAAGAATGCTACCCCATACATAAAATTTTGATATATTTTCTAGAAAACTACTAGTTGTATTGTTTGAAGAATTTCCAGAAAATGTAGTCATTCCAGGCAAAGTTAAAGTTATAATTAGGTACAAAAAGGCAAATACAGATAGAAGAATTGTTAATAGCAAAGAATAGCCAAAATTTTTTTGAATAAATCCTCCAGGATCAGATACATAATAAACAATAAAAATAGTGATTAAACAAAGGAACAAAATAATTGTCTTTATTCTCTCATAATTTACATTAAAATCAGTAATATAATCTGTCTTATAACTTTTATAAAACGATAACCCTGTGAAAAATATAGTAATTGGTAGAATATAATTAGCATAATTATTTATTATGTCACTGGGTACTAATCTAAAAAATAAAATTAAAAAAATTGTATATAATATTACATACGTAACATTACTTATTTGCATAAATAAGTTTTTAAGATCTTTAAAATTAGGCAATAGTGTAATAGATACTATAATAACTAATAATGCAAAAAATACAATTATCATAACATTTGCTGCTGCTTCTTGAGAAGATCCAGATGATTTAGAGGACCCCCCTGTTATAGGTACCTTATAAAGTATTAAAAATGTTGAAATTATGAGAAATAATATCAAAATAGAGAAAATAATTGTAAATGAATTATTTTTTAAATTAGGTAATATATTTTCAGAATTTACTGTATTTGTTTTATCCATATATTAGTATAATACAATATTTATGTGATTAAATAGTAAATAATATAAAATAAAGATCTTTAAATTTTGTATTATTTTACATGTTTTCACTAGCTGTTTTTTTACCGTGACAATTACGACATAATGCGATTAAATTTTGAACATCATTACCACCTCCATATTCTAAACGAATGCGATGATCTATTTCAAAAGTATGATCTAATTGTGATTGACAGTGGCCACACTTCCATTCTTGCTGTGAAGCTACGTATTTCTTCTTTGTTTCACTTACAGATCTCTTTGTGCTTCCTTTTCCAGAATTTAGTATTCTTCTTTCTGAGCTACATAACCCTGGATCTGAAATTGAATCCATATTATTTAAAGATTCCATAAAACTTCTTTCATTATTATTACTAGTAAAATCAAACACTGGACTAAGCATATCCATCGATGTTTTGTCAATAGGCATAAACTTCACGACATTGTTAGCATATAATAACATATTTCTTCCTTGTTCTGGATTCTTTTTTAATAATAAATATATACCTACTCCTAATAATGCATAAAAAATCATCTTATAATATTTTTTAAAAGTCCATAACATTTTTGTATATTTACCATCATTATATGCATTATAAATAAAAAATGATGTTAATCCTAATACAAATATTTCTAATCTCATTATATATAATGTCAATAAATAATAGTTTGTAAATATTTTATAAAATATTTTATAAATATTATATTAATAAATAATAATATAAATAAACAAATATTCAATATACAAATGACTGTAAAATGTGTATATTTGTATTTATTGTTTTTACAGTGTGTATATTCTTTTATCAAATTTAATAACAATTGTGATAATAATAAAAATATTAGACAAACTAGTTTAAGATTAAAAATTAACTTTGAAAATTCAAATAAAAAAAATTATAACCCTTTTGGTAAAAAATATTATGAAGAGTATATTAAAAAATTAAATTCAAAAAACATCACAGTTCAAAATAATTATATTCTAAATCAGGAAGAAGAAATGGAAAAATTTAATACAGATTTTATTGATACTATAAATAAAATAGCATCAAATAATTATAATTTTACAAATAAAAATGCAACTACAAAATATTTTCCTTATAAAAAAAGTGTTTTTGTAATTAGAAATACAGATTTACATATGGGGTTTGATCCTAAATTATTTAATCAAAATTATAATAATCCACATTCAGGAGAGTATCCTGAAGATGATTATGACGATGATGAAAAGTTTGAATATGATAAAAATGGGAAATTCATAAGAAGTAAGAGAAATGAAGGCAAACCTTCCAAATCAGAAAATTTTGAAGTTGTATCAAAGTCTCCAATTAGCTTTATGGATATAGGTGGTTATGATAATGTTAAATTGGAGTTATCACAATGTATAGATATATTAACTAATTATAAAAAATATTCAAATTTCAATGTTAGGGTACCAAAGGGAATAATTTTAGAAGGACCTCCAGGTAATGGTAAAACTTTATTAGCAAAAGGATTTGCAGGTGAAACAAAAACGTCATTTATTCCAGTTTCTGGATCACAATTTCAAGAAAAATATGTAGGCGTGGGTTCATCTAGGGTACGCGAGTTGTTTGAATTAGCAAAGAAAAATATTCCTTGTATAGTATTTATAGATGAAATAGACGCGCTTGGAAGAAAACGATCTAGCGATGCGGAATCGTCAACCTCTGAAAGGGATAATACATTAAACGAATTATTAGTTAATTTAGATGGTTTTAAAACTAGTAATGGAATTTTTTTGATGGGCGCTACAAACCGCGCCGATTTACTAGACCCAGCTTTATTAAGACCTGGTAGAATTGATAAAAGAATATATATAGGCGCTCCTGATTCAAAAACTAGAGAAGCTGTTCTGAATATTCATTTGAAAGGTAAACCTTACGATAAATCACTCAATATTAATGATTTAGTAGACCTTACAGCAGGTCTTTCTTGTGCACAAATTGAGAATCTGTTAAATGAAGCGATGCTTAATGCTCTTAGGTATAATAGAAATGTTATGGAATATAGAGATATTGACACTGTAATTAATAAAATTATGGTTGGATGGCAACCGAATGAACATAAATTTTCTAATGATATTATAGAACGTATTGCTATACACGAAATGGGCCACGCTATTGTAGGCTTTCTATCAAAGCATCATTCTAAAGTGTCAAAGGTAATTATAAATTTATCATCCCCAAATAGTCCAGGCTATACTATGTTTGAATCTGCTACAAGTAATATATATATTAGAGAAGCTCTTTTTGAGCATTTGATGATATTATTAGCCGGAAGAATTGCTGAAGAAGTTTTTTATGGTGTAAGTGTCACTACAGGAGCAATTAATGATTTTGGCGAAGCATTTAAATTAGCAGAGAAAATGGTAATTTATTATGGTATGGGCAAAAACATAATTTACCCTAGTTCAAGTGATAAATATAAAGAATTAATTGATGATGAAGTAGTTAACCTTATTAATACTGCGTATGAAGTTTCCAATTTTATTGTTAAAAATACAAAAGATTTAATTTATGAATGTTCTGAAATATTACGCAATGATAAAATACTAAAAATTGACAAAATAACTGAAATAATAAACAATAAATATCCTGAGATTTTAAATTTGAAAATAGAAATGTAAATAATAGAAATGTAAATAATATAAACTATGATTTATTATATATTATTCATCTAACAACATTAACGCCATAGCCGAGTAATTATGCAAATCTAATAAAGTATCTCTAATACCTTCGTCATTTACTAATGTTACACCATTTTTGGTTATTGATAATGCACGTTGTATTTTATCTTCTATTCTCATTAACACACCTATAACTCCATATTTTGCAAACGCATCACCATAATCAATATTTTTTTTTGTAAATAATTCTAATGCGGTTTGTTGAATACTTTTCATTTGATCAACTCTATTCATTTGTAAATAATATAATCAGTATATTTTATATTATTTTTTTATAAAGTCATTAGTTAAATATAATTTTGATTAGTTTATTTTTTGCCTCTCATTTTAAGAGATTCTTTTTGTTGGTTTTTTTTCATATGAATAACGCCAAGAAATACAAGTAAAATCATAATAAATGGCAATAATACGAAAAACCAAGATACACCTTCAAATCCTTTTTTGCATAACCAATCTAGAATAAAAGTCCAAATAAATGCAAAAATGAGTTTTACAAATACTGCTAAAATCGTAACGTGATTAAATAAAGCAACAACGCAGGCAAGAACAGCTAGAACAAAATAAATCTTAGACGGAGTGCAAAGTTTACTGAATTCTTTATTCATTTATATATTTGTTAAATATTATTATTTTTTTGATAACATAAATAATTTCTTAATTCTTCGTGTATTATTTTTTTTATGTTTTTTAAAAATTAAACGCATTTTTTTCGGAATAAACGTATTACCAGTTATACCTCTAGAACGTTTTTTAGTTTTTAAACTATTATTTTTTTTCACTCCTTTAGCAATATTAGAAGAAATATTTGTTGATTTTATATTAATCATTTCTATTTTTGTTTCATTTTTTAATAATGTATTTAATGTATTTAATTTATCGTTTAATTCATTAATAGGAATAGGGGTTATTCTTGGAGAATATAAATATATAATAATTAATGATTTCAATAATTCAAAAATTGACTGTTGACTAGGTGTTAATTTATCATAATTATCATAAAAAAACTCTAACATAGGTAGATATGTCATAATAAATCCCCATATGTCAACAATGTTTATAAATACGGTATCAAGATATATTCTAAGATTTAAAGACCCATCTGGTCTAAATTTAGTAAAATGTTTAAGAATTTCTACAATATAATTTGTAATATAAAATAATGTAAAATCATTCTCTATTATATGATCTTTGAATTCTTTGCTTGTTATATTATCAAATTCTTTACTGAATAACATATACATAATTTCATTCAATAGTTTATAATGTCCTTCACCTCTTTCTTTTATCCAAAAATGTATATAGTCAATAACAAATGGTCTTAAGTTTATTTCATCTGTTTCTCCACCAGTTTTTATATATTTAGTATATTTATCCACGAATGAATCTGAAAATATTATTACAGAAAAGGGTACATTGTATTGAAACGGTCTATTTCTCCAGGTTCTAGGAAACGGGTCATCTTTAAAAGGTATATATTCAGTAGAAAGACCCCAATCAATTAATCTAGCTTTTAGAATACTATCTTCTGTTTTTAACAAAATATTTGAATCTTTTATATCACAATGATATATATTAGATTCATTCATTTTGAGAATTCCATTATTTAAAAGATTGATAAGTGATGTATTAATATATAACATTTTTTTTAAAGAACCATTATTAAAAATATAATCATCTACCGGAAGTCCTCCATCAGGCATATTTAATAACATTAATTTGTCCAGAGACTTATTAATATTTTTTTTAGTAATATTATTTTTAGGCAATGCTGAGCATTTTTTATTAAAATGTTTTAAATCTGCCTTTGTAATTTTAGCAGGTCTACAAATATTAATATTATTTAATAAAAAGTAATCATCAAAATTAGGTATATGTTTTAACCTATCTTTTATTTTTGTAATTTCTTGATACTCGCTTATTGTATATTTTTCAATCATCAATTTACTAATTTTATTAGTCTCTCTTTTGCGAGTACCTTCACATTTTAGCGCAGGTGAAAATGCACACCCAAACCCTCCGCTAGCGAGTACATTTCCCCCATTTATGTTTTTGTTTGTATTTTTTATTTTATTTATATTTTTTACCATTATTTTATAATATATAATATATACACATAATAAATTCAAATATATCAATGATTCTCTTTATTTATCATTTATTTATCATTTATTTATCATTTATTTATCATTTATTTATCATATAAATAATATGTAATTCCTACAATTGTTGAAAATATACATACATAAATTATTTTTGATCTTAACTTATAAAACTCCATTAATTTATAATTATCCTCTTTATATGCCTCGTAATATTTAACATAAAAGTCATTTAATGTCATTATAGGTTTTTCTATCTTTTCATTAATTTTATTATGAATAAAATGCGTCCAACGAATAAAAGATTCTCTATTATCCAGGTATGGTACTACTGGATATTTATCAATTAATTTACTAAAATACGAAGATATATTTTCAACTGGTATAAATAATGGTAAATTTTGAATAAACTCATAATATTTTTTTTTTGTAATAGAGTTTGGATGATCTGGATATGTCATAGCAACTGTGTGTAAAAAAAACCAATAATGAGGTCCCCAAATTTTTGGATCTAGATATTTCATTAATATTTTAAAGTAAAATATTAATTCATTTTAAACTACATTGTAATTATTTATTAACTGTTATAAATTTATTTATACATATAGAATTATTTGTTTTGTTGTTACAATATGTAAACATTCGTCTTGAAGATCCTTTACCTCTAGTAGAACCTAAATTGATAGATCCTGCAACTATTTTATTATTACCTCCAAATTTCTTTTGAAATAAACCTAAATTGAAAGTTTTTGTCATTTTATATAATATAACAGAGTAAAATAAATGTTAATTAATATTTAAACATATTATTTGTTACTATTATAAATATGATTATGAATATGAATAAACCTATAAATTTATGCAATAATTGCGGAAAACAAGGCCACTCTTTTCATCAATGTAAACTACCAATAACCAGTTATGGAGTAATAGTATTTAGATCTAGTGAAAGAGGTATAGAATATTTAATGATTAGAAGAAAAGATAGCTTTGGGTATATAGATTTTATACGAGGGAAATATTCTCCATATAATATTTATCAAATACAAAATATCGTAAATGAAATGTCTACTATAGAAAAATATAGATTATTAAATGAAACCTTTGAGAATCTATGGAAAAAAATGTGGGGTGAAGCTTGTAACTCACAATATAAAAATGAAGAGATATCATCTTGCAAAAAATTAGATATAATTAAAAATGGTGTAACTATTGATAATGTCACTATAACTTTAAAAGATATTATTGAAAATAGTAAAACAAGTTGGTTTGAAACAGAGTGGGAATTTCCTAAAGGAAGACGTAATAATAGGGAAAAAGACATAGAATGTGCATTGAGAGAATTTGAAGAAGAAACTGGTATATCTAAAGATAAAATATTTGTTATTGAAAATATATTACCTTTTGAAGAGATTTTTATAGGCACAAATCATAAATCATATAAGCATAAGTATTTTTTAGCATATACCAATGATTATGAAGAATATTTGGATAATTTTCAAATAACAGAAGTTAGTAAACTAGAATGGAAAACGATTGATAAATGCTTAGAATCTATTAGACCATATAATTTAGAAAAAAAGAAATTAATTTTAAATATTAATAAAGTATTACAAGAATATAGATTATATTCATAATATATAGTATTAAATATGTCAAAACAATTACCCAAAAATAAACTTTTAGTTATAGAATCATCATCTAGCGTTAAAAGTGATGAAAACATAGTTGGTTCAAAAATAGAAGACCCTATAAATATTTCTAAAATGGATTCGGAAATGGATTCGTCTTCTCTAGATAATTCTAGTACTTCACAAATTATGCAAAGCGAAAAATCCAATGAAGATTTTTCTTCAGATAGTGAATTGAATAAAAATAATTTAGAAACAGAATTTAAAAAGCTTAATTGCAGTGATGAAAATTATTATTCCAACGAGTGTAACAAATTTTTATTAAAGAAGGAATTAATAGAAGAAAACTATTTGTCTGAACATCCAGATTTAGATCCATTTTTGTATCCTAACTTAAGTGATAAAAATTTTAACATAAAAATTTCTAACAAGAAAGAATTTAACGATACAAAATATGAAGGGACGATTCATAAGAATATTAAGGAACAAGCAGATATATTAGCAAAAGCAGATTTTGAGTTACAGCCACATCAAGCATTTGTTAAGAATTTTATGTCATCCCAAACACCATATAATAGTTTATTATTATATCACGGATTAGGCAGTGGAAAAACGTGTAGTGCGATAGGAGTGTGTGAAGAAGCAAGAGATTATATGAGACAAATGGGAACTACAAAAAGAATAATGATTGTTGCTTCTGAAAATGTCCAAGATAATTTTAGACTACAATTATTTGATGAGAGAAAACTGAAACTTGTAGATGGAATATGGAATATTAGATCTTGTACTGGAAATAAATTACTTCAAGAAATAAATCCAATGAATATGAAAGGAATAACTAGAGAAAAACTTGTAAGTCAAATAAAAAATCTTATAAATACATACTATATTTTTTTAGGCTATGGTCAGTTTGCAAATTATATAATTAAAACAATGAATTATACTCAAGAAGTAGAAAGAATTGTTAACAAAAAAACTTCTGTAGAAAAACGAAAATCAGGAGAAAAAACAAAAATTCAAATGCTTAAAGATGAGAAAATAGTATTAAATTCTAAAATTATACGCAGATTAAAAAATGAATTTGATAATAGATTAATTGTTATTGATGAAGTACATAATATTCGTAAAACGGATGATAATGAAAATAAAAAAGTAGCAATTAATTTAGAATTGCTTGTAAAATCTGCAAACAATATGAGGTTCTTACTATTATCTGCTACACCAATGTATAACAGTTATAAAGAAATTGTATGGTTATTAAATCTAATGAATACAAATGACCGACGTGGCAGAATTGAAGTGAGGGACATATTTGATAAAAATGGTAATTTAAAGAAAAATGGGGAAGAATTATTGATTAGAAAATCAACAGGGTATGTTTCATTTGTAAGAGGGGAAAATCCATATACTTTCCCTTATAGAGTTTATCCAAATGAATTTGCAAAGGAGAATACTTTTAATTATATAAAATATCCTTCTTATCAGATGAATTTAAAAAAAATACCCGAGAAGGATAAAAACCGAATACTGAGTCTATATTTAGATACAATTGGTAATTGTAATAAATGTGGTGTGTGTCAGGGTTGTGTTTATAAATATATTATTCATAATTTAAGAAATAAAAGTTTTTCTATAACAACTAAAACAGGTTCAGTTAGAAATATGCCTAGTTTTGAAAATATGGAATCATTTGGATATACTTTATTACAAACACCTTTAGAGTCTTTGATTATTTCTTATCCTATGCAAGGATTGAAAGAAATTATAGATAAGATACCAAATGATAAATTATCAGATGAATTATCAGAGAGTTTTTCAGAAACACCTGTTATTGATGAAGAAAATAAAGAAGAAGATATCCCCGGATTGGTTATAGAATCTGAAAGTGAACAAGAAGAGTCTATAACAGAACCAAAAACACAATTTAAAACCCCATTAATAATTGAAGATAGTGATTCTGAAATAGAATCTGAAAAATATGGAGGACAACCAAATGTATCACTAATTGATCGTAGTTTTATAGACCCTCACGAACTTACTGGTAAAAAAGGATTAGAAAGAATGATGAATTATGTTGATAATAAAAGTCCTCCTGAAAAAGGCAATTTTGAATATAAAAAATCAACATTAGATCAATATGGTAAAATATTTAATCAGTCCATTATAGGTAGTTACAGCTGGAAAATTAAAAAAATATTAGATAGCATTCTAGACCCAAATACAGGGAAAGTTTCTGAAGGAATAATATTGATATATTCACAATATATTGACAGTGGATTAATACCAATGGCTTTAGCTTTAGAAGAAATGGGGTTTACAAGATATGGTGAAAATGTAAAACCTTTATTTAAAAATAGACCTTCTGAGGTAGTAGATGTAAGAACAATGAAGCCGCCTACTGATAAAAAAAATTTTATGCCTGCAAGATATTCAATGATAACGGGTGATCCAAGAATTTCTCCAAATAACGACTATGAGGTAAAAGGATTAACAGATGATAATAAAGAAACAGGAAATGTTACAGGTAATAAGGTAAAAGTTATTTTAATTTCTAAGGCAGGTTCTGAAGGTATTGATTTAAAGTTTATACGTCAAGTACATATTTTAGAGCCTTGGTACAATATGAATAGGACTGAACAAATTATTGGTCGTGCGGTACGAAATTTTTCACATAAGGATTTACCTTTTGAAAAGAGAAATGTTCAAATTTTTATGTACGGGACTATAATTGGCGATGAAAATAATGAAGAAGCCGCAGATTTGTATGTTTATAGAGTTGCAGAGTATAAAGCTATACAAATGGGTAGAGTTAGTCGTATTATAAAAGAATCCGCTGTAGACTGCATTATAAACCACGATCAAACTAATTTTTCGCAAGAAATTATGAATGATATTTTAGATGAACCCGTTACTCAAGAGTTATCTAATGGGTTAGTTATGAGTGATTTTAAAATAGGAGATGCACCCTTTTCTCCTGCGTGTGATTATATGGAAACGTGTTATTATTCTTGTAAACCAACCAAATCAATAGATGAAACTAATTTAAATGAAGATACTTATAATGAAAATTTTATTATGATGAATTCTGAAAAAATTTTACAAAGAATAAGGGGTCTTATGAAAGAAAGTTATTTTTATAAAAAAGATGTATTATTTGCTTCTATACAAACCCCAAAACAATATCCTTATGTACAGATATATGCTGCATTAACACACCTCATTGAAGATAATAATGAATTTATTACAGATAGATATGGACGTAACGGAAGACTTATAAATGTGGGTGAATATTATTTGTTTCAACCTATAGAATTAAATGAAAAAACTATTTCTATATTTGATAGAATGGTACCAATTGATTATAAGCACGATATGATCAACTTTGAGATTAATAAAAATATAGCAAAAACAAACGATACGAATAAGGGTAATGATGGTATATCAAATGTTAATCTTATACATTCTGATTTTAGTGAAGGAGAAAAAATTGTAAAAGAATTAAAATCAAATTTTGATATTACACGAGAGTTTACAAAGACACAAAAGGTACCTAGAGGTGATGATAATTGGTATAAACATTGCGGGATTGCTATGAAAAAACTATCAAAAGATTACCCAGATATTAAAGAATATTTACTTGAATTTTTAGTTGATCATATGATTGAGTTATTGATGTTTAAAGATAAAAGAGAACTGATGAATTATTTATATTCTATAGAACGCATAGAGAGATCATCTTTTGAATGGTACGCAAAAAAATACTTTGAAGGGAAAAGCATAGTAACAAAAAATTTTATTGCAATTATATTATATAATTTAAATAAAAGAGTAATATTATTATTAAATAAAGAAAATAAATGGGTTGAATCTGAACCAGAAGATCAAATGGAATTAGCTGCTTCAAAAGAAGCAAAACAAATTTTATCATTTGATATAAAAAATTATAACAAATTGGTAGGTTTTATTGGTTATGAAAAAAATAATAGATATTTAGTTTTTAAAACTAAAGATATGGATTCATCACGTGACACAGGCGCTAGGTGTGATGAAGCTGGTAAAGATAAAACATTAAAAAAAATAAATGATATAATTGGAGATATTAGATATACTAATGAAAATACAAAGGTTAAGAAGGATTCTGATGGAAATGTTATTAGTGAAGCTATTGGACATACAGAATTATGTGTAATACAAGAATTATTGTTGAGGTATTTTGATAAGATTAAGAAAAATGATAAAAAATGGTTTTTATCTCCTGATATGGCTATATATCATAAATTATATAAGGTTATATAAAATTAGTAAACTCTATTTGTAGTGTAATTATAATGTAATTATAGTATAATTTATTTTTAAATAAAATTGAGAAAAATATAGTTAAAAGATAATATGTATATACAATATAATAATGGAAATAGTATCAAAACAGCCTGACCTATCTTCACAAAAAAATAAAAAAAGAGAAAACAGAGTTAGTTCTATATATTCAAGATGTTTGATTAGTAGAAATATAAATTTACCAATTGTTTCTATTGGTAAAAATATTAAAGATACTATTGAGAAATGTATTGCGCATAATTTTGAAGGAAAATGTATTATAGAAGGATTTGTTAAGCCAGGATCATCTAAGTTGGTATCTCATTCTAGTGGATTAATTAATAGAGGTACAGATATATCTTTTGAAGTTGTGTTTGAATGTGAAGTTTGTTTTCCTGTTGAAGGTATGTTAATATCTTGTGTAGCTAAGAATATTACAAAAGCAGGTATAAAGGCTGAAGCAGAGAATGAATACCCGTCTCCGGTTGTTATATTTATAGCAAAAGATCATCATCATAATGTATTGTATTTTTCTGAAATTAAAGAAGGTGATAAATTTAATACCAGAGTTATTGGACAAAGATTTGAATTAAATGATAATTATGTTTCTGTAATAGGAGAATTAGTTAAACCTAAAAGTGATAAATATGTTATGAAAAAAAATTTCACAAAAGCAAAATTAGTAATAGAAGACTAATTTATATATTTAAAATATTTCCATATATTTTAATTATTTCTTGAAAATTTTTAAAACTATGACAATCACCATTAGACATAATTATTTTATAAGGATACTCACAAGAGTCGTCTATTTTATATAAATCATTATATATAATATTTTTTATTTGAATAATATTATTATTATATACTAAAAATTTTCCTATTAAATAATCATAGGAATCGGGTTTATGTACAGTAAAACTATTGCGTAGTGTCTTTTTTTTAGTTAATGTGTATTGTTGAGAATAATTTATATTTATTATACCGTCTTCCATTATTCTAAAATATTAGAAAAATAATTATAATTATACTTATAATTATAATTATAATTATAAATTTAAAAACATATTATATAATTATTTAATGGAAGCAGAAACCGTTGTTTCAGATGATGTTAATAGTTTTTCTATTAATGAACTAAATTATATTCGTGAAACTATTGAAAATATGAATAAATTTAACCAGATTGAAGTTCTTAGAATATTAAATAACCATAAAGAGGTTACACTAAATGAAAATAAATATGGAATACATATTAATTTGTCAGATTTGAAAAAAAATATTATAGATGAGCTAATAATTTATATTAATTATGTAAATACACAAGAAGATACTTTAAATAATGTAGAACAACAAAAAGAAAATTACAAAAATGTGTATTTTACAAAAGATATTAAAGATATTAACAAAAAATAACTAATGTCTTTTGAATATTCCAAATATGAAAATTATAATAATTTATTATCTGAATTAGAAAATTATATATTAAATAATGAGAATATACATAAATCAATACAAATAAAAATGCAACCACAAAATATTTCAAAAAAAGAAAAATCAACTATTAATAAAGAAAAAACAAAACTTGATAATATCTTTATACCTAAGGAGCAAGAATCATTATTTTGGTGTCTTTACATTATGAAAAATGGTTATAACAATTATGAGATGATTAATTATAGAAATTTAATTTTTGAAAAAAAAGTAAAAATAGAATATATTGAACGAATAAGGAAAGAAAAACAATTAATAAAATCATATAAGTTTGCAAGTGTAATAAATGTTGAGAATAATTTATTAAATGAACAAAAACTCTCTATAAATAGTTTTTTAACATTATGTATTATAGAAAATTTAAATGTATTATTTATCAAAAATAAATGTTATTTTGAATTAATAATGAATGACACAGACGATTTACATATTATCTATTTATTAGATAAGGATAAAGGGAATTATGGGTATGAATTGAGTACAATAACCAAATCCGATATAAAAAAATCACAATTATATAAGTTAGATAATATAGATAAACCTGTAAAATCTATTTCATCTTATAAAGTTCAAGAATTGGTTGATATATGTAATAAATTAGGTATTGAAATCACAAATAATGACACTAATAAAAGTAAGAGTAAAAAAGATTTATATGAGTCTATAATCCAATATTTTTAAATTTATAAAAAAAATGAACTATAATTTAAAAATATGTCTTATTTATATATAAAATGAGTTCTATTGAAAAATCAAATAATACTAATTTAGTTGGTAATATAAGTTATCCAGATTTTGGTTCAGACGAATTAAATAATCTATTTAAAAGTTTGGACTCTGAAACTCAGGGTAAAATAACCAAATATTCTAATAAGAGTGTTCAAATAAATATTTTAAAGTCTATGTTGGATCCTGAATTAACCAGCTTTTATAATAGTTTGAATTCAATAGATAAACAAATATATGATGCAGTGGGATTGCGCGATAAATATTTATTATTAAAAAAAGCATTACAAGAACATAAAAAAAATAAAGAAAATGCTCCAATAAAAACATTGCCTATTCTTCCAGGGTTTACACCTCCTGATAAAGACGATTCTAATTTATTTAGACAAGAAACCCAATCTAAGAATTATAAAGAACCTCCAAAAGAGATATTTGAAGGTCTAGACGAAGAAGAATACGAAACCCATAAACAAGTAAAAACAAATGACTCGTCTACTTTATTACAACAAAAGTTTGATGATTTAGTTAGATTGTTTTATGGTGCTAACCCATTTATAAAAAATTCTTTATCTGATCCGGAATTTGAAGTAAGGTTTGGTACAAGAGGCATTAAACCTTTAACAAAAAATGACTATGATAATGTTATTAAAAAACTTAAGTCATTAGGTTTTACAAGTAATAATAGTGTAGGAGAGTATTATTTGCGTGCAAATTGTGAATTCCTTGATAACACAACTGGTAGATTCAAAATGTCTGATATAAGAGCAGAAATATCTGGATTACATAATATTCAAAGTTTATGTGAAAATAATGATCTTAAACAACTGTATAATGCAAATTTTAGTTGTGTATCATTTATTAAAAAAGTGCCGCCAGTAATAAATAAACAAAAAGTGTTTCCAATAAATTTTGACGATTTTAATTTTAGAGTATCTTATGTAAAAGAAGATAAAGTAAATACAGGAATACAAAATTTTATATTAGAAAATTTTAAAAAATCAAAAAAAGAATTCCGTTTTATTAATCGTGTAACATTTGCGCATAAAGATTTACCATTTAATGTTGATATTAGTATAGTTAAATACGGCAATAAGGCACCAGATAAATATGGGCGTTTAGGTCGTGGAAGAATTATTCCTGTATACACTATAGAAGAGTCAAATGTCTTTAATAATGAAGAAACTTATGAAATTGAAATAGAAATAAATGGCGTTAAATTAGGACCAACCACGAATTTTACCGATCCCAAGGTAATTGCTGATTCACTTAGAAAAGTTATAAAATACGTATTGTGTGGTTTACAGGGCACAAATTATCCAATTTCATATCCAGAACAAAAAGAAGTTTTAGAATCATATATGAGAACTATATGGAAAGATGAATTTGATTCTAGTAAAAGAATTGATAATAAATATTTTATTGGTCCAAATTCAATTACTCTTCAAACAGTAAATATCGCCGATATAGATGATAACTCAAGTGACCCAAATATTAGGAAGGATTTTGTTGTAACAGATAAAGCAGATGGTGATCGTCATCTAATGTTTGTAAATGCAATTGGTAAAATATATTTAATAAACACCAATATGGATGTTATCTTTACTGGCGCAAAAACACATAATGATGATTGTTTCAATACGCTTATTGATGGAGAGTTAATTATTCATGATAAAAATGGGCGTTTTATTAATTTATACGCAGCGTTTGATATTTATTATCATAAAAAAAATGATGTCAGACAACTTACATTTATGCTGTATGATCAAGAAAAAGATCCTTTAAAATCAAGATATGCTTTATTAAAAAAATTTATAAATGAATTAAATCCTCTCTCTATAATGGATAATAATAAAAAACCTGCATCTACTTTAAAAAATATTTTATCTAATTACAAAGAATCTAATGGTTTGTTAAGCCCTATGCGTTTTTCGTGTAAAGAGTTTTACCCATTTAGTAAAAAACAAACTATATTTTCAGGATGCAATGAAATATTATCAAGGGCACGTGAAAATAGGTTTGAATATGAAACAGACGGATTAATATTTACACATTCTTATTTTGGCGTAGGGTCTGATAAGATTGGTCAAGCAGGACCAAAAACCAAAATAACTTGGGAGAAATCCTTTAAATGGAAGCCTCCAAAATACAATACAATTGATTTCTTGATTACGACAGAAAAAACTGCTAATGGTGAAGATGTTATCAAACCAATATTTGAAGACGGGATTAGTTGTAATTTATCAACCCAATTAACTGAATATAAAATTATTTCACTTAGATGTGGATTTAATGAGAAAAAAGATGGTTATATAAATCCGTGTCAAGACATAATAGATGATAAATTACCTCAGTTTGTTCAAAGAAATGAAGATAATTATTCCAATGATTATGTTCCGATTAAATTTACCCCTACCTCTCCTTATATGCCTAATGCAAGTGTGTGTAAGATTAAATTGCGATTGGATGACTCTGGTGTGAAGCAAATGTTTTCAGAAGAAAATGAAGTTTTTACAGACAACACTATTGTTGAATTTAGTTATGATCTTACTGCAGATGAAGGATGGAGATGGATTCCTTTAAGGGTTCGTCACGATAAAACATCTGAATATAGAAGAGGTCAAAAACAATTTGGAAACTCTTTCAAGACTGCGAATGAGAATTGGAAGTCAATACATAATCCAATTACAGAACAAATGATTTGCACTGGTATTGGTATACCTAATGTAAATATAGATGAAGATATTTATTATAATAAGCCAGCTGGTAAAATGAAAACAGAGGCAATGAAAAATTTCCATAATTTATACGTTAAAAAAATGCTTATAAGCTCTGTATCAAAACCAGGGGATAACTTGATAGATTATGCTTGTGGTAAGGCAGGAGATTTACCAAAATGGATTGGTGCACGTTTATCATTCGTATTTGGTATAGATTATTCAAACGATAATTTAACAAATAGACTAGATGGTGCTTGTGCTAGGTTTTTAAATTCTAGAAAAACAAATAAAAATATGCCGTATGCATTATTTGTAAATGGTAATAGTTCATATAATATTAAAAATGGTTCTGCTATGTTAAATGACAAGGCAAAACAAATAACACAATCTGTTTTTGGTATTGGTACAAAAGACCCGGAAAAGATTGGTAAAGGAGTCGCAAGACAATATGGAGTAGCAGATAGTGGGTTTAATGTTTCTTCTTGTCAATTTGCTATGCACTACTTTTTAGAAAACCCAGATACTTTACAAGGATTTATGAGAAATTTAGCAGAATGTACTAAATTAAATGGGTATTTTATTGGTACTGCATATGATGGCAAATTAATATTTAATATGTTAAAGAAGGTTAAAACCGGTGAAAGTGTTCAAATAATAGAAGATGGTAAAAAAATTTGGGAAGTTATAAAAAATTACGGAGCAGATTCTTTTGAAGATAATTCTAGTTCAATTGGTTATAAAATAGGTGTTTTTCAAGAATCTATTAACCAAACAATTACTGAGTATTTAATTAACTTTGACTATTTTGATAGGGTTATGTATGATTATGGTTTTAAAATTATTTCAGAAGATGAAGCAAAAGATTTAGGACTAACGTCCGGTACTGGATTATTTAGCGAGTTATTTATAAATATGTTGGAAGAAATTAAGAGAAATAAATACAAAGAAAAAGATTACGGAAAGTCAATTAATATGAGTGAATTTGAGAAAAAAATTTCGTTCTTGAATAGGTTTTTCGTATATAAAAAAATAAGAGAGGTTAATGCTGTAAACATTGCGATTGAAATGAGTGAATATAGTGAATCTGAAATGTTAAGAAGTAATAAAGACACACAACACGCAGTTGAGATAGCTAAACAAGAAGAACATACTTTAAAACCTAAAGTTCGTAAATTAACAAAGAAACTACTTTTAGTTCAAGCAACTGAAGCATATGATGATGTTAATAAAATAGATGTTCCTGTAAAACCTTCAAAAATTGTAAAGCCAAGCGAAAATAAAAAAACAAAACCAAAGAAAAAATTATTAATTATTGAGGATGATGAAGAATAACTAGTATAATTACTTAAATAAAAAATACAATATATAATAGTAAACCAATGAGTTATTATATATTACCAAAAAATAATAATACTATTTTAATAAATCCAACTTCTAGTGAAGATCCTATAAATGTTTATATGTCTAATACTCTTTTAAATTATTATAATGAAATTTTCTATCATGTAAACAATGCTATAATGGAAATAGATTCTTCATATAATTCTAGTTACAATTCGGATGATCTGTTTAAAATAATTAATCCATATGAATATATTTTTTCTACAGTACCCGGGTCTAAATTTTCTGTAAGTAAATTAAAACTTCAAACAAATTTATTTTATGATTTTTTAGAAATTATGTCAACAATGAATATTTTAGATTATTTTAAAGATAGAAGTGTAAATTTTTTAAATATATGCTCTAACTTTAATGATACAGAATATTGTTTAGAGATGCTAAGAGAGAAAAACAACGACAAGATTTATTCTTTTAATAAAATTAATGATGTGAATCTTATTTTAAAAGAAGACCCATTTGATTTTATATTTTTTGATTCTTTTGATGATACTTGTAGAAACAATAATAATAATTATTTTATAAATTTAATAAAAATAATTATGATTATTTTTAAACAACAAAAGGAAAAGGGTATTTGTATTGTAAAAATAAATCATATATTCTACAAACCAGTTGTAGATATAATATATTTACTGAGTTCTTTATTTGAAAAAATTTATGTAATAAAACCAAACACTAGTAACATTACTAAATTTGATAAATATATTGTATGTAAAGGGTTTCAAAAAAATAATGTAAATTTGTACGAAGAAAATTTTTTGAAACTGTACGACCTTTTAATTAATTTAAATAATAAAAATATTAAATCACTCTTTGAGTATGATATACCTTACTACTTTAGTAATAAAATAGATGAATTAAATAGCATAATTGGTCAGCAACAATTAGAATCTATAGACCAGATAATTAGCCTTTTAAAAAATAAAAACAAACAAGAAAAAATAGAAAATATAATAAAATTAAATATACAGAAATGTGTTTTATGGTGTGATAAATTTAAAATACCTTGCAATAAATTTACGGAAAAAATTAATATTTTTTTACCAAATATTAAGGATTTAGAAATATCAGAAGTTATTATTAATGCAAATGAGAGTTAACCTTATAGTGGGAGGAAGTTAATGTGACACATAGTCATACAGTTATACAGTTATACAGTGATATGATATTAGGAATTATTCATCAATTATAATAGGTAGATGTGTTACTGTAGTTGATCCATTATCTGTTTCATTAATTTCATTTGATGCATTGGTAGTATCTGTTGATTTAGAAAAACTATTACCGCTAAAAACAGTCCCAATATAGTAACGATATGGACTAGGCTGTGATTTTGGTTGAGAATTATAGTAATTATTGAGTCTGCATACTTTTTTATTTGGATAAGGCATAATTGGAGGATTTTGACAATTTGTATTAGCTTTATTTTTAAGCAAATTCATAACATTATTATTATCTCCTTGATATAATTGGTTAGCAGATACTAATTGACTTCCAGTATTATTATAATTTGTAATTGAGGCAGAGTTAGTGGAAATAGTATCAACATTTAATTTAAGCATTCTTGTACTACTAGAAACTGCCCCTTGTTTCGCATATTGATAATTATTTGGTTTATATACAGTGAGTTTACAACCATTTGGATTAGATGGACCTGCATAAGGCACTCCCCAATATGGGTTACTAATGAATTCGTTAAATCTATTAATCGCTTCTGTATTTACAGGGTCTGGTAATGATTTTAAATAATCAAACAATGTATCAAAATTATTTGCATTATCCATTGATTGATAATCTAAAATTTGTTGTGGATTGAGTATTCCATTAGTTAATAATATGTTTAATAATTTTATTGTAAGTGCATTTTCAGTTGCGTCATATACCTGTGCATTAGGAAAACAATTACCTACATAAGTATTAAATGTTGATAAAGGTGCTCCTGGTTTAGAGTTATTTATCTCAGATGTAGTAACACCTGATTGTAAAAACGCATTTGTTATTTGTACAGGCACAGGGTTTTGAAAATTAAATGCTTTTTGTTCATATGTTTTGCATCTATTTTGTAAATATTGTTTTGTTGTTGTGTAATATGTTTTACTTAAATTTGTATTAGCATACATTACACGTTGTTTGGCCTTTTGTTCAGGATTGCAACACCATACAGAATTGACGGTTTGTGGTACAGGATTTTCAGTTACATAAGTATTGTTAGGGTAATATGATGAGACTATTCCAATACCTTCACACGTAGTACAATCATTATTTAGTTGTTCGGATTCACTAATTTCATTTAGTGGGTTCTGTTTTATTATAACACATCCTGGTTTATCCATTAAATCATTTAATAATCCGCTTCCGCCAAAACCACCTCCTAATGATGCTCCCGTGCTGGATTTAACAACTCTGTTCATATTATAATTTATTAGTGCAACTTCATTATACTGATTAGGGTTATTCGGATCAGGTACAGTTACAGTAATTGGAGTATTAGGTATTACACGTCCCTTTCTAAAATGTTTAATTGGTCTCGGAATAAAAACTCTTGTATTTGAATAAGTTCTTGATGGAAAAGAACCAGATTGAAAAACATTTCCTGAATCATTATTAGTTAAAGGTCTAATATGTGTAGGAGCGATACCTGTGGGATTACTTAAAGTACCCGAGCCTTTCCAAGGTAGGTATTTTTTTAAGTAATATGTACTGTTATGGTTATAACCTGATGCAGGCATTGATCTCATTCCTTGTGGATAATAAGCTGTAGACATTATATTATTATTAAAGAAAATAAAAAGATATATATAATATATTAATGTTAACATTGGTAAACATACTTATATTATTCTTTCTTTTGTTAATATGTTATCAAATATTTTTAGCATATTTTAACAATAATTTTCTGGAAGGATTAACTACACAAGATACAAAAGGAAATACTGAATATAAACCATACGATACAAATAATCCAGATAAAGTATATGCATTAGCTCAACAAAATGCAGGAAATATTATTGCATTAAATAAAGAAGTTCAAGATATGAGTTCTAATATTGTAAATTTACAAAGTCAGGTAAATGGTATAGTTCAAGCACAGCAACAGTATGCACAACAGGTGACGCCTAGCTCTCCCCCACAAATAAGTGGGGCTGTACAAACAGACTCTTCTACATCTACGGCTACAACTACTAGTAGTTGATAAAATTCAATATTTATATAAAATAAATATATTTATATAAATTAAGTACGAATATGTCTGACTCATTAGAAGATATACCAGGATCTAATATATTTGAAAAGATATTAAATGATGCAACAGCTGTTGAAGAAAAATTATTAGGACCTACTTATCCATATTATAACAATATTAAAACACCTAGAGAAATTGGTATGAGTGATGAAGGAAGTATGCGAGCATTAGGTGGAGATATAAATGGTTTAATTCAATATGTAGAGATTCTTGTAACTGGTAAGAGCCAAGCATCTGCTACGGGAGGCCCTTTAGGAAACAAATTCTTTTTAAAGACAGGTGCTAAATGTATGGACACTGCTACAAATCAACAGGTTGATAGATATATTTATGTTGATAATGTACCTTCTGGAAATATTCCTTTTATTTCTCAAGGTCTAGGAGTAAATTTCTCTGAATTTGAAGGTCTTATTCCAGGTGCAATGGGTAATTTAAATGTGTTAAATCCATTTGCAATTATGCAATCGTTTCTTTCAGGCTCAACACCACCTTGTCAAGAATTAACTATGCAAACAATTGATATTAATAATAATAAATCAAATCAAACTCATTTTGTAACATTAACTGATATAAAAAATATGGATCCTTGTATTTTTCAAAACGGTTATAATCCAGCTGCAAATACAAATTGTAAACAAGCTTTTACAACGGGTGTATCAAAAGAAGCTGAACCAATTTCACTGCCTGACGATCCTATAGATCAATTATATTTTGCTAGTTTAGCTGGTTTAGGAGTTTATATTTTATATAAATTTATGGAAAAATCCAATTAAATATTTTGATAATTGAAGATTTGTTATAAAACCAGTATATTGTAATTATTTTATATTTTATATTTTATTTATGGATGATTAAACAATATATATTTTTAGTATATCTTGTTTATTAAGCTTATGCAAAAAAAATGAAATACTTTTTAAACTTTAAATAGTATATTAAAATTAACTGAATCAACAATTAACAAAATTTAATACTAATAAAATGCAAATGTTAAAAAGAGGACCTCAACCCTTGAAGAGATGCAATGCGCTGGATCCTAATTTAGATACGGAGGATAGTGCTTATATGAACTACCCGTTGTTGTTTAGGTTTATAAACCATATTAGCATAATACACGCAAACCGAATTGAAAATCCAGAAAAATGGAGGGAGTATGCAGGATTTCTACCGAAAGAATACATTCCTGCAACAACATTCACTTGGGACCAAGAAGCCGAAGATAGCTTTCCAATTGTGGTGGAAAAAGAGGAAGAGGATGAGGAATACGAACAGTGGCCGACACAAATAAAAAACCAACCTGAAAGAAACGAACAACTTTTAGATGAATGGGTTCTTTCACATCCACCTAAATGTAGGAGGCAAATTTGTTGCGATCCCTTAGAAGAATGGAATGACTGGGCGGATAAAAAACTTGACTGGCTGATGTTGTCTGTAGAAGAAGAGGATAATGATGAAAAAAACAATGAAACTTTTGGACTATAAAAAATAATAACTATTTGTGAATCATTTTAATTGTAATTTAATTTAACTACCAACCTTTTTTTAATCCTTACGACGACCTTTTATTATTTTACACTTTACCTCATACCTCATTTAAAATATCCATTTTATATAGAGATTTTATATAGAGATTTTATAAATAAAGATTTATATTTAGTATATAAATTAAATGCCGAATTTACTAATATATGAAATGTAAATATCTTCTTTATAATCTTCCACATTCCAGATTTTCCAACCATTTTCAAAATATTTAATGTAAAATAAATAAAAATTCGCCATTTTAATTTCCCTTATTTTCCAATATTGATAGCAAAAATCATCGTAAGATGATATTTTAATACCATAACCATATTCTTCACTACAAAATTCATACATAATCTCTATTATATTATTAATAATATTCTCATTTAATTTGTCTTTTTCACTTGAATAATAACTAGTGTCTATATTACATTCTTTTATATCATCACTTGGGTTTGAATGTTCAATAACATAAGGTATCATTTGTAAATTATATATAACATTATATATAATTTATTTAATAATTTTGTATTTTACATACTTTATCATTTACACCTTTTCTCATTTAAAATGTCCATTATTTAAGTATCATATAAATACATAACAACTTCATTAAATGATATTATAATATCCATTTTTTCTTCATTTGACATATTCTTAATATTATTTATCATTTCTTTATCTAATGCTCGCATATTCCTCCTTATAATGTTTATATATTTCTTACATAAATCATTAGTATTATGATTTATTATTTTGTCTTCTTTACAATCTTTATCTTCATCTTTATCAAGGATCAAATTTAATTCTTCTTTGTTATTTTTGTTTTCATTAAACATTTATATAAATTGATAACAATTATTTAAATACAAATAATAATAATAATAATAATAATAGCATTTACTAAACTGTGCGTTTTAAATGAGAAAAGGTGTAAAATACCTACAATTTATTATAAAATTGAAATAAACTACATAAATATAAACAGATTAAATATATATAAAATGTCAATTTATGAAAAAAACTTATCTGAACCTTGGTTTTCTCTTATGCATTGTGGAATCAAAAAAGTAGAAGGCAGATTAAACAAGGGTGATTTTGCGAATATGAATATAGGAGATTTTATTATATTTACAAATAATGAGTTAGGATTTGAACGCAAATTGAAAATTAGAATCAAACATATATCGTATTATGATAATTTTGAAATATATTTAGAAAAAGAGACATTAGATAGATGTCTTCCTACCTTATATAATATAGAAGACGGATTAAAAGTTTATTATAAATTTTATAGTAAAAGTGATGAATTAGAATATAAAATAAAAGCATTTACATTTGCAGTTTAATTTGTGTATTTTCACAAGTTATGAAATGAGAAAAGGTCTAATATTATTTAATGCTTCTTATGTTTGCAAGATTTTGAATGTTTGTGTTTTTTATTATGTCTACGCTTTGATTTCTTTCCACCAACATATGTCTGTGGTTTAGCAGTGGATCCTGAAAATGAAGATGCGTGAGAGGCTAAATTATTTAATGATGAATTTGCAGAATATCCTCCGCGTTTATTTTTTTTACTTTTTCTTTTACCACCAGTAGCATAATTACTAGTAGAACTAGAAGTAGGTGAATAACTAACAGTTGTAGATGTAGATCTAGATGGTTCAGAACTACCTACTGCAGAATTATACGCACCAGATGTAGCAGATTTAGTTTTATCCCACGCACCTTTGGCTGTATTTGATAACGAACTACCCCAACCACTCAAAGTACTACCAATAGTATCTAAAAATCCACCTTTCATTCTTTTATGTGATCTTGTCATTATATTATAATATAAGAAATTATAATATAATTTTAATAGAATTATGTTTTAATTTAATTTTAATTTTACATTACTTTTTTGTATGCATAAACTGCAGCTAAAGCACCCAATATTTCAACAATAATATAAGGGATTACATCAGGTTTCGCTAATTTACCTGCAGCATAAAGAGAAATAGTTACAGCTGGATTAAATGAACCTCCAGAAATAGAGCCTCCCAATAATACGCCTACAGCTAAAGCTAAACCAATAGCTAACCAATTACCAGTACTTAAAATAACAAACATAAGGAACATAGTTCCCAAAAATTCAACTAAATACTTGTTGAGCATATTTATATTAAATGTTTATATTTTTTATAATAATTTTTTTATAATAATTTTTTATTATAAAAAATATAATCTAATTCCAAACTAAACCTGTCCCATTTTTATTTAAAAAATAAGGCCCAAATGTTGCGTTTTTGAAAAAGTTTAATGCATAAGTATTTCCTTTTGTTTGTTTCAAATAAGCATATACTCTTAGCGCAGAACCACTACTAGAACGAGGACCGCTTAGAGTTACAGCACCAATAACTCGTCCATAACTGCCTAATCCATACATAGGAACCAAAGCTGGATAAGAAGGCATTATATAAATTATACATATTTTATTTATAAAATTCAATATGTTTGTCTAACAATAGATCCCCATCCACAGGTTCTACCATTTGATAAACTATTATTTTGAATAGCTCCTTTCTTTGCAGGTGCGACACAACCGCCTGAACGGGCACGTCTTAAACTACTCCTTGTTCCACTAGGATAATAATTTTTAGTTGATATAGGATCACTAACAGGTAAATTAACTTTGTATCCGCTTTGTCCTACAGCATTACTTTTAACTACATTTATGTGCATAGAAGATGGTATAGGAGCTATATAATTCATATGCGTAGATGTAGCACATTGTCTATTAGAAGATGCAACGTGATACGACATTGGTTTAGAAAATTTACCTAAAGCATTTTGTTTAGCGGCAAGTTGTGAAGGCACATAAGATCTTAAATATTGATGTCTAGCATTAACATTCATCTCAGAATAAACAGGTTCTTGCATAGGGTAAAATTGTGGTGGTGTAGGTCTTAGTCCAGATAATGTACCATAATTATGATACGGAATTGTAGAGGGATACTGATTGGTGCTTAATGGTCCAGTAATAGGAGCATTCACATAATTATTGTAAGACATAGAACCTTTTGATGTAGAAACACTATATGGAGTAGTCATCTAATATACAAACTGAAAATAAATATATATTATATTAAGTATTTGCATTTATAAAATAATTTTATATTTTAATGAATTATTTTATAATATTTATTAGCAATAATCATACCATAATTTTATTTTTTTACTAATTTTTTTACTAAATTAGGCATCCCACAAAATGCGCACATTTGTAAATATATATTTGCCTTGTAATGGATAACATTGTTTTTTTTACATTTACTACATCTAAATATATTTGGAAGCATACATATCAATGACGAGTTGAAATCTGTTTTCTGGTATAATATTTGTGATCTGTTATCCATATACTTTATATACACTTCCAAAATAAAATATATATATATAAGAAATTTTAAATTAACATATTCATTTTGTAAAATTAAATTAATATCTTCTTATAGATCTAAATACAGATTGACTACCGCTACTATTATTTCCACTATATGATAAATCATTATAATTTAGATTAATAGCTTTTTGTTTTAAATAAGTAATATAGTCTGAACTATCATACACATATTTTACATTGCAAGTAGCAGAGGGAATACTTTTATTCAACTGTAGACTATTATAAGCAACAGAAGGTTGACAATTTGAACTAGTAGAACCAAAACGTTGGCTAAGACCAAACATTCCTGGTCTACTTTGAAATGATTGACAAGAACCACCACAAGAGAAATTTTCGCGACCTAAAAGGTCTCCTGCATTATTAACTGCACGAAAAGGAGTTGTAATACTTTTAGTTAATTTATTAGCTCTCAGTTGACTTGGATAAGTTGTATTCCACGCATTTTTTAAAGTAAAACGTATTTGTTCAAATTCAGGATATCTATTATCGTTTGTTTGAACTTGTTTAGTCATAAACCCATTTATAGCACCACCTTTATTTTTTGGATTAACAATATATGGATTAAACGTCCCATAACTTCCATTAATTGAGCTTGTATATCCTATAGATGTCATTTATATAATACTATAGTAAAAAAAACTTGTAGAATTAGAACTTTATCTAAACTTAAGAAAATATTTAATTAATATATAATGTTTAACTTTTTAATGTTAGTTAGTGCAATAATATTTATAACAATTGATTCAATTTATTTGAATGTTATGAAAGATTATTTTCAAAACCAAATACAAAGAGTTCAAGGATCTTCTATTAAATTTAATTTTTTAGGAGCTGCTATATGTTATCTATTTTTAATAATTGGTATTAATTATTTTATCATTAAGCCACATAAAAGTGTAAATGAAGCTTTTTTATTAGGTATAATTATTTATGGTGTATATGAAACAACCAATTATGCATTAATAAAAAATTGGTCTATTTTAACAGTTATTATTGATACATTGTGGGGAGCTATTTTATTTGCAACAACTACTTTTATAGTGAATCTTTTACGTAATGTTATTCGTAATTAATCATATAAGGGAAAAAATATAGTGAAACTATTAACGTAATTATATTTGAATTCGTATTTAATGTAGCAAAATAAGAACTTAATAGACACGTTATTATCATCATTAAACTATCACCAAATACAGCACCAATCCCCACTTCTTTTGCATAATCTTTGAAGAAATCTAACATTGCATTATACCCAATTGGTGAATTTTTAAATAATAAATAAAATAATATGTCGTGTGTTATTTGTATACAAACCGCTAAAAATGTAAATTTCCAAATACTAAATTCATTAAAAAAATATTTATAAAAGAATCTTGCTAAAATAATTCCAATAAATAATATCAATACGTCTGCAATTACTGCTGATAATTGATATTTTTTATACCATTTTTTCAAATAGAAAGAATTAAAAATTCCGTGAAATAATAAAAATAAAATAATTAAATCTGCATTTATACAACCGTTCAATATAGGCAAATAATCATTCACATTACTAAAGTTGGATATATTTTTAAATATTTTGTGAAATACCATTTATATATTAAATTTACAAAATATAAATTTATAGTAAGTTTGAAAAGATTCTTAATTTAAAAAAAATGAAATGCTTTTACTCAAATAATATAGAGTAAATTGTATACAAAGAAACGATTTCTAATCGCAACCAAATCAAGACGAATAAAAGCAAAATGTCCAATATCTTATCTATTTACATTCCTCGTATGTCAGCTAATGTGACTGAGGAATCAATTTATCACGAATTTGATTATTCGGTTGGTTTTATTGAGAGAATAGACTTTGTTCCCATAGGTAAGAAGACGCCTGGTTTCACCGAAGAAAATACGGACGCAAAATACAAATCTGCATTTATTCATTTTTATAATTCAATACCTGAAAAAATATCAGCGGCATTTGAAGGAGGAAAATCATATAAATTTCAGCCAAAATGCACTAAAGAATATTGGTTTATTCTTCCCAACAAGAATCCGATCAAAACAACAATGATGAACAAGACACAAATCGTAGAAAATTGTCGCTACTTGGAGAACAAGATAGAAGAACAACAAGAAACCATTGCGGCGTTAGAACAAAAACTGGAAGGTGTTCACCAAGTAGTCTATCAGCTTCTGGGAGGAGTATTCAATCAAACTACACAGGCTGCTACACTATCTACTTATTTAAACGAATTGTTTCCTTCAGTCGTGCTTCCTCCAAATGAAGAAGAAGATATCAGTCATTGGAATGCGTGGCCGACTACACGCCAAGGCGATGAATGTGAACGCCGTATTGCAGCAATAGAAAAACAAATGCATTCTATGATGACAAGTACTAAGCAACCAGATGTAGTTTCACACGAAGAAAGCATCACTGACAGCACTCATTCAAGTATGCCAGGATTGATTGAAGAAGCAGAATACGAGCAAGAGGAAGGCGAAGAAGAATACGAGGAAGAAGAAGACGACGAAGAAGAATATTTATATCAAGGTGCTCCTTCAATAATAATAGCTGCCAACCGTAAAGAACGCAACCAAGAATCCAACAAAATATGGTGGTGGTACTAAGTATTCTGAATTTATATGCAACTACATTATTTTCATAATATATATTTATAGTTTTAATTTATAAATTCTTTATAATTATAACCTTTTTTCTATATAATTTTCAAAATTATCTGAATAAATTAATAAAATACTATTAATATTAATATTAATAGTAATATTAATAGTTATACCTTATTATCAGAAATAGCAGAATCCGTTTCTTTATTTTCTGAATAAACATTGTATAAATTTTCTTCTAGTTTTTCCATTTCTTCATTTATTGTAATTCCAATATTTTCTTTATTTTTGTCAATTTCTGTATTTTCTTCTAGCTTACTTACATCTAAATTATTTCTAAAAAGGTGTCTTCTTGTAATAGATTCAAACGGCAATTCTTGTTCTATGTTTGTTGATTTCAAAAAAATGTTTTGTTCTTTTATCCATTCTTCTTTTTCTTTACATAACCATTTTTGTCTTTCGTTTTCATTTGTATCTTCAATTTCTATTATTAGTTGTGTTAATACGGTATTTAACATAATATTTGACAATGATAATGATCTACTATTTTTAACGGTTATAGGTAAATAAAGTTCGTTCGTCTTTTCCTTCAAATTTAATTTTTTTAACGCTCTTTTAACATCTGCAGTTGATACTTCAACATCATTCTTAAATAAATCTAAATATTTTTCTTTGTTTTCTGCAATAATTATTTCAGCATCCCTTCTAAGTTCTTTAGGAAGTTGTAATTCAGCAGTTATAGATGCACTAAATGCTATCCAATTTTGTTTTAATTGTAAATATTCTTCCAATTTTTCTTGTATTTGAAATGTTTTTATATATCCAGTAATAAATGCTATATTAAATGACATAAATGTGAAAATTAAATTAAAAATAAATCGCAAGTTTTCACCAAAGTTACCAAATTGAGTGATACTAATAGATCCTGATATAGTAGATAAAACAAGACCAGTTATTACACTTTGTTGTATTATAATTCTATTTTTATGTATAGCAGAATCTAAGCACTCTATTTTATACGACGCAACTTGTATCCAAGTAGAAAAGGTTGTCAGGTTTTTTGGATTCCAATTAATACCTAATGTTTTTTTAGGTTCAATTATTTCTTCCACTGTAGACATATAATAAATCAACTTATTATTATTTATATTATATAAATAATAACATATTATTATTCTAAAAATTTATTTCTTTAAACTACGCTTAGTTTTTCTATGTTTCATAGTTTTTTTCTGTTTTAACTTTTTATTGGATTTTTTATTAGATTTTCTAGATTTGTTACTTTTTCTTTTTCCTTTTTTACCTCCTGCAGGAGGCATAGATTTCCAAATACTTTGTTTGGGTTCTTCATTTTGTACTACTGTAAATTTTTGTTGAGGATATCCAGGAACCATTCGTATGCTAGGACCAGCTGGTACAGCCAACTTTTGTTTTTTTGAAAGTGGTTGTACTGATTCCGGCAATTCAGGAGTAGGCTTTTCTAATAATCCACAATAATTATTCAATAAAACTTGTAAATCTTCTCTAACAACGGTTCTGTATTCAATCGGTTCGCTAGAACACAACAACTCTATTAAAAATAATACTTTTGCATTTTCATCCGGTGGAGTAAATTCAGAATCAGATCTTCCCATCATTTTGTTCAACATATAAAATGCAAATGTGATTTCATTTGAATATTTATTCGCAACAACATTCAAGTTATCATTCTCTATACAATCATTGTCTGTTGCATCACAATCTTCTCTTAGACGCATAGTAATATTTGAATGTAACTTATCGTATAATAAGCCTTCCATTAATAGAAGTTTATTTGTTAATTCTTCCTGCTTCGCAATATCTTCTGACATCCCTTCTCTAATAAAATAATCTTCTAGATCTTTATTTAATTTATCATATGTACCTGGTTTAAGAGTTTGCTTAATAAATGTATCGGTAAATTTACCCTTTAATTTATTAAATATATTTTGTATTGAAACGCTTGCCGAATTTAAATATTGAGCCATTTATAATATATCTATATATTTTTACAAAAAAATGAATTTTTTATTCTTTTAATATAGTTCTAAATTAACTTAAAAATCTACAATAAATAATCCTCAATAATATCTCCTTTATAAACAACCGTACTTTCTTTCAAAAGTTCTGAAAAACTAATTAACTTATCCTTGTTTTCTAACAACAATTGTTTGGCTTCTGCATAAGCTTCTTTTACTAATTGAAGCGATTCTTTATCAGAAATAAATTTGGTATATTGTGAATATTTATCTGACGTTCCAAATGTTTTCCCCAAGAAAGGACTAGAATCATCGCTTACATCTTCATTAAAAAACACTTCTAATTTATCTCCCATACCAAAATTACCTATCATTCTTTGTGCTAATTTATTTGCTTGACGTAAATCTTCAACTGCACCTAAAGAGACATAATCATTACCGTAAATTACACTTTCAGCTGCTTTACCACCCATTGTAACCATTAATCTCTTTTTAAGTATATCTCTTGTATATAATCCACCCTCTTTAATTTCTGGTTTTTCAGTAAAAATTGTATATCCACCTGCACCATTATAAGTAGGTTGAATAGAAACTTTTTGAAAATCAAAATATTCTTTAAATTTTAAAACTAATAGTGTATGACCACTTTCGTGAATTGATACTCTTGTTTTAGTCATAGGTGCTACAGATGCATTGTTTCTAATTAATCCAACAATAGATTTCTCAAATGCATCAAATATATAATTTTCTTTTATAACAGTATAATTATTTCTAGCTGAAATAATAGCAGCTTCATTAATCAGGTTTTTTAACTCTGCTCCCGAAAACCCATCAGTTAATTCTGCAATAGAAGAAATATCAAATGGTTTTTCTAATTTCTTACTATCCAAATAAAAAGATAGAATCTTCTCTCTAGAAGATTTATCCGGAACTGGAACACGAATGATTCTGTCAAATCTTCCAGGACGAAGTATTGCTTTATCCAGCACATCCCTTCTATTTGTTGCTGCTAGTACAACAATATCTGTATTATTATTAAATCCATCCATTTCGTATAACAACTGATTTAAAGTTTGTTCCCGTTCATCATTCGCCATATTAATACCTGCACCTCTTTGTCTAGCAACTGCATCTATTTCATCAATAAATATAATACAAGGTGTGTTGTCCCTAGCAGTTTCAAATAATTCTCTTACTCTGGCTGCTCCCATACCAACAAACAATTCAACAAATTCAGAACCTGACATAGAAATAAAAGTGGAATTTGTCTCTGTAGCAATTGCTTTCGCTAATAAGGTTTTGCCTGTTCCTGGTGGTCCTTCTAATAATATGCCTTTGGGCATTTCAGCACCAATTTCTTTGTATATTTCTTTTTTTTCTAAATAGGAAACGATCTCTTTACACTCTTCAATTACTTCAGGACTTCCAACCCAACTAGTTAATGATACATTTGGCTTAACTAATAAAGCATCTATGGCATCATCATTTTCAAAAAAAGACATACCACCACTATTTCCAAATCCTCCCATCATATTACTTCTAGAACCTTTTTTGTTGAAATTATTAGGTTTGGGCATACTATTAACGCCTCTATAAAATGCATAAACAATTGATATTAAAATATATGCTGGTATTGCATATGTTGCTAATACAAATAATTCACTTAATAAGTTTTGTATATTTATTATGCTAGGAGGAGTAAAATCAGCGAAATATATAGGTACGTGTAATTCAGATGTTTTTGCAATTAGGTTAGGAATAACTGCAGGGTTTATATTTGTTATATGATAATGGTTATATATTGAATCATCTTGTATACTATTCAAATTGGTTAATTTATCAATACTAACTAGTTGTTTATAATCATTATTAATATACACTTTTGAAATTTTATTATTAGTTAACTCATCTATAACTTGATTATAATTGTCTTTTTGAAAGTAATAGTTAAATTTGTGTATCAAATTTAAATCATTGAAATAATCATCATTTACTAATTTTATTCTGCTATACATAGTGTATTTCTTTCTAATTAAAAAAGAATTTGAATTTTTACACATAATAAATAATAAAAATATACTTGTCAGCATTTTATATTCCAATATATTGGAAATTCTTTAAATAAATATTGTAATACAATTTAAAAGTAAAATATAAAATACTATTATGTTATTTCTTCTATTACTATTTTTCTTAATAAATGTTTACGGATTTAAAATAAGTATATTGAAATCAAATGTACGAAACACAATTAAAAATATTCGTTTTGGATTTGTAAAAAATATATTGCAATTTAATAAATACACAAATAAAGAAGAAAAAATAAATCAAAAAAGTATAGAAATATATAATAAAAATTGTGATAAATTTTTAAATCTAGCATATAATCCTACGTTAGAAGGTCCTAATGATAGAGGTCAACTAACTTGGTATCCAATTGGGTTTTCAAATGATTTCTCTGACATACCAAAAAGAGTAACAATACGTGATATAAATTATGTGGTTTGGAAAGATTCGCATAACTACTATGGACTAAGGGATTGTTGCAGTCATCAAGGGTCGTCTTTTATTGGAGGTAATACTTTAAAAAACACTATATCTTGTCCATATCACGGATATGTATTTAATGGTGAAAATGGAGAATTAAATGAGATACCAAAATTAAAACATATACCATCGTGTAAGCAAAACATAACTTGTTTTAAAGTAATTCAACAGGGGGATGTTATATATTTGAATACAGTTCCACTTACTAATGAAATAATTAAGTATCAATTAGATGAAGATTCCATATTTACTGAACCAGAATATTTTTTACCAGACCACAGGGCAGTGTATTTATCAGAAGATTTTGACCATTATGCAAAATTTGTAAGTGTAAACAGTTTAGACATATGTCATATCGGGTTTGTACATACATTTGGAAATAAAAAGAGCCCAAATCCAATTACAAATTCTAAGGTTTTACAAATAAATGATACAGATCATCATTATAAAATAATTTATGAGTATAAAGCTGGAGAGAATTCATTAGTAAATAAAATATACAATTATGACAACATAACAGTTGAGAACGAATATATTTTACCACATACTACAGTAGCAAGAGTAAAATTTGGTTCATTGTCATCAACTATCATAACTCACGCATTACCAATATCTAAATTTAAAACAAAATTATTTGTAAAAGCATATAGAAATTATTGGAGTTATGATCTAAATAAAACAGGTATTAATCTTTGTTATCCTTTTGAAAATATGGTAAATTATATAGGTGATAAAATAACTTTTAATACAATGTATGAAACATTGAAACAGGATAAGGCTATTGTAGATAATATTGATAAAACTGATTATGAATCAATGCACGGAAAGTTTAGTATTGCTTATGATATGTTTTCAAATCACTACAAAAGTATGTATAAAAAATTTTATGAGCCTGGTGAATTTTTCATTTAGCCTGGCAAATATTTAGAGCAACACACCTATTATAAATGACGGATTTTATTTATTTTTTATTTATATAAAAAAGACATAATTATATTAAAATTTAAATATTAAAATTTAAATATTAAAATTTTAATATTTAAATTTTAATATTTAAAAATAAAGTTATAGATGAAATATAATTATGGAAGAAGACTACATAACAGTTTACGAGTATGAAAAGAATGTAAACCCAGATTTAATTAATGTTCCTTTTTATGAAAAAGATATAAAAACTTGTGATTATGGAATTAATATTATAGATTTTTCAAATATATTTAATGTATCATATAAATCAACAACACCGAATTTGTTAGCTTCATTTATAAAATTAATAAGCAAAGATTTTATAGAATTAAGTAATAGTGAGTGTATTGAATTTAACGCTACGTCTCATCTGTTTTATATAATAAATGGTTCTTGTTCTATTAATATTGATACTTGCGAAAATATTGTTCATTCAGGTGACATTTTAATAACACCTTGTTTTAATTTAGTTAAAATACAAAATATATGCGAAGAAGAACTACAAATTTATTATGTTAATGATAGTCCTTTAGTAAATTACCTTGGTAACAAAGCCTACAAAAAAATATTTAAAAATACTATTTATAGGAATGATTTCCTTGTTAAAAAACTAAACGAATTATCAAATCCAAATAACAACAGAAAAGGCATATTATTAAGTAATAAAGATACAGACGCATTAGGCATAAATACAGTTACACCCGTATTATGGGCATTATATAATGAACTACCTCCGAATACTGTACAAAAACCACATAAACATAATTCTGTCGCTTTAGATCTATGTATAAAATCTAGTGTTGATGAAAATATTTATACATTAATAGGAGATGAATTAGATGAAAAGGGAAATATAATAAATCCTAAAAAAATATATTGGAAAAAGGGTTCTATGTTTATAACGCCACCTGGTTTATGGCATTCTCATAATAATGAGGGAGATACATACGCGTATATTCTTCCAATTCAAGATGCTGGACTCCTTTTATATCAAAGAATTTTGGGGATAGTTTTAACAAATTAATCAATATTTTTGTATTTTATAATAAAAAATTTATTATAAAATAATTTTAACCTGATCAACTTAATATATACACAATATTTATACAATATTATTTATTTTTTATTATTTATTTTTTATTTTTAATGGTCTGTTATTAATCTTGGTGCTATATTCATAGTATTTAATTCTTGAAATAACAACTTGCACGAATATGGTATTTCAACATAAGCAAAGTCTACTCTGTTGTCACAAGTTCTGCAATGATGAATATGCATTTTATCATTGTATGATGCAATTAACCCGCATTTTTTACAAATAAATACTGAATATTTATCAGACGCGTCATACATTCTACCTCTAGTAAATCTAGCTGCACCGTGTGAGATCATACAATTATGAGATACTATACCATTTGCTAAAAACGAATGAGTGTTTTCTACTTGAATATCATAAACCTTTTGGCTTCCTGCAGATCTAATATCTATTATTTTTAAATTCATACTTGGCAGTCCTGGTTGTTCTCTATTTAATCCATAAGCTGTTTCTTTACAGAATGATTCATCGTTGTTTTCTGAACTACTTATAGCTTCTTTTAGTTGTTCAGATATGAACCAATCTAGAGCTCCAACCTCTTGTAAATATTGTTCGGCAGTGGGGAATTTTTTACACGAAAATTTACCAAAGGTAGTACCTTTAATTAAGTTATAGGTAATATCGTGTGTTGTAGGAATAGCATATTCGTGAATAATAGGTTCAACAAGTTTTAATTCATTCACAGCCTGTTCAATCGCTTGTTTTGTTTTTATAATTTTTTTAGGATTTGCGGATTTTAATTTCACGAAATTAGTGATTTCGTCTACGCGATTTACTATCCAGTTATGTTGTCTAATAACTTCATTACGCATACGTTTATACGATACTGCTGCCTCCAAACGCTGTGATTTATGACAACAATAACGGAAACCGATTTTATCGTGAAATGGTATAAGCTCTTCCACATCTAAATGGATGGTGAGTTGATAATTGCGAATATTTTCATCAGTATTTGTATTTTTAGAATAGCTCGTTTCTTTTAAATTTTGAATAGTAACCTTATTAATGCCGCATACAGATAATAATTTTTTAATGTGATCCATCATAGTTATAAGCGATTCTAAATGAATTTTATTTTTTGTTTGCGAAAATGAAATGGAAGATAGAATATCACACTTTCCACGATGCATACCTAGAACACAAGACGTATGACCATCGCCTCCAAATAATGCGCCGATAAATTCTCTTATAATAGGTCTTGGACAATTGTTATCAAGAATAAATCCAGGAAGACTAGCTGGTTGTGATACTTTTTTCCCAATTAGTAACCCATCCAATTGAACAATATTATTTATTAATTCAGAAGGTATATAAACAGAATATAAATTATTACATTTAAAATTTATTTCACTTGTATTGCAGAGTAATTTGAGATCATTCAAGAAACTATTCACATCAATCATATGTCCCAAGACAACATACGCATTATTAACTTTACTAGTATTACCATCCGTAATTAAATAACCAATCAACTTTGCTAACACGATAGTCTTTTTATAATTTTCAACAGTATCTGTCTTAAATAATAGTTCTCCTACTTGCAAAGACCAACCATCACATTCTTTTATTTCTTCTCTAAAATCAACGACTGGACACGTTAAACCCGATTTCACTTTTTGTTCATTCATTAGCAAATCTTTGGCTTTAATCCATTGATTATCTTCAGTTAGAATTGGATGGTCTGGAGTACAAATTTTACTGCGTCCATCTTGAAATGTAAGCTTAATGCAATCTTTTTCTCCTTTATATAAGAAGTCTACTTGTTTAGAAGGAACTATTGTATTTGTTTTTTCATCCCATCCCAATACTTCGTTATTACAATCTTCCATATTTTTAATATAAACACTAAGACCATCTGTCGTAGTAATTTCTGTGTTTTCATATTCGCAGTCACGCTCCATTTCGCCAAATCTTAGACCTCCATCTCTTGATCTACCTTCTGCAGGTTGTCTAGTGAGATTGACCATTGGACCAATAGATCTACTATGAGCCTTATCATTAACCATGTGTTTCAACCTTTGATAAAACACTGGACCCATAAATACACTGCATTCGTGTTGCTCACCAGTTAGTCCACTATACAACAATTCATTCCCGTGAGCTTCATATCCTAGTTTGATTAATTCACTGCAAATATCCTTAACATCAAATTCACCAAAAGATGTTCCATCGCCAAATAATCCTAATTCCAACAATACTTTTCCCAAGACAGTTTCTTTTAATTGACCAATTGTCATACGAGACGGAATCGCGTGTGGATTAATAATGATATCTGGTTTTACCCCTTTACTAGTGAAAGGCATATCACATTCAGGAATAATATTCCCGACAGTACCTTTTTGCCCGTGTCTTGAACTAAATTTATCTCCAATAACTGGTTTTCTAACAGTGCGAAGACGAACTTTTGCAAATGTATAACCTTCTCCATTTCTATCAATGTAATTTTTATCAATATACGTTTCTTCTACCGTCTTATATATCTTACTTTCATCTTCATATTTAATCACCTTTGTATGGTCATTGCGGTTTTCTTTAATGGGTTTTACTTTAGCAATAATAACATCTCTATTCTCTACAATTGTATTCTCTGGTATTACACCTTTTGAATTTACCTTATTGTAATTACCCATCTTCATTCCTTTCGTTTTACTAGAATCTGGTTTACAACGAATCTCTTCATCTCCATTAATTTTTTGTTTGTCTTCGTCTTTTTCCGTATGATAAACGGTAACTAACGCCATACCTCTATCAATAGATCCTTTATTAATTAGCAACGAATCTTCTTGATTGTACCCAGTATGTGTCATAATTGCAACAATAACATTCGTACCAGAAGGGATTTTATTTAATTGAATCATATTCATAATTCGTGTATCAACTAGCGGACGAGTTGGATAATTTAAAACATATGCAGTTTTATCCATTCTGTTTTCGTAGTTTGTAACATAGACACCCATCGCTTGTTTGCCTTGTGCACACTGATATGTGTTTCTAGGGGATTGGTTATGTTCCGGAAACGGGATGCACGATGCAAGAACACCAAACAATGTACTTGGGTGTATTTCGCAATGTGTATATTTATATATGTTATCATTTTTAGATACAAGGTCCTTGGGTTTTGTAGCAATCATAGCCCAACTTTGTTCTTCTGGATCAATATATTCTAAGATTGAATGATCTATTTTACTATTGGTTAATAAATTATCCCAATTAAGTTCAGATGTTTTTAATTTATTTATAATTCTATTAGTAACCAATATATTATTGTTTTTAACTCTCAACAAAGGTCTGGTTAATCTTCCGCTGTCATTGCATACGCGTATTTCTTTCATACGATAATCAAATATAATTGATGTATAAATGTTAATAATACCCCTATACTTTTTATCTTTTAGCATCAAATATAATTCTTCAGGTTCATCACTAATTCCAACCCAAACACCATTTATAAAGACTTTTACTTTTTCATACATATTATATGGTGTCAACTCAGAACTATCAATAGCAATAATATTCGGCATTATATATTCATACAAAGATAGTGAATTAGAATATATTGTTATGTGTGACATATAACTGAGATTTTTAACAATTCCAACAGATTGTCCCTCTGGAGTTTCAGCAGGACACAAAAACCCCCAACAGGTGTTATGCAGCTTGCGCGGTGGGATTAATTTTCCACTTTTATCACTTGGTGTTGAAATTCTACGAGCGTGACTCAAACTAGAAACGTATGTTAAACGATTTAAAACTTGAGCAACGCCTACTTTATTAGAATTTGTGTGCTTTACACCAAAATCCCCTGTAGCTAGTGCTCGTTTAATACCATTTTCAATTGTAGTAGATTTAATTATTTTATAGATATTAGTTAAATTAATTATATTTTCATAATTATCAGATGATTTCCAAGATCCGGTGTTTATCTCTCTGATTACTTGTTTCTCCATATCCTTAACCAGTTTGTTGAAATAATTTCTAAAGAGATTATTTAATAGTGTACCAGTAAGATCAACTCGCTTATTCAAATATGAATCTCTGTCATCTTGCTTGATTATTTCAAAAGAGGCCAAGAGCAGTTTTTTTGTCATATATCCTAGGAAATATATTTTCTGACACATTGTTTGACAATGAGGAAATAGATCATTGTTCAATATGTCCATAGTAAATTCTAATTTCTTTTTAGATCCAGTTTCTTTGTCCATATTTATAGGAGTGTACATTGCGAAACTAGTAATATATTTAATAGCATCTTCTTGTGTAATAAATTTATTCGCGTCAATAATTGACGCTTGAAGTGCTTCAAGCATTGGTTTGTTTGTAATATCATTAACATCCAGCAAGATTTTTTCACAAATATTCTTATCAGATAATATACCTAATGCTCTGAAAATAACAAACAAGGGCAACGGTTGTTTAACACGTGGTAGTTGTATATAAATTCCATAACCAAATCCATTATTTTTTGAACTAATCATCATATTAATTTGTTTGGGAGAAATACATTTGAAATCAGGTACCGATTTTATTTCAGCCATCCAACTATATTTAGTATTGTTTTTAGAAACATTAAAACAGTATACTCTATTTTCGGCGGCGCGCTCCTGTCCTAAAACCGTTTTCTCAGAACCGTTAATAATAAAATATCCTCCAGCATCAAATTTGCATTCTCCGGTTTGTGTATTTTCAAAATGTTTATATTGATTTAGTACACAAATATTTGACTTCAACATAATTGGTAGCTTACCAATATGTATTTTAGAAAGGGTTTTGTAGAAAGTTTGAATGTTTTCTAATTCTTTTCCCGTTCTTACAACATATTTAATGTTAATATCAATTGTCATTGCAGAAGCATAACTGAAATTTCTAAGCCTAGCTTCTTGTGGAAACATTAGTTTAATTGCTCCGTTATTTTCGTGGATTTGAGGTCTATAAATCTGAAAATTTTCAAAGGTTATAAAAATTTCTAGTGAATGTTTTTTACTTACCGGATCGTAATCTTGTTCAGATGCGATATGAACAGGATTGAACATTTCTATTGTTTTAATAATTTGGTATCCTACAAAATTATTATATGATTCTAATTGATGCCTAACTAATCTTTCCAAATGTTGTCCCTTGAAATAACTTTCAATAATATTCCAAGGAGTTTCAATATATTCATCATTATTGATATCAAACATTTCATTTACTTCGTGAGAATTCATTTCTTCTTTACTTGTAATTATAACACTTGACATCATTATTTCGGTTATTTTATAAATCAATTTATTTTTAAATTGTTTTATAAAATAAATAGTAAGGTAAATAGTACGGTAATTAGTAAGGTAATTAATATTTTAAATATTATATGATTTGTATTGAAATACTTAACTTATAAATTATATAAAATAATATAAAATTATATAAAATAATATAAATGATTTTTTACTAATTATATAGTAATTCAAATGTTAAACAGAAGAAAAAGATCATCCATCCAATTATCTCCTTCAAAAATAGATTCTTACAATAAATTTTTAATCTGTATGGATAAAAATGCGTATAATGAAAATAAATTGCCTGATAAAATAAATAATAATGCAATAAAAGAATCTAATATAGCTGAAGAGTCAAATGTATTAAATAAATATGAATTGGATTTACTATTAGAACAAATATTGAACAATTTTAAATTAAATAATATGTATAGTTCTAAATTTACTGGTAAAAATTTAAAAGATGATTATGTATACGATAGTGATAATTATTATTCTTTATATTATAATAAACATTTTAATAAATCTTCTAATAAATCAACTGATAATACAAAAGAAATTAAAAAGGAAATTATAAATATTGACGTGGAAATAAATAATATAAGTGATATATTAAAAATTATTGAAGACTTTAAATTAGATGATTCAGTTGAATACAATATAGACCTTGAAGCTTTGCATAAGATAAAAGAACCTCTTAAAGAATTGAATAATATGATTGGTATGAAGGACTTAAAAATGAATATAGTTGATCAAATTTTGTATTTTATTCAAGGATTACATAAAAGTAAAAATAATACAGGTGATTTTATGCATACTGTAATTTATGGACCACCTGGTACTGGTAAGACAGAAATAGCAAAAATAATGGGTAAAATATATAGTAAAATAGGATTGTTAAAAAAAGGTACATTTAAAAAAGTAACCAGAAGTGATCTTATTGCTGGTTATTTAGGTCAAACAGCACTTAAAACTGCAGAAGTTATAAAGCAATCAATTGGAGGTGTTCTTTTTATTGATGAAGCTTATGCATTAGGGAATTCTGATAAAAAAGATAGTTTTTCAAAGGAATGCATTGATACTCTTTGTGAAGCATTAAGTGATAATAAAGATGATTTAATGGTCATTATAGCCGGTTATGATACTGAGTTAAAAGAATGTTTTTTCAATTACAATCAAGGTTTAGATTCTAGATTTACGTGGAGATTTAAAACAGAAAAATATAGTGGTGAAGATCTCTACAATATATTTTTAAAAAAAGTAAATGAAATAGAATGGAAGTTACAAGAAGATTCACAAATAGTTATTAATTGGTTTAATAAAAACATTGATTATTTTAAATTTTTCGGTAGAGATGTTGAAACATTTTTAGCAAAAACAAAAATAGCGCATAGTAGAAGAGTTTTTTATAAACCAGAAAATGATAAAAAGAAAATTACATTGGATGACTTAGAAAAAGGTTTTAAAATGTATGTTAGCAATAGTGATATCACTAATAAAAAAGAAACTGAAAACTTAAAAAAATATATCTTAGATACAATGTATTGTTAGTTGTTTATATGAAATAGTTTTTGTTTGATATTATAATACAATATGTCTCACAAAACAATAGATATAAACCCCAGTTTATTTAAAATAGGATTATCAAAAACAAAAAAAAATAAGGACAAAAAAATACAACAAATATCAAAACCGTTAATATCTCCAAATATTTTAAAAAATAAATTATTAAAAAGAATAAAAGAACACAAAATAAGAGAAACATCTAATCTAGAAAATAATAAACCAAAAATTTCAGATAATTACTCAGATAAGATTACCACGTCTCCCCAGTTGGTTGATCTATATTCTTATACAGATGAATTTAATGATTCTATAAGTTATTTAGAAAATTTATCAAAACAGAAAAAAATTAATGACGAAAAAGATAAATATAACAAATATAAAGAAAAAAAACTTATGGAGTTAGAAAAAAAAACACTTAAAAATTATAATTCAATAAATTACTCTACTCCATATGTTAATATAGATTTACCAGAAGAATTAAAAGAACCATTTATTCATAGTGAAAAATTAAATACTAATGGAGATCCCATACACCTAACATACAATAAAGATAATGTCCCATATGGAATTTTAAAAGGTGGGACTAAACCCACTTATAGAGATTGGACAAAAACACAAAAAAACTTAATTGTTACGAACCCTCAAAACTCTCTAGTATTACAAAACAATATTCGTAGTAATACTATCAGTGAAAGAGAACAAAGATTAAATGCATTAAAAAATAAAATTACCCAGAAACAAATGACAGAATCACAAGAGAACAATAATTTAGAAAATAAAATAATCAGTGGTAATGATATTTATAATAAAGAAAATAGTTTACTCAATACAAATGCATATGACAACATAACTAACAATTTTAATAAAGAATCTGATGATAGAGAAAGTATTGATATAATTATGACCCAAAATCTAATTCAACCTCCTGTTAATAACAAATTTAACGATGAAATTAATAAATCAAATACACAACAAAATTTGCAAAAAAATCATACATATATTTATAAAAACCGAATGATAAAAAAAACAATACGTAGAAAATATACACTAGGTAAATCTAATATTAAAAGAAAAGTATCTATTTTATTAAAAGATAGAAACACTAGAAAGAATGTATTGGGTGCTATTAAAGATTTAAAAAATAAATCAATAAATGATATAAAAACATATTTAAGGGATCATAATTTAATTAAAATTGGTAGTAGTGCACCAAATGATGTAATCCGAAAAATGTATGAACAATCTATGCTTGCAGGTGAAATTACAAATAATAGTACAGATATATTATTACATAATTTAATGAAAGATCATTCAAAAGAACTATAATATTATCTTTTATTAGAATAGTATGGAAACTACAAAAAATAATATGTCACCTTTTGCTAGTGATTTTTTCAAGAAACTTAGCAATTATTTAGATACAAAAATATATTTTTATGGTAGCATTCAACGTATAGATTATTTTCCGATGTCAAGCGATATAGATTGTGACATATTTACAGATAATGAATATACAACACTCTCCCAATTACAAACCTTTTTAGGAGTTAAACGATATGAGTTTAAAAAATTCGTTTATAGATTACATAAAACAAAAACGATGGTAAATGGATATAAAATTAAATATTCAGATGAAAAAAATAACTTTTCTACTGAAATATCTATTTATAATTATAAATACAAAGATCTAGTTTTGACAGAACATAATTCAAAAACAGATTTACCTATTTACGTTTCAGTTTTATTAGTATGTTTAAAAACAATATATTATAATTATAATTTTATATCTAAACCAATTTATAAATTTTTTAAAACTATTATAATGAATTTTATGATTGAAGGTGAAGATGTTGAGTTTATAACTACAGAAATACCAAAACATAAAGATGAAATATAATTGTTATTATTTTAGTTTAAATAATGATATTTTTATAATTTTTAAAATAAATGGAGACATCTAATATTTTTTTACATAAAAAATTAAATTCTTCTATAGAGAAAAACGCAAAAATAACAAATAATATACCAAATGACTTTAATTGGAAATTATACATATCATTACTAAACAATTCACAAATAAATACTAATATTAAAGCATATTATCATTTTAACAATGTTGGCTTAAAAAATGAAAATATCTATAAATTATACTATAGAACAGTATATAATGTACCTGATGATTTTATTGAAGAAAGTTACATCAAATATTTAGATATAATATATAATGTAAATTTGAATTGTAACAACTATACAAATTACAAACATTTATACACTTTTTACAATAAAATAGGTAATAAATTATATCCATTAAATGATACGTATTATAAAATTCGGTTTGACATTCCTGAAGAATTTGATAGAAGTGTTTACATAAAGTTATACAATAATTTAGATAATAATTTAGAAGAGTTAAATGATTACCAATTGTATAATTATTATTATAATAATAAAACTACAAATTATTTAACAGACGAGTATTATAGAATTAAATATAATATAACAAATGATTTTTCTACTGAGATATATAACAAAATACATAACTTAGATTTCAATAATAAATTGGAGTATTATAAATTTTATGATTCTATAGGAAAACATACAAAATTACTAGATGATACATATTATAAATGTTTTTATAATATTGACGATGATGATTTTTATTGGGATATATATTTAACTGTATATGATGAAGATTTTATTGAAAGTGATAAAAATATATCTGGTGTTTATAAACATTATACTTCAAAAAAATATGAATCAATCTCTCCATACAATTTGAAGTATTATAGTTATTATTACAAAATTAAGTATAATTTTAATTATGAAAATTATTATATGTACAATAAATGTTTCATTTTTAAAAATAATGACGTTAAATATGCTTATAAAATATATAACAAAGAAGTTTTATTGCAAGACATTTATAATAATTTAATTGATATAGAAAATACTACATTGGAACAGAAAGAATTTATAGAAAATTATCAATATCTAATTAGTAACTTTTCTGGTATTATAGATGAAGATGATAAAAGATATTATATTTATTTAAAAAAATTTATACAGGATTATTATTTAAATTCTAGTAAAAAAGAAACATTTAAACTTATTTCAAAAAATAAAACATCAATAACAATTAATTATGAACCTACTGAAAAAGTTTTAAAAAAAGAAAGAGTCGTTTTTAATCAAAATGAAACAATGATAGAAACATATGAAGAAAAAATAATAGAATATGTTAAAAAAAATATATACACCATCACTCCTATAGAGGTTTATGAAAGAATATATAATAGTTTTGATTTTTATTTTGATAAAAGTAAGATTAATGATATATATAAGGATTTAATGAGTGATACCAATAATTTATATTTTACTTATAGATTAAAAGATTATACAGATGAATACTTTATAACTAATAAATTTGATGTTTTAAAAACAAGTGATAAACACGCTATTTTTTTTACATTTGACAATTATCCGCATATACCTATAACTTTTAAAAATAATTTATCAAAATTAGGTAAAGAATGGTGTCATACGATTGTATGTTGCGAAAAAAATGCAGAATTTGTGAAAAATTTTTCTAAAACTATTTCAGAAAATATAAATGTACATATATTACCTTATACAATAATAACACATAATATGTTAAACAATTTATTGTTAAGCACCGAGTTCTGGATGAATTTTAACAGTGAAATAATAATTATGCAAAATGAAAATGTGTATATATTAGACAAAATAACAGACTTTTTAAATGAAGATTGTTTAGGATATAAATTACCAAATATATTTTCCTATAACAATTTTTGCAATGGTTATGGAGATTTTAATATAAGAAAAAAACATCTTATTTTAGAATGTTTAGAGAATATCAATAATATTTATATTCATCATTCACTATGTAAAGATATTATAACACATTATACTTTAGATACACTTCCAGAAGATATCATTTATTCTTTTTATATTTTTAATATAGCAAATTCAAGTAAAATAGATCCTTCTATATTCTTTGACAAAATAAATGATTTTAATGATAATTTATTATTAGTTAATTATAAAATTGCTAATATAAAAACTGATTTAAATGATGATATTAATGAATTCGTTAAAAAAATGTGTTTTAATAAAAGAAAATATTTAGAAAAAATTTTTTCTGTTATAAATGTATAATGAGTACCTATCCTGCTATTACATCTCCATCAACGACAGATTTACGGCAACTAGACTTATTTTTGTTATATGCATCAACACTCTATGGAGATGCGTCTCAAAATAGTCCAAAACAAAATGCTCTGTATTTAACTGAATTGATTGAGGAGTTTGGTATTACAAACGTTTGGAACAGAATTCTAAATATGGGCAAAATCTTTAGCAAAGTATACAGTAGTTTTCCTATAGAGGTATTTGTAAACTCAATTAGTCTAAATTATAATGACGGTAACAGTAGTGTAATTGATGATTTGTTAGCTCTTAATTCTTGCACTACAAAAACTGTCAATGGTCTAGTTCTCGTTGATAATATTTTTAGAACACCCGTAATTAAAAATATACGTCACCTAGTTTATATTTCTCACAATACTAATTTAGGTATTACTACTAACGTTGATTTCAGAGATATTTCTAAATGGAAAAATATAACAAATGGAGGTTCTTCAGGTGTGCCAAGTTTAGATATTGCAGATCTAGTCTTACTCAGTTCAGCAGTAAATAATGTTAATAGTACTTTTGGGTCTCGTATAACTGTTGATGCAAGCGGTGTTTATAAAATAGATCCAACTGGAAGAACTGCTATTGGGAATAATCCATTTCCTACTTTACCTGGTACCTATGGTCCTACATCTACTGAAGAAGACGAATTTACAACTTTTGAAAGAATTATAGCTAATAAGGGAATAAATGAGTATGTGAGTGCACTAATTCCATTTCAAGCTTTAATTGCAAACGGTAGGTTTTTAAGTACACTTAGATCTTCTTATGGCAGCAGCGGCGTTAATGCAGTTACTATAGATTCTGTAACTGCTTTTGTTGGTAAACAGCCGGATCTCGTCACAAACCATCTCCCTTTATCATACACTTCTCCTTCAACACCTAGTCCAACTTCACCTTCTGAATCAACTTCTTATGTTCTATTCCAAATTTTGTATCTTCTCGGGTATTCTGCAACAAATTTAAAAGCAAATTCTACTATTGATGGTTTATTAACTAGTGCTGCTGTTGCTAACGATTTTGATGCAGTTTTTGGTGGAGTTTTACATAGTGCTCCATTAACTGAAAGAATATCTAAATTTGGTCTTTCTAATACTCCAGACGGGACATTTTTAAAGAGCACTGATACAGCTGTAGCAGTTGCAAATGCTATTGTTCTTGATACTTCTGGTGGTGTACCTTTCCCAACTGCTAGTGGTTCTGGTAACGAACCTCTTACAGTAAATGCTAATAGCATATCAGCGAGTTCACCCAGCCCTTTTATTCTTATATCAGGTGGACAAATACCTAGATTAGAACCTTATGATCTTCAATATGGAAGAGCTATGATACAAACTGTTAATTTATCCGGCGCCAACACAAATCCTGCTGCATTTGGAGCTCCAGCTTATACCTGGGATAGTTTCTTTTATCCAAACGCAGGTATGACAGTTGTTGATGTTTCTTCAACTAGTGTTGCTATATTTGCAAAGTATTATTACTTGGATCCATCTAATAGTTATGCACTAACTTCAAAGGTAGTTGACCCCCTTAGTGCTAGTTCTGCACCCCTTGGTCCTGTTTCTGCAGATAATACATATTTAGTTGTTAGATATTTAGCACGCGATGACCCTGCTATACTAGCAACCTATGCTACTGGTAGTGCAGCCGCAAGTAATAACATAGAAGACGCCACATCTAGTTTATATAATCTATTAAATTTAAAAAGTCAACCTGTTTCTGGTTCAGACTTAGATTCTATATTGAATCTTGATCCTAAACCGTGGTCTTACAATTTACCTCCTGCTTACCTATATTTAAGAAATATCTTATTAAAAAATTTAGATTTAACACCATTCTTAAATTATGCTTCATCAAATTTAACAAAAGCAAGACAAGCCTTTTACTTGTTAGGATTTTTCCTACCTGGTAACGCAACCTATGGTAGTCTTGCGTATGGTCTTGGGTTTCAAGATCCAGGAGTAGCAGGAGGTTTTCCAGGCAATAAATATCGTGATATTAATAATACTAAAGTATCATTTTACAACATTTATAATAAGCCTGGAAGTTCTAAGTACACTCCATTACAATCATTATTTGTTTCATTAATCGGACCAAAAGGTTATAATGCACCTACTGCGTATAACATTATGAAAGTAAGCAATGTTAGTGGTACTAGTAGTGATCAAACGGCAATTCAGTTGTTACAAACAGTAATGGCTGGTGACGATGGAGAGAATGTCAAAAATTATACATCATTAGTATCAGCTGCTCTAGATAAAAATATCTCAGTAGTAACTAGTGTATTTGGAGAGATTGATTATGCACCTGGTTCGGGACTAGCCCCTGCAGCAGTATATGCTATTGCAGGAAATCCTAATGCATCAGAAATATGGTTTACAGCTTTAAATGATCAAGCTGGCGTAAATTTAATAGCCAGTAAAGGTTTAGCAACTCCAGATGTATTATTTTCATATTCAGTATCACTTATTCCAATTAACAGTAGTAGTGGTGTTTTAGGAGGTGGTACTCTTACAAAACAATTAGTATTTTCAGTTCATCGCGTTTATAAAGCATTTTACAGTTATCCACCACAATCCGCTGTTGGTGATCAATCTATTTTTGATGCATTACGCAAAGTTGGATATAATATGACTCCTAGCGACTTAACAGCTGCTTTATTATTACCATAAATATAATTTTTTACTATAACATAATTTAGTATAATACAATAAATATTATACCAAATATCATAATGAAATATAATTAAAGAAACATTATTAAGTTATAATAATGGCTCTAATAAAAGAATATTTTGATTTAACAACAAAATACAACCGTGATTATGGAGACAACATTATTTTGCTAATGCAGGTTGGATCCTTTTTTGAAGTATATGGAATGAAAAATAAAAATGTTATTACTGGTAGCAAAATATTAGATTTCTCTCAAATATGTGAGTTAAATGTAGTTGAAAAGAATGTATGTATTGGAAAAGAAAATGTAGTTATGGCTGGTTTCAAAGATATACAAATTGAAAAATATATTAGAAAAATTCAAGATGCAGGCTACACTGCAATTGTTTATACACAAGATGAATCTGTAAAAAACACAACGAGATCATTGGCTGGTATCTTCTCTCCAGGAACATATTTCTCCAATGAATCTAGTAGATTAACAAATAATATAACTTGTATTTGGATAGATTTAATAAACAATACAATTTTATTAAAGGGTAAATTTGTCGTTGTTGGTATTTCAAACATTGATATTTATACAGGAAAAACAAGTATATTTCAATTTAAAGAATCATATATTAATAATCCGACCACATATGATGAATTAGAGAGATTTATATCTATTTATAGCCCAACAGAGGTTATTATTATTTATAATTTACCAGAAAAAGAAGTAGATGATGTTATTAATTACGCAAATATAAGATGTAAGTCTATTCATAGATTCAATATTTTATTAGATTCAGAATTACAAAGTCAATTTATTAAACGAGCAAAAAATTGCGAAAAACAAAGTTATCAAAAAGAAATTTTGAATAGGTTTTATAATGTAAATTACTATGATACATATATTCAAAATTTTTATGAAAATAATATAGCAACACAGGGATTATGTTTTTTACTTGATTTTGTTTATCAGCATAACCCCCATTTAGTAAATAGAATCGCTGAACCTGTTTTTGAAAATTGTTCCGATAGACTTATTCTCGCAAATCATTCTTTAAAACAATTAAATATAATTGATGAAGATTCTTATGGGGGAAAATATTCATCCGTTTTAAAAATGTTAAATGAATGTTTAACTCCAATGGGAAAAAGGAAATTTGCTTATAAATTTTTAAACCCAACAACAAACATTGGCTATTTACAAAAAGAATACAACATAACTGAATATGCAATTAATAATTGTGAGAAATACAATGAATTATTTAGAGACAATTTGTCAAATATAAAAGATATTTCAAAATGGAAACGTCTTATTTTGTTAAAAAAAATTTCTCCAAAATCTATACACAATTTATATAATAATATTTTAATTATTCAAAATATACATAATATTGTTTCAAAAGATAATACAATTATTGAGTATTTTCATTCATTAAGTAATCAATTTGAAAATATAGGAGAATTCTGTGAAATAATTACTCAATTCATTGACAAACATATTATTACTGATATAGCTATAAAATTTGATCAATTACAAAATTTTGAATGTAATTTTATAAAACCTGGTGTTGATTCAGTTTTAGATTCTAAGAGTGAATTATTAAAGAACTCAGAAGAAAAACTGGAGTCCATACGTAATTATTTTAGTAGTTTATTGGAAAACAAAGAAAAAAAAACAGCAAAAAACAATGATTTTGTAAAAATTCACGAAACCGAAAAAAATAATTTTACGTTAATATCTACAAACAGACGATGTAAACTGTTGCAAGAAATGCTACCAACCGAAATAACACAGGTAAAATTATTTTATACTTCTTTTTTGAATGAAAAAACCGAGTTTGATTTTAAAATATCTAAATCAACCTTTAAATTTGAGAAGCAATCTGCGTCAAATAATTCTATTGATGACGAGCAAATTAAAGTATTGTGCAAAAATATTTCTAACATTAAAGTAACGTTAAAAGATGTTATTTTAAGTGTTTACAATAATTTTTTGCAAAAATTTGAAGAATATCAAGAAAAATTAGATTATATTATAGAGTTTATTACTGCTATAGATTTATTATATTGTAAAATGACAATTGCACAAAAATACAATTTTTGTAAACCACGCATTGTAGAATCTGATAAATCATTTGTTTCAGCAAAAGGTCTACGCCATTGTTTAATAGAAAAGATTCAATCCAATGAATTATATGTTACAAATGATATAACTCTAGGTAATGATGGAGTAGATGGTATTCTGCTTTATGGAACAAATGCAGTCGGTAAAACTAGTTTTATAAAGGCAATAGGTATTTCTATAATAATGGCGCAAGCGGGACTGTATGTACCTAGCGAGGAATTTGTTTATAAACCATATAATTACATTTTTACTAGAATTTTAGGAAATGATAATATTTTCAAAGGGTTATCTACATTTTCTGTAGAGATGTCCGAATTGCGCAATATTTTACGTATGGCGGATAATAATAGTCTGGTTTTAGGGGATGAATTATGTTCTGGAACAGAAAATGTTTCTGCAATAAGTATTTTTGTTGCAGGTATTCAGCACTTATATAAGAGTAAGAGCAGCTTCATATTTGCAACTCATTTGCACGAGATTGTAAACTATGATGAAATAACTTCTTTAGAAAGTATTGTTTTAAAACATATGGAAGTTGTATATGATCTAGAGAAAGAGATGCTAATATATGACCGTAAATTGAAAGACGGACCTGGTAATAATATTTATGGATTAGAAGTATGCAAATCATTAAGTTTACCAATAGAGTTTTTAAATGCTGCCTATGAAATACGTATGAAATACCATCCTACAGCAGGAAGTTTTCTCTCTTTAAAAACTTCTCATTATAATAATAATAAAATAATAAGTCTTTGTGAAAAATGTGGGAAAAATATGGGAACAGATGTTCATCATTTGCAACATCAAAATGAGGCAGATGATGATGGAATTATAAGAAAACAAAATTTAACATTCCATAAAAATAATTTGGCGAATTTGCTCACATTATGTGAAATGTGTCATATAGAAATTCATAAAAAGAAAACACAGCATAAAAAAGTAAAAACAACAAAAGGTTATATAATTCAAGAAATTAACTAATATTAGTTAATCAATGTTTGTCTTTGTGTTTATACCGTTTAACATTTGGAATACAGATTATTTGATGATATAAATATTATATAAATATTAGATAATATATATAATTAGTAAATATGGAAAAATTACCATTTGATATTATTATAAATCATATTATTCCATATACTTATAATATTCAAGCAAAATTATTATTAGAAGATATCAAAAATTATTATGAAATTAAAAAAATATTAATGGATGATAAATATAATACAAATATTATTAAACGTGAATTATTATCAGTTTTATATTCAAAAACAAAAGCTACTAGAATTTGGTCTAGACGTTTTCAAGTTAATTCAAAAGAATATAATTACAAAATATTATATAAATATTCACAAAATACAAGATTTAATATTTTATTTGGATTATTTTCAAAACAAGAAAGAATTTTTTTTTCAGAATATATTAAACAAATACAACAATCCATTCTTAAGTAATCATCATTCAGAAGTTTATAGTTTACACCTTTTCTCATTTCAAACGTCCATTTTTATATTAATTTTCCATTAATGTATATTTTATTATCATAATTACAATAAAAATCAAAACATTTTATTTCATTATCAGTTGAATATGTCGGAATAATGTTGTTTGATGAAAAAGATAATATACCTATAATAACTTTTGTATTTAATTTTTGAATATTATTTTTTTTTCTATACTCATTTAATCCTTTTATTAATATATATTTCACTTCATTATCTAACCCTTCGTGGTCATCTGAAATATCATCAAAACAATATTTACCATAATATGTCTTATAGTTTTTTCCAACTTTATAAATAAAAGTAATAAATGGCATATACATTATTTATTTACTTATATTTAAGTAATTTTGGGCGTTTGAAATGAGAAAAGGTGTAATATTATTTTAATGTTTTCTATGTCTTTTTTTATGACTCTTGTTATTATGAACGCGCCTTTTTTTTGATACACGTTTAGCTATACCTTTAGCACCTTTAATACCCATATCAAATCCTGTGGCCAATGCACCATAAACGGTTGAAACACCTTCTTCTACAATAGGAGCACTTTTTTGAGCAACTATTTTAGCAGTCTTTCCCACAGACTTTAATCCAGATGCTACAACAGGCAGAGCCTTTTTTGTAGTTACTCTAATATTATGTAAAATTTTTAATGGTTTTCTACTTTTATGGCTTTTTTTACGCGAGTTTGTCATTGTTATATAATTTGTATATAAAATATTTAGATTTCTTATATTATTTTCTTATATTAAATATGAATAAAGAAACAATTGTAAAATACACACTAAATATATTTATTGTAACTATAGTAATTTTATTTATTATTTTTTGTATTACTTATAAACCTAGTATAACGGAAGGTATTGATGATACTTTAAATATAAATACTTCTGATTCATTTTGCAAAAGTCATACAGGATCTAGCGGAACATTAAATGAATCGTGTGGTAAACTTACAAAAAGCAACTGTGTAAGTACAACCTGTTGTGTTTTTTTAAATGGAGATAAATGTGTAGCTGGTACACAAGAAGGTCCTACTTATAATACAGATGACAAGGGTAGAACTAAAGATATTGATTACTATTATTATCAAAATAAATGTTATGGTAAAAAATGTCCTAAATAATAGTACAATATTTCTTACATTATATTAGTTACATTGTATTAGTTACATTATATTTCTTATAATATAATGTTGTGTGCTTCTATTTGATGTATTAAATTATCATCATACATAAATATTTGTATTTGCACTTCAAAATTTGCATAAGTTATATAGTAATCTTTTTCATCGTTTATACTTATGTAAACAAAAGTTACGTCGTCATTTGGGTCATATTCTTTATATGGAATTGATAATAACATTTTATACCTTTTATCATTTTTTTGTATTTTGTTTATTCTGCGAAATGTATAGTCTTTTATTATATCAACTACATCTTTTGGTAGTATAAATTTATTCATAATTAGCTTTTTACACAGAGTTGTTGTCATAATATGTTAAATTACAATATAATTAGCAGGAAGCCTCATTTCAATTTTATATAATAATATTTTATACAGTTAGCATATAATATATTTGTGAAATTTATTACAAAAATTTTTATTATTTTATAAATAATAAAAAAAATGAATTAATTTTAAAAATATATAAGAATAATATAACAACTTTATATAGAGATATGATAATCCCAATTAAATGCTTTACGTGTGGTATGGTTATTGCTAATAAATACAGATTTTATCTTCAAGAAGTGCGCAAAAGAAAAATGACAAAAAGAAATAATGACGAGTCAATTGATGTAGATAAAGTCATTTATCTTACAAAAGAGTTTCACGAAAAAACACCGGAAGGTGATGTATTAGATGAATTAAATATGACAAAAATGTGTTGTAGAAGACATTTCCTTACACACGTTGATATTGATTAATTTCTTGCTATAATATATAGTTATGGGTAAAAATTTAAACAGATTCGGCAGAAAATCTAAGAAACTTGGAGGAAAACACCAAAAATATTATAAAATGAAGGGATGTTCAAAAACTCGTAAAAACTATTTAGGTGGAAAAACAAATCTAGCACTTGCATACCCTTCTTCAAGTATTCCAACAGTGTCTAACCCTTTTTTAGCTTATACAGGTAAAGGAGGCGCGTCTTGCGCCAACGAGATAACCTCGTCTAATTTAGCATATACGCAAAATACAAATGGAGCAAACCCTGCATACCCCTCAACAGGACCAGTTTCTACAGGTTTTAATTTTTTAAATCCACAAACACAAAAAGGGGGATGTGGATGTGGAATTCAATTAGGAGGAAACAACAATCATAGAGTTGGATGCAAATGCAGCTCTTGCAAACTTTTATCTATGGCAGGTGGATCATATCCAAATGGATTAGTTGGAAGTCATTGGACACCTTCTGTAAGTGGATGGCCAGGTGTAGATGGTATTTCAGGCGATAGAAACAGTTATTCCTTAAATACTTATTCACCAAATGACGTATCTAGACAAATGGTGAATGTTGGAGCAAATCCACCTTTTTCTATTGGAGGTACAAAATCAAGAAAGAGTAAAAACATTTATAAAAAACATAATCATAAAGATAATAAAAAAAAATCACAAAAAGGAGGAACACTATCCAACTTTTTGGGTCAAGATTTAATAAATTTAGGAAGACAAATTCAATTTGGTGTAGGTAGTGCTTATAATGGATTAGCAGGATATCCTTCGCCTGTAAACCCTATGCCGTGGAAAGGTCAATTGAATAACGCACATACTTTTTAATAATTTATCAATTTAATTTCTATAATTTGATAAGTTAAAATATACATAATTTACAAAGTTTTTTTCTATATATAATTCATAATGTCATTCCCAAAAAAATTAAAGGACTTATGTACTCCAGCAATGGTTTATTTTGTTATTTCTATTGTTGGGTTGTCTATGGTATTATTGCAAAATTTGGGAAATGTGAATAGTTATCACGTGGGGTCTTTCTCTTGCCGCGTTCCTAGCACAATTTTAGTTTTTGTTGTCAAACTGTTATATATTCTTTTCTGGACTTGGATTCTTAATTTAATATGTAAAGATGGTCATACTGGTATTTCTTGGTTATTAGTCCTTCTACCTTGGATACTTTTATTTGTTATGATGGGATTATTAATTTTAAATATGTAAAATGAAAAATATTATTGTTTAGTAAATTAATATTTTTATAAATTATTACTTTTCTAATTATATATATAATAATGAAAATTAAAAATGGGTTATCATATGAAAAAAATGGATGGAAATATATATCTATAAAAGGAAACACCAAAGAAAGAGGTTATGCATATGGATATATTTGTGCAAATGATTTTAAAGAGATTCAAAAAATGTTAGGGTTTTTAATGATGGAATCTTATGGTATTGATTGGAATTATTTTATTATACAAATTTCAAATGATTTTAAGGAAATGACCAAAATAAATTTCAAAGAATTTTATGATGAAATGGAAGGTATATCTGAAGGATGTATAGCCGGTGGATGCAAAACAACTATTGATGAAATTATTGCTTGGAATTTTTATTGTTCAATTCCTTACTGGCATACATTAAGGTCAGATTCCAAATCTGGTAAAGAAGGAGGTGCTAAGGACCGTTGTAGTGCATTTATTGCTGTAGGAGAATGGACACAAGATGGAAAAATAGTAATGGCTCATAATTCATTTTGCGACTTTATTGACGGTCAATGGTCCAATATAATTTTAGATATTAACCCTGCAAATGGTCACCGAATGATTATGCAAACATCTCCTTGTTGGATATGGAGTGGAACAGATTTTTTTATAACATCTAAAGGTATCATAGGAACAGAAACAACTATTGGAGGGTTTGTTCCATATGAAAAAAAATTTCCAATTGGTTATAGAATTAGACAAGCTATGCAATACGGAGATTCAATGGACGATTATGTGAAAATATTATTACAAGAAAATTCAGGTGATTATGCAAACTCTTGGTTGTTTGGTGATACTAATACCAATGAAATATTACGAATTGAATTAGGATTAAAATTTCATAATATAGAAAGAACAAAAAATGGTTGTTTTATTGGTTTTAATGCTCCTTATGATGAACGAATTAGAAATATTGAAGTAGTTAACTCTGGTTTTTACGATATTAGAAGACATCAAGGCGCAAGGATGGTACGATTATCTGATTTAATGGATGAACATAAAGGAAAATTAAATTTAGATATAGCTAAAATAATAATTTCTGATCATTATGATGTTTATTTGAAAAAAGATAATAATCCTTGCTCAAGAACTGTATGTTCTCATTACGAGTTAGATGCTAGAGAATATATGTCTCAAAGTGATAGACCTAAGCCATATTCTCCACACGGAGCTATAGACGGTATTGTATGCGATTCAACTATGGCAAAAAATATGTCATTTTTTGCAAGATTTGGTAATTCTTGTGGTACTCCATTTATTGCATCAGATTTTTGTAAAACTCATCGTCAATTTGAAAAGTTTTGTCCTTACTTAAAAGATAGACCATCACAACCGTGGTCTGTTTTTTCTATTACAAAAGGTAAATTTAAACTAACCAGAAGAAATAGAAATAATAAACATAAAAATACTAAAAGAAATTATATGTCTCGTGAAAAATTAATAAAATGATTCTTCTAAAATCATTCACTTATTATTTATTCACAACTTTTCTCATTTAAAACGCCCATTTTATATGAGGTAAATTATATTTTACTATATATATATGCCATTTATTAGTAGTTATAATGGAGCTATGAAAATATTATCGGCAATAGGAAATGGAAATTGTAAAGAAAGGTGTAAAACATCATGGATACGTAATTTAAAATATGCATTAAAAACTAAAACAAATCCTTTAGGATTAAACAAAAAACAACGTAAAAATATGACTGAAAAACTTAAAAGTGTTTCTGATAAAAATGCTATAAACCGACATAGCAAAACATTAAAAAAATATAAAAATAGAAAATCTCCGCCATACCCAGCAAATGAAAATTGTAATAAAACAATTGTTGGTAATGATGGGAACAAATATATATCTAAACCAAACAAAAA